TGCTGGAATATCTAAACCCGTCATTACTTCCTTTTTTCTGTCTGCTAAGATGGTCTCAAGTTCGTATCCAAGTTCTTCAATATTGTCTTTATCTATCATCACATCTCCTGCTTCTACCTTAAGAAATTGAAAACCAAATGTCAAGTCGAAACTCTCTAAAAAGTAGTCTAGCACAGAAAAAACACTCTTATAGACTTATTAACTTATTGGACTTATAATAGGGTAAGCCCCGTAGGATCACCTACGCATGGGTAGTCTTATAAGTTCAATAAGTAGTTAAGTTATATTTTAGAGGGGTATTATCAAAAAATTATCTTGACTTTCTTAAAAAACTATAATAAGATTAGGCCAAAGGTATTATCAAAAAACGAGGACTAATCGGCTATTTTGTCCCCTAATTTTTTCTAGAGCATTCGACTACACTACCATCTAAACAAGACTTCCCAGAGACCACTATGCTATACTAGAACCATGCTAGACAGATCAAATGAAGCCAGACGCAAGGCAGAAAGCCAAGCGTTATTTCAGTCTATGCTGAAGGCTCCGCACCTAGTTCAGACCCCTAAGAAGCTAAAAGGATCCAGAAAAGATAACAAAGATACTGCCATCAAGGACAGTAAAGAAGGCGAATAAGCCCCTTCCTAACTATATACTATCCTTCTAATCCGTCAAGTAGGTATTTATCTACAGTAGGCAGGGTTTCTCCGTAGTATATCAGTCGAGCAAGATAGCGCAAGTAACCTATTTTTAAACTAACTTACTGCCAATACTCTTAACTACCTCAGCCCAGATTCTAGGAGTCCAAGTAAGTGGTTGATAGCCTCCAGCTCCACCAATAAGAACCTTCGAACCAAACTTATTAGCAAGTTCAGCTACTTTATCGGCGGCATAGATGTAGCCATCTAGGGTATATTTAAGTCCCCAGTGCTCACCTTCATGACCATCTGCTCCAATTGCTATAAGAATTACATCAGGAGCGTACTCCTCAATCCTTTTAACAGTGTCGTCAATAGCCCAAGCAAAAGACTCGTCACCGGCACCCTGCTCTAGGTTGTAGTTATACCAGTGGCTATCTTCGTCCATATATAGATAGTCACCTTCCTCATCAGCTATAGAAGTGTAGTGCAAATTAGGGAAGATTCCATGGCCATGTATGCTAAAAGTAGGAATGTCTGTCTCAGCCAATAAAGCCTGTACGCCATCTCCAGCATGTACATCCCAGTCTATATAGGCCACCTTTAGGCCAGCCTTCTTAAACTCTAGGGCCGCCCAAGCCATGTCGTTAAACACGCAAAAGCCAGAGGACTTATTGTAATGAGCGTGGTGCTTCGCCCCCTGAGGGTTAAAGGCAACTCTAGTCTCTCCAGAAAGAATTCGCTCTACAAGTCTTACGGTTCCACCAAACATTAAGCCAGCCGTCTCAGCGTTACTTCTGCTAACCCCAAACCATTCAGCGCTAGTTCCAGTGTCTAAGACCCTAGAAACGTGCTGTTCCGAGTGAACTTCTAACAGGCGATCTCTATCCTCTTCATTAAAGGTAGGCTCAATAATCTCGTAGCTCACACCAATTTCAGGTAGTTCGGCTTCTAGATACTCGACTGCCAGCTTAGCTCTCACGGGATTAGTAGGGTGCGACCCATTCCCGCTACCTAGTTTCCAGTTAAGGTAGGAGTCGCTGTAGGAGATTAATAGCTTTGTCATATCTGTAATAATAGCTAAATAAACTAATTATGTCAAGCTAAGGGGCAACCACACAATGCCCCAACCGCCTATCCCTTAAAATATAAGCATGGCAGGACAAAATCCTCTAGCAACGCCTATAGACGTAGCTCTAAGGCGCTTACAACTATGCGCTTATGCCGTCCAGGAAGTACACGCAGAGGTCGAAGAACCTATAGATCCTGAGCACAAGGCAGACCTTCTCTTGGCTACAGAGAACCTAACCTACGAAGTCCTAGACCTTCTCAAGACCGTTAAGTATTACGCCTGGGGACCGGATCACGAAAAAGAGCTAGAGTTTCGAGAAGACGAAGAGCTCTAAAGCTTAGCTCAAATATGACCGTCCAAATTATAAAGAACTTTATACCCCCTCAACTTGCCCAGAGTATCGTTGATGGCTACTCGGATCCAGCCCCCGATCAAGAAACAGTAAAGCCGGTTTGGCTATGGAACCTATGGGTAAGACACCCAGACGAAACTAAAGAAGGTTACCCTTTATTCAATGTAGAGGGAGATATCCAGAACTCAAAGCTAGTGTCTGACGTCATACTTTTAATCAAAGATAAATTAGAAAAAGTTTTTGACGCCAACCTCACAGCTTTTGAAGCAGGGCTAGTCAGGATGGATCAGGGTGCTAGCAACGGACTCCATGCAGACATATGTAACGTAGACGGATCCCCATTCGAAGGAGCTCCAGACGGAGCTAACCATTTAGAGTATTCAGCCTTACTCTACTTATGCAATCACGGGGAAGATTTTACAGGAGGGGAGATAGTATTCCCCAAACAAGACATGAAAGTTGAACCTAAAGCTGGAATGCTTGTCTTATTTCCGGGAGACACAGATCATATTCATGAAGTCTGTAAAGTGCTATCCGGTCATCGATACGGGATAGCAATGCTTTTTGGTACGGAGCCTAACGCTGCCTACGAGTCTTAAAGAACTCTACACGTTGGCTAGGAGTCATCTCTTTTATCTCTTTAGATAGTTTAATAGATACGACAAAGTAAGCACCAACAGCACCAATGATCCAGGCTAATACGCCCAGCCAGATAAGTATCTCCATGACACCTATTCTACCAGCAATTGGATGACTACTTAAAGCTTGAGCCCCACTGCATATCCATAAGCTCAGAAGTCTTCTTCTTTGCTTTACCAGCGTTAGCTACAGCCATTACTACAGCTATAGCAAACAGGCTTACGAATACAGAAGCAACGCCAATCCAAAAGGATAGCCAGCTCCAAACGAATGTGATTTCCATTATTACTTCTTCTTTCCCCGACTCTTAACAGGAACCGGTCTGTATGACTTATTGCCTCTATTTTGCGAACCAGCGGGAGATGATGTCATCATAATCTCTATCTCGCGCAGTTCTTCTTCACGCTCTGCCAAAAGCGATAAAGCTAGTCTATACTCTTTTTCAGCAGTTTTGCGCTCTAATCTTTCAGCTTTTTGTTCTTCGACATAGGCAGCTCGGAGCCTAGCACTTTCTGCAGCAGCCTTGGCAGACTCTAATCTTTTCTGGGCCTTCTCCCACTCTTTCTCCAACTTTTTAGTGGAGCGCTCGACTTCAGCTTCATAGGTAGGGTCAAGCTTTCCAGTCATGTTGTAAGAGATATTATTTATAGGAACCCTATGCTGCATTTTCATCGGTAGCCCATACGCTTTCTCTGTAGTAGTTTGACCTGTGCGTCAGTTAGTTTCCCAGCTCTTGCTTTATTAACTAAATCAGTGTCTGCAATTACAGGAATCCCATCGCTCCAGTCTTCTTCGGTAGCAGGGAACATCATCCCAGCTGCCTCATGGCGTGGCATGTTATGTTCTTTTTCAAAGTGGCCAACCATATAGTCAATTGCTTTTGACCATCTCTTCGAGGATTGGTCCTCCTTTTTTCTTGATTCACCTAGCTGTTTCTTTAAGTCATCAACTGTTGCTTTAAGCTCTTCAACTTCAATAGAAGTGTTTTCTTTTAATCTTCTATTTAACTCGACGATGTTGTCTAACTTTAGACCTTCATTAAACGCCGCATTGCGCTTAGTTTTTTCTAATTCTTCTTTTAAGTTTTTAATCTCAAGGCGTAGCGAATCAATAGATCCAATCTCTACTAAAGCAGCTTTTCTTCGCTCAGCTACGGCTTTGTTTTTACCTCGTGCCATTTCTAATCCTTTCGTTCTTGAGTCTTAAATTACAGTACATTAATCGGTTTGTCAAGTTAATAATTCCATCTTATATAAAAAATTTTCTGTTAAAATTGTAGTAACACTCTGGGGAGAGGCATCCAATCAGGAGCCTCCAAATGTCCACAACTTTCAACGTATTTTTACGTATCCTAGCAACCTTCGTAGCATCTGCCCTAGGTGTCATTGGCGCTGGAGCTGTCATGGGTGTAGACCTATGGCTAGCTATGGCTATGGGCGGAATCCTGGCAGTTGCCAAAGTTATTGAACGTCTAGCCGTTGCCTTCTTAGAAGATGGCAAACTTACCCGCGCAGAAATCAACGCTGCCTTTGCCCCTGCTATGTCCCTTAAGGGCGTCGATCAGGACGGCAATTCCACCACTAAGGCTAAGGCCAAGAAGTAGAGTATGCCTAAATTTAAACTAACTAGAAGCAGAATCCTTCTAGCCTTTTTACTAGCGTTTGCTCCAGTCTTCCTAGCAGTAGATTTTGCACACGCTAACTGTGTAAACCCTGGACAAGTCGCTGCAGTCGCTGCTGCCCAGCAGAATGCCTCAACCGAACCAGTCATCACCGAAATCAATACCTGTGGTGGAGACGACGTCTCGTACCAGATCCCCCTCACAACTACTGTGACTTTTGACGGAGTTGTCTACAACAACATCTATGCAACTACTAACTCAGTAATTACGTTTGGTGCTCCAGACGGAACTTACTGGACCTATCCGTCTACTCCTTCTATCTCCCTTTACTCCTTCGACTGGGTCGTCTACCCAAACAACAGAGCAGATGAACATCTCATCATTCGTTCATCAGATGGTGGATTCCAAGTAGACATTTCAGCTAGACCAATCTGGCTACAGGGCACACCAGAACCAACAAGAATCATCATCACTGCTGCCATTCTTTCAGACGGCACAGTTGCAATGGCTTACACCCTAAGTGGCCCAGAGTACCCACAAAACAATCCACGAACTGGAGTGCGTCTAAACGACGGAAGCATCGTTGACTTCGAAACCTACGGAATTGAAGAAGCAGAAGAGCCACCAGTTCTAGCTCCTGAGCCAACTGAAGAGGCACCTTTCAATCCTCCTACTCCAGAACCTACCCCAGAACCAACTCCAGAGCCAGCACCATCTCTTAACGCTCCAACAAACGTTACTGCCACCCAGCTTCAAGATGGAACCGTTCAGCTCACCTGGGATGCCCCAACTCCAACAAGCACTTCCGTAGAGCGCTACGCAGTCAGTTGGTCGACAGATAACTTTGTCACTGGTTGGGGAATTGCGTCTACTACAAACAGCATCATCATACCTAGAGATTCGTTTGCAACTACAGGTGGACTAGATCAGACCTATCAATTCAGAATACGTTCTGATAACGACACAGCTGCCATCTATTCTTCTTACTCAGACACTGCTTCGACAGTAGTGGCGTCTCCTCCACCTCCTGCACCTACAGTTCCAGAAGGTGCAACAACTACATGGGAAAATTCATTTGTAGAAATAGTTGCCCCTGAAGGTCAAAGAATTGCAAGTGCTACTGGATACTACGGAGATCCAAACAATGGCACTAGAGGACAAGACGTCTCTTCTATTTTGTTTGAACTATTAGCTGGAGAGACTTCAGCAACAGTAGAAGTATCAAACGATACTTTCCAGAATGATCCAGCCCCTGGAACACCTAAGGTGCTAATCCTTCTAATTACTTATGAGCCGATTCCGACTCCATCCCCAGAACCGAGCGTCGAACCAACCGTACCGCCGACCACACCAGTAGTCCCAGAACCAGAACCATCGCTGGAGCCAGAGCCAGAAGAACCGACCACACCACAGCCAGAGGAACCAGTAGAACCAGAAGAGCCAACCACAGAACCTGTAGAGCCTTCTCCAGAACCTGTCGAACCTGAACCTGAACCTGAACCTTCACCTGAACCAACTCCTTCTGAAGAAGAGACTATCACTTCTGTAGAGGATTTGCCAGAGGAGATTACCCCTGAAGTCCTTATGGCTATTGACCTAGAAGAAATAGTCCCTACAGACCTCTCAGAGGCCCAGGTAGAGGCTCTTATTGAGGCAGCTCTTGAGACCTTCGAAACAGCCGAGCAGGGCTCCGAGGAGTACGTGCAGGCTCTTGAGGCCCTATTTGTGGCAGCCCAGGCAGACGACATTGTTCTAGACGAATCTCTAGCAGCCATCCCACTTCTTGGTGACGTCCTTGGTGGTGCCCTAGAAACCCTTAACTTCCTAGGAAACGCAGGAGCTGACATGAGCCCTCAGGTCCGAGAGCAATCAGAAAAGACAGTAATCGCGTCTGTCATCGTGACCCAGATAGCCCTATCCGCCGTTTCAATGGCCGGCATAGCAACCACCGTAAACATAAGAAGCGGAGCATAAATGTACGAATACCGAGTAAAGCAAGTCCTAAGAGTAGTTGACGGCGACACTATTGACGTCGATCTAGATCTAGGCTTCAACATCTCCTACACCCAGCGAGTTCGTTTAGCTGGAATAGATACACCAGAATCACGCACCACCGACAAGGCAGAAAAGGTCTTAGGACTAGAAGTAAAGAAGCACTTAGCTGAGCTACTTAAGTCTTCGACCCAAATTGTTATTCGTACCGAAAAGCCAGACTCTACTGAAAAGTATGGTCGCATCCTTGGTTGGATTTTCCTAGATGGCTCAAGCGAATCCGTCAACACTGCACTAATTGCAGGAGGATACGCGTGGGACTACATGGGAGAAACAAAAGTAAAAGACTTCGAGCTATTAAAACAAAGAAGAGAAAAAGGAAGCAAGTAAATGCATTTCATCAAAGCACTAGTAAAAGACGTAATCGAGCAGTCGTGGACTCTTCTTGGTATGGCCGTTGCATGGCTAGTACTAGAAGGATCTGCTAAGGACCTAACAGGAAACCTAATTGCTTTAACCCTCCTCCTATGGGTAGTAACATTCCCATTCTTCCGATATGAAAAGGAAGAAAAAGAAACAAAAAAGAAGACCAAGTAGTAACTTTTAGGCCCTGGTAAACTTTCTCTATGAGATTGATTGCCAGGGCTTTTCAGTACCTTGTGTACTTCGCGCAAGCAGACACCCCCGAGCTTCGCAAGGAAGCGTCAGATGCTGCCAATCTTTACTACAGCCAGCGTCCACACCTACGCACCATAGATAACGTTTCCTCCTTCAAGCGAGGATTTAGGAACGTTCGTTGCAGTAAAGCTGCGCGAGACAGGCTAAATCTTATATAAATAAAAGGGTGAAAACTCTTTCCTGTATACTATATCTTGATGCTGAAAAGCAGTAACAATACACATTCCAAATAATTATGGAAAACTAAGGAGAACAGTATGACGTGGTACCCAAAAATCTCAGGGATACAAGACAACGGTTTCGGAGGCAGTCGTAACGGACAGCCAATAAATGGTGTAGTAATTCACCACGTTGCAGGCACCAACGGACTATCTTATGTAGCCAATGCCAACACTAGAAACTCACACCCTACATATCACATCGCCAGAAGCGGAGCTGTAACAGGGATTGTAAACCCTGAACGCAGACCCCACTCAACTGGTGGAGCCCCAGATCCAAACGCTGTTTCGTTTGAGATAGATAACTCTTCTACTGGAGGAGATTGGCCAATATCTTCTGAATCTCTAGAATCACTTATTGACGTTATTGTTTTTCACGCAAGTCAATCACCTAGAGCAGGTAGAGGCTTTGCTAAGAATCAACCATCTGTAGCTCAGTCTGAGTTTTTTATTGCATGGCACTCACAATACAAATCAACTGCTTGTCCTGGACCATTCATAATGTCTCAGCTTGACTACATAGTCAATGAGTGCAACAACAGGGCTTCAGGTGTTGCACCTACAGCCCCAGTACCGGCTAATTCTTCTGGTAAACCAGCCCTATCTGGCTCGTTAAAAATAGGATCAACTGGCGAAGTTGTTAGATATATTCAATCTGTTCTTGGTATTACAGTAGACGGTCAGTTTGGTCCAATCACTGACAGAGCAGTAAGAGCATTCCAATCAGCAAATGAACTAAAGGTTGATGGAATAGTTGGCCCAATAACTTACGGAAGATTAGGAACCACCACACCTACCATTCCAGTCCCCACTCCACCAGCTCCGACAAGTAGTAAACCAAGATTAGGTAGAGCACTAAAGCGCGGTTCAACTGGAGTGAATGTTGCCTACCTTCAAAGAGTTTTTGGAATAAAGCCAGACGGTCAGTTTGGTCCAATTACAGAAAGAAAAGTCAAAGAGTTTCAACAGTCTCAGGGGTTGGTTGTCGATGGGATTGTCGGCCCAATAACTTGGTCAAGACTTCCATAGCACATAGATCTTAAAAACAAAAAACCCCCGGCTTTTACACCGGGGGCTTTTTTCATCAATCACTAAAAGAGATAACAACAATGAACAGTACCCTTTGACAAGTACAGTTTTATTATACACACAAAAGTCTAGAAATCGTCCTCTTCGCGACGTCTTTTTTCTTCAAGTTCTTCTTCATCATATGGACCGTCTATCATATCCAATACGGTATTTACAAGCTCATCAAAAGACTGATTAATCCTGACCACGTTGCGGTCGCGCATAAACATCTCAGCTAGCTCGGCCTTGTATATAAGCTTTTGCAAAGTCTTTTGGTCTTTTGCTCCCAAGTTCTTAAACAAAGGATTGGCCAGAATCATCCGCTGGATGTCATACAAGTGGCGCTGCTTCTGGAGACGACGCAGGCTGCTTTCGTTAATTCTCAAAGCTTGTCTTCTCCTAGGATTTATGTTATTTAAAGTATATAGTCTACAAGTACTTTTTTGAAACCTTGGCGCTAAAGTCTTTAACCCAGTCTTTGGTCGGCCCCTCTAGGTCTTCAGCTGATACGCTTTCCTCTAGAGCAGCCACAACTTCAGCAACTCCAGCTTTAAATCCAGAGTCCCATTTCTTTTGCTCTTCCATTTGGCTCTGAAAGTATGGAGGTGTTGGGGTCATAATATTTCCTATCAATCAAGATAAGGCAATTTTATCAGTCTGGTTTTTATCTGATTTGGCCCAAGGCATCTGGGTCAGGATTCCCTTGTACCAGTCCCACCTAAAGTATAGGTTTTCTGGCCTACTGTAGCCAAGGAACTCCTTAGTTACAAGCCAGTCCAAGACTTCCTCGCGGCCCTCTTGACGAAGCTTTTCAGCTTCTTCATTACTCACTTGGCCATTTACCATCTAAAACCATCATCGCAATAACGCTATAGTTTGCAAGGTCTAGGAAAGAGTCGCGCAAACTTTCGTTCTCTGGTGTTGCACCGTTGTCAACTAAATGATTAATACGAGATAGCTTGTCATGCATACGGACCCTAAGACCATTTAAAGGACCCCCCGGAGCTCTAGAGATATTAAGTGGCCCATAGTCAGCCTGCTTCTTAACTAGAACTTGATAGGTCTCGCTGTAAAACGGTTTAGATACTTCTTTAAATTGTTCAATGTCCATTACTTTTTTCTCCCTAGAATTTCGTTAACTAGATCTCTTGCACTTCTTTTGTCCTCACCAGCAGCTGCACCATACTTGTGTAGTAACCATAATAGTACAGAAGCATACAAAAGTTCGTCCATTAGAGCAAGTCCAGGAATCCAGTCAAAAGGATCCGGAATAATAATCAACGCAACAAGAATCCAAGTTGCGCCTTTAACTAATACAGGAGCTCTCCCATACTGGGCAAGATGTGGTTTTGCAGCATCCTTAACTCTTTGTTTAAGAGTCAAGCTCGACTTTTTCTATAACAGTAATGGCGTCGAACATACCATGCTTTGTAAGTTCAGCAACCACCAAGTCCTGGAACCGTAAGGCTCCCTCTTGCATGATCATTTTTACAGTGAGCTCTTCGGCCTCACCCATGTCGACAAGTTCAATCTGCCGATCATACTTTTTTGCGTCCATCTATCTTTTCAATCTTTCGTACGATTGTTGTCCTACGCCAAGTATAGCCGCTTGTGGCATCAATTCCTTCACAATCTAGGTGCATTATCTGACCAACAGTAGCATTCACTGCCCGAAGATTAAACCACATATTATCCCCACGAAGCATTACTACTTCAATCTCTAGCTCTTCCTCGGGAGCTCTGCCCATTCCATCCCCAGGCACGCGCTTAGCCATACCTCTGTTGAGATTAATTAGGTAAGAGCTGGTTTCTGTATAAACCTTATACACACCAGAAGTCTTACCATCTAAGCTGTTCATCTTCTAATTGTATCAGACCTTCTTTTAGCTCTTCTTCCCCTAGGCTTTTTTCTTCTACTCTGTCTAAGAGCTTTAACTAGAATTAAATATGTAACCCAAGCAAATGCTATTTCAAATCCAACATTCATCAGGAAGTCTGCTAGTAGATGGTGCGGGTCCGTGAGTATGTCAATCCATGTTTGCATTAAGGTGCCTCACTCCAACAACAACCATCACAGTTGTGGACTGCATCTTCTCCCTCATACTCAAGTTCTGGATCCGGATGCCCGAGACCGTGCACACAAATTCGCTCCATAACTTTAATATCACGTCGCCATGATCTAGGTGCGTCACTTAATGGGAAGTCCCTAGGAGCGGGCTCAGTCACTGGACTACCTATTTTTGATGAGCAGTTGGGGCATTTGTCTTCTACAGTTTCATTATAAAAAGTGTCACACCAAAAGCACTCAACCATTTTTAGTCATCATCACTACTAGAGGTATTAAATTCAGATGTCATTTGATAAAATTCAAGGTCAGCAAAAACTTGTCTAGTTAGTTTGTTAGCCTGGTCCATCATAATTTTTGCAACTTCTACCTTTGCCCAAAGATCAGAAAGTTTTTCCTGATCTAAAGAGCCAGCGTATCTGGACAGGTCAAAATCAAAATCTTTGTTATCTTCATTCATCTTCTTCAATATCCGTCCTAGCGACAATCTGTTTGACTATCTCTAACGTCAACTTAGCATCTTCTTCTTCATCTGTCAATGACTCAGTAAGTGCGTTTATTTCACCCTCAATACGGGCTTTCTCAGACATAACTCCCATTTCGTAGCCGAACTCAGCGGAGGTATCCATCGCATCATTGTAGGCTTTTTCAGCTAGGGACTTTGTTTCTATTGCTTTTGACATGTAGTCACTTAGACGCGTACTACGCTCTTCATAATTCATATCAACAGCCTACACCAATCCAACCTAATTCGCATCCTACCCCGCTTGGTACAATTGATATTAGGGAATACCCTACATTTTAAATACTAATAAGGAGACATACAATGTCAACATGGATAAGGCCAGTAGATGGCGGATCAATTTCAGATAGCTTTAACGGGCACAAGAATAGGGCAAAGCCTTCGCTAAACCCTGGAGTAGACTATGCGGTTGCTACTGGAACACCAGTAAAAGCAGTAGCCGATGGAACTGTAGCCGGCACCGTTACGACCTTCACTGGTTCGGGAGGACGTATGATCTTCCTAAGTTTCCCATCCGGTCACAACGCAGATTACCTACATCTTTCGCGTATTGATGTACAGCCAGGACAAGCAGTGAAGCAAGGTCAAGTTATTGGCTTAGTTGGTGGCTCAGGTCTTGGCAAAGAAAACGGCTACGGCGCACATCTTCATTTCTCATTCAGAGTCGGTGGAAAGCCAACTATGGGAGCGGGAAACATTGACTACGAAGTTTTCCGTGGCGCACCTACAAGTGCTGCACCTGCACCAGCAGCACCAGTTGCACCTGCTAAAGCTGGAACAAGAGCGTACCCAGGAAGAATGCTAAAGCAAGGCGAACCTGCTAACGCAGACGTTCTCTACCTTCAGAACAAACTAGGCGTAAACCCTACTGGTCCATTCGGTCCTAAGACTCACGCAGCTGTTGTTGCATTCCAAGCTTCAAAAGGTCTAACTGCTGATGGAATTGTCGGACCTAAGACTTGGGGACTTCTAGGTTAGTTTAAAGTATGTGGCTTGACGTTTATTTAAAAAATCAAGGGGGCTTGTCGAAGACGGCGTTATTTGTTCCTACACTTGGAACAAAATCCAAAACACAAGGAGAAAGAATAAATGGCAAAAACACAATACCCTATCGATGGAAAAAAGGGTAAGGCTTGGAAAATTACAAGTCCCTTCGGATGGAGGGTGCATCCTATCGAGAAAATCAAGAAGCATCATAACGGCGATGACATCTGGGGACCGGACGCAAAGATTTACTGCGAAGCATGGCATGACGGCACAGTCGTCTACGCTGGCACTTCAAAGCTAAAGAATGCTGACGGGTCCCTAGGTGGCGTCGGTTACTACGTAGACCTGAAGTGCAAGATTAATGGCATTTGGTATGTCACTCGTTATGGCCACATGGCTGAAGGTTCTTTAAAAGTAAAGACTGGTCAGAAGATCGAAGCTGGAACCATTCTTGGAATTATGGGAAACACCGGTGCTTCCGCCGGTCGCCACCTTCACTTCGAGATTGTAGAAGGTAAGGTCCACCGCTGGGATCTAAATGGTAAAGGCTTTGTTAGCCCTATCGCTTTTGTTGAAGCAGTTATGTCATGGGAAAAGCTAAAGGACTCTGCTAAAGACATGACCCCAGACGACGGTGTGATTGATAGTACTCCTCCAAGCTTTGATGCAACTGAGTTAAAAGCAAAGAAGAAGCCAACCGGAAAACTAGTAAACCCGGTCCCAGGATTTGGTGCCGCTAAACCAGCCAAACCAAAAGCAGGAAAGTAATAGCCCGACAAGGTAGCTACAAACAGAGCTGGCATCTAGGTTAATCCCTAGGTGCCAGTTTTTCTATTTCGGCAATAAAGGCTTCGCCCATGTGATAGTGGTAGTGTACCCCTGGGTGTGTTGAATTTTCTTCAGTGTAGTCTACTCCACTAACGAACTGATCTATTCCATATTTTTCTATTAAGTCTTCCTCTATTTGACTTCCATTACAATATATGCCGCAACCACATTTAGTGTCACTATGGTTTAGTCGACAGTAGTCATAGTTTTCTACAGGAACAGGAATACCAGGAATAGAATCATGGGTCAGATACAGAAAAGAATTGTGATAGTCCGTATGATCAAAATAATTGTCAAAAGCATAATAACTATCTTGGCTAAGATTCTTACAGACACTAGTAAAATCATCATCCCAAGTGCTCCACAGAAACTTTATCCCAGCGGAACTACAATATTGCTCCAACATTCTTATGCTTCTTATTGAATAGTATGTGGCTAAGTCTTGAGAAAATACCTGATTTGCATTGTAAGGACGTTTTAAATACCTAACTCTTTGGGGATCAAATTTATCTAGTGTATTTATTGTTGCTACTTCTTCTATTTTTTTTGTCTCCCCTACATTAGAAAGTATGTCTCCATCTAAAGGAGTAGTAAATCTATTTAAATCTGGAAATAGGCAAAGAAGAATTTTAGGATTCCCATAGGCTTTAAAATACCTAAAGAGCTCTTCTACAATATAAAATGTTGAAAGCCCAGGGAAGGCAACTACATAAGGAAGTATACCAAGTCTCTCTCCAACTACACTTGCCCATGCAGCCTCCTGAGGGACACCGTTTCCATAAGTATATGAACACCCAGCAGCAACTAACTCAGAACCAGCTAGCCCGCCAAAAAACCTATGTTCATGCCTATTTGCCAGGTATTCATTAGTAATATCTCCCGGAACCGAATCGACTATAGTTTTTTCTCTTCCAAGGTCTCTTAATTTCTTGCCACCAAATAAACCTTGAAAATAGGTAGGAGTGTAGTGTCTACCCTCAATAGTCGTATTAATTAATTTCTTATCAAATCTAGCTCTTCTAGACTCTAACTCAGTAACTATATCTCTAACAATATAATCTGCAACAGTTTTAGCAGTTACATTTTTAGATTCATGTAACTTAACTTTTTCGATATGCTCTTTAATATTTTGATTATTTAAATCAATATTCATAAACTTTTGCATATTTTTAGAAGCAACTATTGAATTAAAAGTTATTTCTGCCCTAGGTGTAGATCTACAAATTTTAAGTAGCTCTTGCCAATGTTTTAATACAAGTTCTTTGCTACTTGTATGTAGCCATAGTCCTCTTTTTAATAGGTCAAAAACAAGTTGCTTAGACTCTTCACTATAGCTAGTGCAGTCGACAATAGTGTCATGACCATCCGACTCCCTAAGCCAGGGAGCATCATCACCTATGGTTGTCTGTTTGATGGTCCCAATGGTTCCATCGCCAACTACGTTCCAATAATTTTCTGTTTTATCTACTTGATGTTTAGCTAGATCTGTAACTTGTATTATGTGTATCTGAAAGTCAACACCATAGCCAGCAATATCTTTAAGTTGCCTGTGGACTTCTTTCCCTACAGCACCATAGCCTAGTAGGGCAATACTGATCAGCATTAGTTGTAGTCCACGTCCATAAAGTTTCTATCAGAGATGTTGCCTTTTCTTCCCCAGAAAAACACAATAGTCTCCCTGCGACCAGAAAGCACTTCCGCTACATCATGTCTATGTTTTAGATCTGACTCAAAGATAACTAAGTCTCCGGCTTCAGGGGTGTACTCTATTTCAAGTTCCGGGAAAGATAAAGTTCCTCCCTCGAAATCTACACCCTGAGTATTTAGATATAAAATACCGCTTCGTTCTATCTCCTCAGGAGATCCGTCTTTTTGAATAGGACTTCCATCTAATTTTGTAGTGTCAGAGTGTAGGGGAATACTTCCACCAGGAAGCATAACAGCGTAGTTAGCATTACATAAATCTAGTTCCATATTAAAGTTTTGCTGCGCAGTGCTTTTAGCTTCATCAAAAACAGCGCCCAACTCCTTGTTTATTGGGCTTTCATTGCCAAACAGCACTCCAGTCTCTTTAGATACAGTAGAAGCTTGCATAGAGCTCTCGTAGCCAAGAGCAGTTAAGATTTCATCAAAGCGACCAACAGACGTATGCTCGTCAAGAAACGCGGCGTATCTCTTACAATCCGCTTGACTTATGAAGTTCTTAGTAATAATTACAGGCATGCTAACCTACACAGTTTCTATGTTTGACTCAGACCAATAAAGAGTCTCGTAGCCCTGCTGATTCACAACCTTATAGGTGGCACCGTCTGGGATCTCAACCAATATCAATGAAGAGCCGCCATTACCTCGGCGATCTCCAGCTTCAAAAGACTCCACCAACCGCTGATCATGACGAGGAATATCTTGAAGAGCAACTCCAGGAAACAAGTTCTTTTCCTGATCTTCTGACAGCGTAAAGCCGTTAGGGCATTTGTTGATTATTAGTTTCATTTCTCTCCTGATTGTCTACCAAGGGTATATAGAACCCTCGCGGTCCATGGGGTGTTCTCGATGGTAATTCCTAAAGAACAGTATATAGTTTACTCTATTTCCAGCGGCTATCTTCCTAACTCCATGAAGATTGGCAGCATTGCCTCTAAACATTATTAGGTCCCCTGCTTCCAGCTTCACCTCTAACCCGTGATGCTCAAAGAACAACTCCCCACCTTCATAGTCACTGTTGATCATAAGGATACATGAGTAATGCTCTTCTACATCAGGTTTATCCGGGTAGACATCACCATCATCATCATGAGCAAGATTCTCAGAACCAGTTGCCATTACATTTCCAAAAGCTCTTTTTAGTTCAAAGGTGTTGTAGTTCATTTCGTAGTTCTCTAAAAAGTGCTTATAAGCAATGGAGATGGCGTCTACTAGCTCCGGATGAGGCAGGTTCTCTGGAGTCTCCCTAAGGTCTCTAGACTCTATACCAAAGTGACTATAGCCATCACGAGGATCAAAATCCGGATCAGCGCCAGCTACCATCTCCTTAGCGATCTGCCTACAGCGCTCTTTAGATATGACATTCTTAACTAAAGTGTATACAGATTGAATATTAGACATCAACTTCTTTTTTCTGAATGTCAGCCGAGTGGCACTCACAACTACATCTGTGCCTAGGAAACTCCCTTATACACTCTTCATCGTTCCCATCCATACACCATCCAAATAGGACCGTTTTTTCCGATGCTGATTCTTCAACAATAGGGGCGTTCATTACTAGGCATCTAACTTAGCTGGAATAGCTCCACGAACAAGCTCTTCCCAGTTCGTATATTCAAACCAGTTTTTCTTCATTAAGTGCAATGTCCAATCTAAAACATCGTGAACAGTAGAGATTCGATCAATAGAGATGTCATAGTCATTCATACGTTCCATGTCTTCTTTGTAGCATTTAGAGCATGTAATAGACCATTCTCCGCCTTCAGGCAGACTCATAAGATCAGCCATGCTGTAGACACCATTGGATCTTTTATCCAACTCAGCTCCAGCCAGCAGAGCATCATATGCTTTATTCATTTCAGCACCACGCAGCCATACCCAGCCTTCGCTAGCAATCTTGTTGCAGTGGTTACACATCCAAAGTACTTCACTCATTTGTTGCCTTTCTTTAGCTTTGTAGATACAACGTACAGTACTTTTAGTGGTTTGTCAATATTTGCGTCTACTATTTTTTATCCCCAAGTAGACCCTCTACTACAGCTTTAGGTACCCTACCAAACCAAGCCTCTTTGTCTTCTCTGCCAAAACTTAGCAGTAAATCATCTCCTACCCCCAAAAGTCCGGTGCCAAACTCGATGCCCCTTTCAACAAGAAAAAACTCTCTAGAAACAGCTTTAATTTCTAGATCCGAGTCAAACTCTACAAACAAATGAGAGTAAGTCCTTTCTATCCCCTCATGAATACCAAAAGTCATAGGGTTATAGTACGAGTTCTTTTTTAGATAGGTCTTGTGGCACAGAGCTAAGTAGCCGTCACCCCAAGGGATTAAGCTACTACCACCACGAATGTTATCTGGAAGCTCAGACACAAAAACAAAATCATTTGCTTCCGACTCTAACTTAGTCATCCAATTCTTTTCCGGCGTTGCTACGACCTCACCTGGGTATGTCTTTACGTGGGTTGCATGTAAGTCTTTATTTAAAGAGTAGATAGCTATTCTAGCTCTAGGCGTGTGGTCCTCTAGAATAACTACGCTTAAAAACCACTCACTATCCCTGACTAAAAGCCTTGCGTCCTCTGCACCTCTAGTTAGCTTTGGCTCCTTAGAGAAAGAAAGCTTTTTCCACTCTGTTGGATTAAGGTCATCATCAAGAAAGCTGAAGTATGTAGCATTAACTACTGAGCGATCTCCTGAAGGAATGTTCAAAGATCCAAACTTTGTATCAAGCGTATAGTTGGTGCGTCTAGCTACTATTGCTAGTCTGCCATTAGCACCCCTAGCTACAGCTGGGTTAAATGCCATAGGAAGGCTGTCAGTATTTATGCGCCAAACCGAGCCACCTAAATCAGTTAAGGACGGGCTGTCTGGAGCTAAACCAGATATGGCTTTCAAGACCTACCCCAACGCACACCAAGCCATACACGCTCATGCACGTAATACAAAACAAAGTTAATTAGGTTAGACACCACAGTTAATGAGAGCGCAAAAGCCCAGCTCCCTGTCATGGCATAGCCAATCAATAGAGTGCTGACAATTGCAATCACGCGCCAAGTCAATGACTTAGCTAAGGATCTTCTTTTACTTACCATGTCCCCGCCATCGGACTCGAACCGATACTGTACCGATTTTAAGTCGGCTCTCTCTGCCATTGGAGTACACGGGGTTTAAGGCCTTAAGTCTTTTTTAATTTTTACTAGAGCTGTCTCAGGGTACTTATTAATTCCGCCCCTAAACAAAGCTGGCATCCTGCCTTTTTGATTGTTGCTTCGCTTCCACTTCTTTATAAAAGCTCTAATCTTTAGGGCATGAGCAACCTCGACTTGGCCGTCAGCATCCATCTCTAGAAACCCAATTCGTCTCCACGAATATAAGGTATGGGGAGACATACCTATAGCTTCAGCAACCTGACGTATGTTGCCTTTTTCAATCATGTATCTCAAAACCTTTCTTCTGTCGAGACTGCGGGACTTGAACCCGCGACCGAACGGTTATGAGCCGTTTGCTCTAACCAGCTGAGCTAAGTCTCGTTTGTTTAAGCATCTGCCTTCCAATGAAGGTAAGACCTAATATATACCGCTCCATAGGCAATAGCAGAAACTATAAACCCATATTGCTCTGTAGCTATAGCATAAGCTATCCAAATGGTTTCACCAAATAAGAGGACAAACCATCCCCATAGGGTTTTCCTACCAACAAAGTAGATTCCGGCTACACCAATGACAGCAAGTACCCATGACCATAGCTCCATTACTGCCTCTCCGACATAAAGTCTTTTATACGCTTTTTAGCTAAAATTAATTTATCTTCAGATACATCATTAAAAATAAACTTACGACCAAGCTCTATAGCTACTAAAGGTACAGTACCAGATCCAGCGAATAAATCGCAAACTGTATCCCCTTCTCTAGAGAAGTTTTCTATCATTTCTCGATATAAACCGGCTGGAGCGGATCCAGTAGTCATATAGTCATCTCGATACTTTTTTAGTTCCTGCTCAGCTTCTTCCCAGGAATTAGTTAAAATGTACGGACCGGATGGGTCATCTCCCGGACCCCAAACGTTTTTAGCATAATGAGCAAAAATTATGGTACTGACAGCGTGCATATTTGGAGATGTAGAGTAGTCCCACATTCGGATACTTTGAAGCTCTAAAGATGTTTTAGAGGCTATTTTAGATATGACACCAAGACCTAAATACGTGTTTTCTAAAGCAATAAAGATGTGACCATCTGGTTTTAAGGCGTACTCCATGTGAGCCACAGACGTAGCCACGTTGTTCCAGTATGCCTCTAAGCTTTCAACATTTTGCATTTGCTTAGACGGGTCACCACCATTAAACACCAGCTCCGACATGTAGTACGGAGGATGCCCAATAAATAGATCTACGGACTCTTTCTCAAGAAACCTCTCTGCAGCGTCCTTACAATAAAACATCTAAACTCCTGTAGAGCCAAATCCGCATTCGCCTCTGTCAGACTCAGTAAGGGCGTCTACCCTATTAAACTCTACCGTCTCAACTTTCTGCACAACCAGCTGAGCAATTCTATCTCCAGGAGCAATGTAGACGTCTACGGTTGATGTGTTGTGTAGAAGTACTCCAACCTCACCCCTGTAGCCCGAGTCTATAGTTCCAGGAGCATTAAGAACGGTCACTCCTTGCTTCATTGCCAATCCACTCCTAGGGTGCACCAGACCAACGTAGCCATAAGGAAGCGCAATCTTGATGCCGGTCTTCATAAGCACATGACCACCAGCAGGAACATACCCACCCTCACTTGCATGTAGGTCTGAACCAGCATCTCCATCCCTTGCATAAATAGGAACGTATCCGCCTTCTAGTACTTCGATGTTAACAATAGGGGCGTCTGTCATTTTTAATCTCCTCAGTTGCTTTATTAAATAAGCTTAGCTTATTTTTGCTTTATTTTCTCATAAAAAGTTTCACAAACATGTACATGATAGTGAACTCCAGGATGAGACTTATTGACACTCTCTTTGTCAAGCATTCCATCATACCCAGAGTAGAAATTCTCTCCAAATAGGTCTAGTAACTCTTGATGACAAGTAGTAGGGGGGTCTTTAGAATAAGACACATAGTTGGAGTATGCATCTGCAGCCCAATCTTCTTTCGCAGCTAAGACCAGCAAATCCATTTCGGGATCCCAAGTTGACCAAAATAACTCTATCCCAGCTGATTTGCAATAGATTATTAAAGAGTTTATTGCTTTAAATGCTGAATACACCCCATACTCGGGAGGGATAAACTGCAAAAGATCATGAGGCTTTTTTGAATAATTAGGTCTAGTTTTTGTTGGCGTAGTATACAGACTAGACTCAACGATTTTTATGGGGGGGTCCCCCATGTCTGGGCTAACTACAGAGTAGTCCCTGTCAGAAATCATGGTCACCCGTTGGGTATCAGGAAAAAGCACTACAGCTATTTTAGGATTTCCATACTGATAGAAGTATCTGAATAAGTTGTCAACAATAGACTCTGCAGCCCACCCGGGAGTAGCTAAGTTTACGTGCTCTAAATTTAATGTTTCTGCTAGAAGGGTAGACCAAATACCACTATATGGGACACCTACTCCAAAAGTTACAGAACATCCAGCTGTAACAAGAGGAACATGCTTAAACTCTTTCGACCTATACCCCAAAGTATTTAGTTTGTACTCGTTGATTGAGTCTCTATAGTTTCTCACAAGAGGGTCGTCATGCTTACTTAAAAACAAACTTTGAGCGTCTTCATCAACTTCTAATTTAGAAAGTTCTTTAAAAAAACGAGATTTATCTATTTCAGGATCCGAGAAGATATTGAACTTAGGTAGATTATTTAGAGAAAACTCTTCACCGCTGCTACCCATCGCGGTCTGCTTTCTTTGCGGCTTTCTTCTCTTTGTACTCTACTGCAAGATTGCCGACGGTCTGATTCTTATAATGCACCGTTTTTATCTGCCCCAGTCTAAAACTTCTCATAGACTCTGAACCCTTAGGGCCGCCCCAAACATCTATCCATTCGGTGGTAGGAGTGGTGACTTTCTTTACAAACCTAAATCTTCCCCGGACGCCACGAATCTTTAGTTCAGTCCCAAAAGAAACGTTTCTGCCATTGACCTGAATCTCGGTCTCGCAAATCCAAGCGCTATTTGGTCTTGGGCCTGACGGCTCTTGACTCTTTCTTTTGGCCACTTGCAGGCTCCTCTTCTAGTTGCAACCATGCGATAACTTCAGGATTGTCTTTGATGAACAGTAGCATAGGGGACTCCCAAATGCCAATAAAATGATGCTCCCAAACTTCATACCCGTCTTTACTGTCTGGTTGCTTCATTCCTGCAGCATGTACCATACCTATTGCATGAATTACTTCATGTAGGAGCGTTTGCTGTTTCTTGTTGAAGGCGATAGAGGCGTCTATTACTATTAGGTTCCCCTGGTCCAAAGTGTAACCATAAGAGTTATCGTTAAGGGTGCCGTCTTGCTTTACGCTACGCTCTTCGACCTTAAAGATCTGCGCACCAATTTTTACTTTACTCGGGACTGCCACTCTTATCGCCTGTCTCAGTTGCGGCGTCTACTATATTCTTTACAGTTGACGCGTACCATTTTCTACCATTCTGCGTAGGAATGCCATCAGCGTTCAGCTCATCAGCAATCTTTCCATAGGCGCGTCCACTGTTTCTTTGTAGCATAATCCGCTCCTTAATGTCAAGAGGCGTCTTATTTTTCGGACCCATGTCTACACCCCATACGATACCACGATCTCGACGGTCCTTATGGACGTCCTTTTGCCGCGCGGCTATTATGCCTCTTTCCATCTCAGCGAGCGCCGACATCACCGTCACAACGAAGCGCCCCTGGTAGGTCGAGGTGTCTAGGTTTAGGTCCAACATGATCAACCTCCACCCCTCCTTGTTGGCCCTATCCACGATATCCAAAAAGTCTGTAGTACTCCTTGCCAGTCTGTCTATTCTTGTAACAATAAGGGCGTCTACTTCTTTGCGCTTTAGTCGCCCCAGCGCATCGGTTAGGGCCGGCCTACCAGTAATCGACTTACCGGACTTGCCCTCCTCACGCACCAGCTCCCACGACTCAAAGCCATGAAACTCAGCAGCGTTCACCATCGTGCGTTCCTGCACGTCCAGCGACACTCCATCATTAACCTGCAACTGAGTAGATACTCGGGCATAGAGAAGAGCTTTGCCAGATTTAATAGGGGCGTCCATTACTTCCTCACGATAGGGCCAAATGATCTAAGTCGGTCATCCACAGCAAGATAGAGTATCTAACTTCGTTTATCTCGCGGACTCCGTGCATGCCCGCTTCATGAGACGGGAATATGACTAAGTCTCCAGCTTCTGGTTTGTATGTGTAGTCAAAGTCTTCGAAGTAAAGTTCCCCGCCATTTGTCATGGTGTTTAGATAGAGGCTGCCAGTGTACTTAATGTGCATGCTTTTTCCGTAGTCTGTGTCCTGATGGACCTCTACGATGGCACCCGGGTACTGCTTTGCAATCCAAAGAACGCAGGGATATAGCCCATCTGTCACAGTGAAGTTTGCTTGGATTTCTTCAATAATCTGGCTAAAGTAGCGCTGTAATACTTCTCGCTTATCCGCGACTAAGTCTAGGTTTAAGTGCGTCCAGCGGTCGTAGTAGTCATTAAGCTCTTTGCCAAACTGTAAGGCTAAGCGTTTACCCCCGTGATCACTTGCAAACTCATCTAAGTGGTTTGTCTCTAGGTAGTCTATGTAATCAATCAGTAGCTTGACTTCTGGCTTTTTAATGAAGTTTTTAATGACTTTGATAGGGGCGTCCATTACTCCAGTTTATAACAAAAAACCCCTCCCATTACAGGAGGGGCTTTTTCAGTTAAAACTAGCTAGCGGCTATATAAGTACCATTAATGTAAATTTTGCTAATAGTTGAAAGTGTTACCGGCGTGCCTTGGAGAAAGAGGCCTTCTCTAATTGGAGCATTAGCGCCACCTGCTGACTTAAGGTAGTGCAAATCGAGAACGTCAGTAACTCCTGCGGTGTCAGCATTGATGATTGTGTGCCCAGTTCCAGTATCTGGATCCACATTTGGGTCAGCCCATGCCCAGCCAGTGAAGTGGTTAAATCCAACTGCTGGAGTAAATGGAAGCTGTAGTTTGTACTGTCCGGTTCCGAAATTTGTCACGGTAGACATGTCAACCTCAATAACGAAGCTAACTAGCTTACCTGCCTTAACATAGTAAGAATTATATGTTGGATAAGTAGCGCCAGTACCAGTAAAGGTTAAACCAGTTGCAGTAAATACTGGAGAATATCTTGATGAAGTTTCTAGGCCAGAAGTTCCGCTTGCACCAGTGGGACCAGTTGGTCCAGTTGCACCATCTGCACCTTTTGCTGCAAGCAAGTCCCAGTAAGTGTTGCCGACACCAGGAACATATCCAGCTGAGGTGTACACGTTTCTGTACCAGAACTGTCCATCGTATGTGACAACTGCCCCAGCACCGTAAATTGTGCCTCCGTTATATTCCCCGAGATACTCCCAGAGCGCGTCTGCACCAGCTGTTCCAGTTGGTCCGGTTGGTCCGGTGTCTCCTGCCGCACCAGTCGGTCCTGTCGGGCCTGTATCTCCTGTAGGACCTGTAGCACCTGTAGCACCTGTTGGGCCTGTTGGCAGAACAAAGTGCTCGTTGTCATCAATTACCCAGCCAGTTGCGGAGTTTGAATCTTCACGAGCTACATAAATTTTATATGGGTTGCTATTATCTTTTACAAAAGCCCACCAGTCTGCTGGATCTAGTCCTACTGGTCCTCCTTGGTAGACTTCAAGAAAATCAGTGACGCTTTCCCATGTCCCCAGGAACTGGGACGACTCGCCAGTTAAACCAGTCGGGCCGGTTGCGCCCTGCGGACCTGCAATTGAAATAGATAGTGTAACAAAATCTTCATTACTTATTGTTCCATAGGTACTAACTAACGCTACGTTGAAGATTACATAACTTCCAGGCGAAGTCTCATTTGTGGCTGTGCCAGTTACGCAGGAAACTATTTCAAAAGTTGCATATGATGAAGGATCACTTTGTGAGGTTACAGATAAGTAACCATCCTGAATGCTTAAAAATAAGTCATGGAGAGTTGTGTTTATTCCGTGAGGGTTATCATCTACCCTAATCTGTGTAGACGAAGTAAAAGGATCAGCATTAAAGTTTAAGTAGTCATTTCCAGGGTCAACGTTTACTACGCTTGTGCCTACTTTGTATGTCCAAGAAAGTGAGCTGACCCCGCGTTCACCTGAAGAGCCAGTTGCTCCTGTAGGTCCGGTGTCTCCAGTAGGTCCTGTTGCACCGTCTGAGCCATTCTCGCCTGTAGGTCCAGTTGGTCCGGTGTCCCCGGTAGGCCCAAGGATCTGACCTGCGTTAGTCCAACCTGTCCCATTCCAAGTCCAGAGGTTTCCCGCCAAACTTTCTGGGCTTGCGAGTAGAACTAAATATGTGTCACCAACAGCTGCATTTGTGACAGTGACATCCATGTCTCCAAAATAGTTAAACGATCCTTTAAGTAGTGAAGATGAACCCGAAGCTCCAGTTGGTCCTGTTGGTCCAGTAGCTCCCGTCGCTCCTGTCGCGCCGGTTGCACCGGTAGGTCCAGCAACTGTTGAGTCTGCACCAGTTGGCCCAGTTGCTCCGGTCGGGCCTGTGTTTCCTATAGTGCCATCAGCACCAACTGCACCCTGAGGGCCAGTCGGACCAATGTTTCCTTGAGCGCCGGTTGGACCTGTTGCACCAGTTGGACCAGTTACCGTGCTGGCCGCACCAGTTGGTCCTGTTGCACCAATACCAGTTGGTCCTGTGGCTCCTGTGGCTCCTGTTGGGCCAGTAGGACCAGTAACCCCACCGCCACCTTCGCCGATTTCGCCAATAGTGGCGTAGCGATTAGGCTCCGAGATGGAGTCCTTATACATTGCCCCGCGTACATTAACAATAATGTCTTCGTCTGGCGAAACAATCTGGTCTGCAACTACTTTGTATTCTGAGCTTGAGTTAGATGCCATAGCGTTTTATCCTAAAAATGTGGGCGGGAAGAGCTCCCTAGAATATTATGACAGACCTAAAACAGCGCTAGTTAAGGGGTGTTTTGTATAACCTTAGGATTAAGTTTATACGGACTTTTTGTACAGTACCTTTTGTACATTAACCTTTAAAACACTGGCAACCAATATGCTATATTTAGTACCTTAGTTAGTTGGTCGATAAGTAACTTCGCCCAATAAAGTCTCTTGAGAGTTGATTACAGCCATGATTTTATAAATGGCAATAGAGCCCGGCTGATCAAATATAGTGATGCTAGTTATAGAAGAAGGATAGATGTAGAAGAGTCTCCAGCTAGGTCTAATTGTTCCAGTCTTGAAGATTCGATACTCTGTAGCACCAGGGATGGAAGACCACTGTAATACAGCCTCTCCAATCCCACTTCCTGGAGTAACTTGAGATACGGCTACTGTCCCAACTACAGGCGCTGCGGGGAGCTGTTGAATTACTGGAGCCTGTGTAGGGGTAGGAGCAGGCGCTGAAGTCTCTTGCGGAGCGGGGGCAGCTGTTGCTACGGGCGCAGGGGTAGAAGTAGCTGTAGGGGTCGGAGTAGATTTAACAACTGCCGCTGGGCTTGGGGCCGTAGAAGTTTCAGCTGTATCACTAGGTACAGACTGGTTTAGAGGAGACGGACTTACTTCTACTGCAGGCTGTGGTAAAGACTTATCTACATTCTTAGGGCTAGAATCCTCGGATACAGAAGTATTAGAGCTAACAAAGACAAAAGAGTTCTGCACACCTAAGGCAGGAGCAACAATGACAGCAGAAAGCCCGATGGCTAGGGCAGCCAGCCCAAAAGCTTTTCTAGCACTAAATCTCTTTATCATGAGAACAGATTAGCACTATAAGTTAAATAATTCAAATAAGATTATAAGTGTAGCATACTTTTTAAGTTAACGCAACAAAAGCTACTAAATAGCTAACTCTTTTTAAAATACTGTAATAGGCGCAGGGTAGTCCGGGTAGCCCCCACCAAAGTAGTCATCACTCAATAGGGCCTCATCTAGGGTTAACTTAGTTTGGCTTTCAAGATCAAATTGATACCACACCGGGCTATTCAATCCATAGGCGTTAATTGTGGACATTAGTCTAGCAGTGGAGATATCAAAGCCCACATTTTCTTTAGCCGTCATATCGTAGGCATTACGAAGCCACTGCCTTCCAGCTTCAGTTATATATAGGACAGCATGGATAGTTGTCATGTCATACAGCCTATAAATCTCTTCGGACACTTTTTTGTACTTAGGCTTTGTGGTATGAGTGGTTCCAGTAGAGACACCCAAAAAAACAACGTCTGCGTCGTCAGGGACCTCAAGGGTATCCCTATAGTTAAAAGGAATACAGTCGTCTTCTAGAATAAGATCTGCCCCAGTATTAAGGGCATCGATGTGAGCAGAGGCTATTGGGTCAAACTTGTTGTGGTTGACGCCCTCAACTCGAATGAAGTCAAGCCCATAGTGAGTGAGCATGTTGGCCATAGTGGTATTTCGATTGGGATACATTTTTAAGTTAATGTAGGCTACTTTAAGTGATTTTAAGCTAATTTTCATAACTAGAGTATACAGAATAAAAAGAAACCCCCCGCTTTAACGGGGGGATCTTTCTATTAACTTAAATGGTAAACCTGTCTGCGTTCATAACCTTTGACCATGCACTAGCAAAAGCCTGAACAAAATGCGGCAATCCGTCATCTGATGCAAAGACCTCAGCGATAGCACGTAGGACTGAATTTGAAGCAAACACTAAGTCTGCACGAGTTGCTGTCCACTTACGCTCTCCATCTTTGTAAGCATGTGAACCGTAGATGCCAGGCTGTCCAGCTTTAGGTGCCCACGCAATGTCGTTGCTTAGCAAGTTGACAAAAAAGTCTGTAGACAGTACACCTACACGCTCAGTGAGAACACCATGAGATGAGCCGCCATGCGTGACACCCATTACACGTAGGCCGCCAACAAGAGCTGTCATCTCGGTTGGAGTTAGCCCAAGAAGCGCTGCCTTATCAATCAGTAGACGCTCTGCAATCTCCTCATTGCCCGGAGTCCAGTTACGGAACCCATCAGCAATCGGTCGTAGATACTCGAAAGACTCTACGTCAGTATATTCCTGGGTAGCATCTCCACGACCGCCTATGTAGTCGATGTATAGTCCTTCGCCTACTCCATCTACAGCTAGTTTCACTGCATAGCTACCAGCAAAGACAATCAGATCAGCCATAGAAATATCTACACCCACACTGCTGCGCAGGTCTTCCAATTTCTTTAGTGTCTCTTTAATTTGATCTGGCTCATTGACTTCCCAGCTAATCTGCGGCTCAAGACGAATGCGAGATCCGTTTGCGCCACCGCGCTTGTCGGTGTTGCGGAAAGAACTTGCAGAAGCCCACGCAAGCTTGACAAGCTCAGTGATTGTCAAATCTGAAGCGTCAATTGCTTCTGTGATTTTTTCCAGTCCTTCAGCTGTGTTTTCAGGACCCTTTGGAATTGGGTCTTGCCATATCAATAGTTCTTTAGGAACTTCTGGACCGAAGTAGCGCGACACAGGTCCCATGTCACGATGGGTTAGCTTAAACCAGGCACGGGCAAATGCATCTGTAAAGTAGTCAAAATCATCTAAGAACTTCTTACTGATCTCTGCGTACTTCTCGTCACCAAATCGAAGAGCTAAATCAGTTGTTGCCATCCTAGGAACTACCATTTCGCCTTCAAGGTGAGCATGAGGTGCCATATCCGATTCTTCGCAATTAATAGGTACCCACTGCTTTGCACCTGCGGGAGATAATTCCATCTCCCACTCGTACTTGTAGATTAGGCGTAGGTAGTCATTATCCCAGCGGGTCGGGTTAGGAGTCCATGTTATTTCTAGACCAGAACCGATGGTATCTTCCGAGTGGCCTTTACCCTGAGAGTTTTTCCACCCAAGCCCTGCGCTCGAGATGTCATCTCCTTCTGGCTCAACGCCAACTTGAGAAGGATCACCAGCGCCATGAGTCTTACCAAATGCGTGACCACCAGCAATAAGCGCAACTGTTTCTTCGTCGTTCATAGCCATACGAGCAAAAGTAGTTCTAATATCTGCAGCAGCTAACTTGAAATCTGGATTACCGTCCGGACCTTCTGGGTTTACATAGATCAAACCCATTTGTACAGCGGCTAGCGGATCTTCTAGAGTTTCTGCTTCGCGTAAACTGTCGTAGCGCTTGCTTGCTAGCCACTCAGTTTCGTTACCCCAGTAGGTGTTGTCTGGCTCCCAAACATCTGCACGTCCACCAGCAAAACCAAAAGTAGGGAATCCCATATCCTCTAGCGCAACGTTACCTGCAAGAATCATTAGGTCAGCCCAGCTGATCGAACGTCCGTACTTCTTTTTAACTGGCCAAAGAAGACGACGAGCCTTATCGAGGTTTACGTTGTCAGGCCATGAGTTGAGTGGAGCAAATCTCTGTAGACCCTGTCCACCGCCTCCACGACCATCAGTAGTTCGGTAGGTTCCAGCAGAGTGCCAAGCCATGCGAATAAATAGCGGACCGTAATGTCCGTAGTCTGCCGGCCACCACGACTGAGATGTATGCATAACTTCAACAATGTCTGCTTTAACTGCAGCAAGGTCTAGGTTATTAAATTCTTCGACATAGTCGAAGTACTCGCCCATAGGGTCAGACTTTGGGTTACCGTGAAGCAGTGGCTCTAGTGACAGCTGATTAGGCCACCAATCATTATTTGCAGTTCCTCGTGAACTACTGGCACCCCCAGCAGTCCCATGAGGGACTGGGCACTTAGCTTCATTATCATTTGTTTCATAGCTTGTCATTAAATTTCTCCCTGTATAGTGCTATTAATGAAATCCTAACACAAAAACAGTAAAAAGGGGGCCCAGCGCAGGTTTTTAGCTAGCTATGGGGCTAAAGCAATAAAATGTTTTCTGTATGTCATATAGTGAGATATTTCTGGATCAACCCACCAGTCTTCCCAAGTGTGACGTTGAACTAGAGAATAGCCCAAGCCATCAAGAATCTCACGGGCGGCATCCCTAACAGACCCCAGTTTAAAGTGAATTAAAGCATCGTGCTCGAAGGTAATTACTGAAAACCTATATGAATTTAGTGGAAGAGAAATTAAACCAAGTAGGTTTGCTGCAGGATTACTTATTGGACGACCACCCGCTGTGTAACCGGTGTCTACATCAACTTGTAGATAGTCTATTCTCTCCGGAAAATTGTTCTCTTCAAAGTACTTCCTATGGTCAAAAGTTAAAGCATTTTCTGCAAGACACGGATTCTCTCTAAGCTGATTAAAATTCTCAGCGTGTTTTTCGTTCCAATCAAAAGAGACCCCTTTCCAACCATATTTTGTTTCTAGACTATAAGTGTTGCTTCCCTCTATCGGATCAGCCCCACCTAGCTCCACATAATAGCCGTTCTTTTTATTGTCTAAAATATCTAAAACAAACTGATCAGACAGCATTTCATTCTCCTAAAAAACATGTTGTTTTGTCACCTTTAACAAAACTAGTTAAGACATATCTTATCTTAGTACCAACGACAGGCTTTACTCCGTGAAGGATGCCCGCGTCATGAATGACAATAGATCCTGCCTTAGGTTTTATCTTAATATTTACATCTGGATAGTAAATTTCCCCGCCCTCGTAGTCGTCATTTAAGTAAATTATTAGACCGTATATGTTGTTATAGTCCGACTCTTCGCTATTGTCCCTGTGCTCTCCCAGCATATCCCCGGACCTATAACGAAGAAGGCTTTGTATGTCATGAATTCGCTCATAATTTTTAAACAAAGAAGCAACTTTTTTTTCTAAATTGTCAAGTTCTAAAGTTTTTTCTAGAACAAGATCTCTGCCCCTCCAGTGCTCCGGCCCGTCCACAGAAAACCAGTCTAGCTCTAAAACCTTACTCGGAAGCTCATTAAAATATAGAAGTTCTTCTTTTGAAAGAAACCCTTGAACTTCCCAAATTTGGCTGTAATGTTTTATTGTTTCCACGTGAGTATCTTATATGCTATATTAATAAATGTACTTGGTTTTGTCTTTTTTTGGAGGACAAAAAAAATGTTTAACTTTTAAGTATAAATTTTCAAGATAGTACAAAAATTTTATTAAAATAATATTTTCCTTTTGTAGTGTTTTTCCCAGTTGCTTATGTCAACTTTATCATTAATTATAGGTTGACCTTTTACATTTAAACTTGTATTTAAGAGAATAGGTACTCCAGTAAGCTTGTACCACTTCTCTAAAACACTGTAAAGACCAGGATTTTGCTTCCTACTAACTGTCTGTACCCTAGACGTGCCATCTATATGAACAACCGCAGGGACTAATTCTGGCTTCAAACATTTAGGGGTATATTGCATATAAGGGGAGGCATAGTCCATATCGAACCATTCACTAGCATGCTCTTCCATAACTACTGGTGCAAAGGGCCTAAACAACTCCCGTTGCTTTATTAAATTTACTTTGTCCTTTATGTCGGGATCCCGAGGGTCAGCCAAGATACTCCTATTCCCCAGAGCCCTTGGCCCGTACTCAGCTCTACCATTTGCCACTGCAGCTACTCCATCTTTGATAATAGCGTTTATTATTTTTTCAGCTGGGTACGAGCCACCAATACTTGTCCCTAAATAAGGACCACTCCAACTAACATGATCCCCATATAAAGCTGCAGCTGCACCTAACGCTGACCCGGAATCACCAGGATTAGGCATAATCCAAACATTTTTAAATATTTTCCAAAGCATTGTGTTAGCTTTACTATTCAGGGCACATCCGCCCATAAAGACTAAATTGTCTTTTCCAGTCCTTGCTTTCCACATACACATAAGTTCCCAGAGCCTGGCCTCATAAACTTTTTGAACAGCGGCTGCAACATCAAAGCGATCCTGATCGCCGATGGGCTCAGTCCAGTCCGTTATACCTTGATGAAAGTTGTACTTTTGTACCCCCGACATCGGGAAGTAGCTATTCACTTTTTCCCAGTACCTCTCGGGATCCCCATAAGCTGCCATCCCCATCATTATGTACTCTTCTTCATTAGCTTTAAGCCCTAGTAAATCTGTAAATGCAGAATAAAAAAGACCAAAGCTCATTGGATATTTTAATTTTTTTAGAGATTTTATGTTCGACCCACTACCAATCCATACTGATCCGGTATCAAATTCTCCAATAGAATCTAAAACTACAATAAGCGCGTCTTTAAAATTAGAAGTATAGTACCCAGCGGCCGCATGAGAGTAGTGATGGGAGAAGTTGTAGGACTTAATGCCCTTTAATGGGGCATAGGTTTTATAAAAAGGTTTGCCCCCACCAAAGCCACCCTTAGTTGCAATTCTAAGCTTTTTTATTAGCGGCCGCTCATAATATGCAATTGCATCTGGCTTACCATAAGACAGTGCTTCGTCTAATATTTCAGGATTAGTAAACCAATCATTTTTCACTTTTGAGTAGCGCTCAGCATGCCCGGCAAAGAGTATATTGTCATCTTCTAGCACGCAAACAGAGGCATCATGGGTAGTCTCATTTATACCTAAAATTCTCATAAGACTATACTAATACCGTAAACTAGCGCTTAGTCTTTAGTTTTAAATTAAGGTATAATTATGTTTAAATCTTTGTATAGGAGCCCACTTGAACACCATAGAGCCATACTATGTTATTGAAAACTACATAACTAAAAAGCAGTGTTCAGACCTTTTAAAGTATTTTTTAATTCACGAGGATGAAGACCCTAGAGAGTTTTATGGCAACCTAAGCTTAGGCGGACCAGAGAGTTTTTCCAATAAAGATACTTTTAACAAATTTGATCCAGAGCATGTGCTCTATGAAGCAGTAGCTTTTGGCAAACAATTTTTTCTTGATAAGTATAAAATGCGAGGAACCTCTTTCGAGCTAAACAGATCTCATGTTAACTATATGCACCAAGGGGCCTATCTAGATGGACACACGGATGATAGGCCAATAGATCAGCCAATAGAAGAGTTAAACAGCATGACATACGTTATGGGTTTGTTTTTAAACGATGACTATGAGGGCGGAGAATTAGTTTTTGAACATCAAAAAATATCGCTAAAACCAACTGCCGGGACCTTAGTGTTTTTCCCAGGATTCTACACTAGACATGCAGTAAACAAAGTCTCTAGCGGATCTAGAATAAATATTCTTAGCCACTTCTTTGATGTTGTAGATACAAGCATAGAGTATAAGCCTAACTACGCAGTCATACCGCCTGAACACCAGAGACTGGCTCACGAAATTTAATAGTTAAAAATAAAACATAAAAAGCGGACCCGTTTCAGATTTTTTGAGAATAGCTCGTTTACTGATGGGCCCGCTTCTTGGAGATTTGAGTCTCCGCTCCCCTCCGTGGATTCGAACCACGAACCATCCGATTAACAGTCGAACGCTCTGCCGTTGAGCTAGAGAGGATTACTAGTTACTTATTAACTAATCTACGCTTGACAGGGTCAAATACTTTAGGGTGCTTCTTTACGGCTTTACCGTTATTACGGCCTTCGCCAGAAGTGTTCTTTGCTGCAGGAGCTGGAGCTCCACCTTTTCCTTTTGCCATTTTATCTCCTTTTAAACGTCAATACCGCGGTTAGATGCTCTCCAAGTTGAAGGAGAGTGGGCAGCCTCGATTGCAGCTTTGTGGTCGTCATCTTCATACAGTCTAATGATGTGAAGACAGGGGTCATTGCCCTCTTCAAACTCAGCATCTTCAGGTTCTGATGTAGGCAGCCCATCGTGAGTGTAGCAGACAGCTGGACCACACCAACCATTTTCAATACCTAGCTTTAGCCAGTCTTCAAAATTCATATCCATGTATACACCATAGCAGAAAAAGAGGGCCACACCAAATTGATGTAGCCCTCTTTTTAGAGGTTTTTAGTCTATTACTTTACTTTTTCTTGCTCTGACTTGAAAGTTCTGCTTCAGCTGAGCTTGCAAAAGCGCGCTGGATCTCTTCTTCACTTAGATCTCCGTCAACTACGTATGATCTGGATAGTGATTCAGCAACGTCCATTACACCAATAAAGGCTGCCAACATTGCTGCTTGCCAGAGCTCAACTCCAGCGATGCTACCACCAGCAAGGGTTCCGCTGACACGTAGGATGATAAGAGCTATAGTCCTCTTAGTGACTGTTTTTAGGATATTCAAAGGTATCTCCCTGGGTAGAGTTAATAGGTTAAATGCCTCTCTCCCAGGCTCTTCTATTTTACCGCGTTTTGAACTCTCTTAGTAGGAGTTAGTCCTAGGGCTCGTTGCAGCTTAATACCTCTACCCCTACGAATAGCTAAGCGCTCGTTTTCCGTAGTGCCTCCCCAGATCCCGTGCTGACCAGTTTCAATTGCATATGTTAGACAGTCGAGTTTCATCGGGCACTCAGCGCATATTGCTTTTGTAGCACGCTCGTTTTCGTAAGACAATGTACGAGGTCTTTTGTCTTCATCGTCAAAATAGTCTTTAGAGAAAAAAGCATCAGGGTCTGTTTCAGCACAAAGCGGCACAGCATCGGTGTTAAGTAGAAACCATGGAACTATTCCAGTCCCCTCCGTCGGGTAAAGACCTGCCATTTAAGTGCGCACCTTTCAACCTCGACTTGAGTTAAACCCCGTCCCATTAAATCTAATAGAAGGAGTTCCGAATATACGTATGAGTCTACCATCGCAGCTTGGTTCAGCGCAAGTTGATCTACTTGCTTCTTCTGACATTTCACGTATTTCTGTAAATCGGTGTTCAGGATTTTCTGAACATTTGTATTCATAGGTTGGCACTAAAAATCCCAGTCGTCGTCCGTTGTCGATTCGTGCTTACCGATCACGTAGGAGGAACCAGAGCCCGAGAAGAAGTCGTGGTTCTCGTCTGCGTTCGGTGACAGAGCTGCAAGTATAGCAGGATTGACATTAGTAACTTCTTTAGGGAACAGAGGGTCATATCCAAGATTCATCAAAGCCTTGTTTGCGTTGTAGTGCAAAAACTTTTTTACGTCCTCGGAGAGGCCTTTGTCATCGTAAAGATCATGAGTGTACTTACACTCATTTTCATATAGCTCCATAAGCAAGTCGTACGTGTACTCTTTGAGCTCAGCCTGGCGCTCCGGCGTTTGCTCAGCAAGGCCTAGCTGATATTTGTAGCCAATGTAGTAACCGTGAACTGCTTCGTCGCGGATGATCAGTCTGATTAGGTCAGCTGTGTTTGTTAGCTTCGCTCTTGATGACCAATACATCGGCAAGTAGAAACCGGAGTAGAACAAGAAAGACTCCAGCAGGGTTGAAGCAACCTTGCGCTTTAGCGGGTCATCTCCTCGGTAGTAACTGAGAACAATCTCTGCTTTTTTCTGCAGGTACGGATTTTCTTCTGACCAGCGGAAAGCCTCGTCGATGTCTGCTGTTGAGCAAAGTGTGGAGAAAACACTTGAGTAGCTCTTAGCGTGCACTGACTCCATGAAAGCAATGTTGGTGATAACTGCCTCTTCATGAGGCGTACGAGCGTCTGGCATGATGCTCATAGAGCCAACGGTTCCCTGGATGGTATCTAGCATCGTTAGACCTGTGAAGACACGCATAGTTAGCAACTGCTCTTCACGACTGAGCGAGCCCCAAGATTGAATATCGTTGGATATTGCAACTTTTTCAGGCAGCCAAAAATTAGCAGTTAGACGATTCCATACGTCTAGATCAATCTGATCTTCTACTTTGTTCCAGTTAATTGGTCTAGTAATCATGTTTTCTTTCTTATAGCATGCAGGATACGCACTCTTCAGCTTCAGTGCCCTCGAGCGCTAGCTGACGAATACGGATATAGTAAATGGTTTTGATGCCCTTGCGCCAAGCGTAGATCTGGCTTCTGTTGACATCACGGGTAGTGGCAGTGTCCTTGAAGAACAGTGTCAGTGACAGACCCTGGTCGACGTGCTGGGTAGCAACGGCGTAGGTGTCGATGATCTTCTCAGGGCCGATCTCATAAGCATCTTCGAAATACTCAAGGTTGTCATCAGCAAGGTAGGGGGCTGGGTAGTAAACACGACCAAGCTTTCCTTCTTTACGAGTCTCGATCTTTGAAGCTATCGGGTGGATGGAGCTAGTTGAGTTGTTGATGTAGGAAATAGATCCAGTTGGTGGAACAGCCTGTAGGTTCTGGTTGTAGATACCGTGCTTCATTACACTTGCACGAAGCTTATCCCAGTCGTCTTGAGTCGGGATGCTAATGCCAGCATCCTTAAAAATAGCTTCCACTCTAGGAGTTGATGGACCCCAAGGCTGGTGAATGTATTTATCAAAAAACTCGCCAGTTGCATACTTGGAGTTTTCAAAATTATAGAAAGTTTCCTTGCGCTCAATAGAAATTTTGTTAGAGGCGGTCAACGCGTGAAACAAAACAGTATAAAAGTACATGTTGGTAAAATCCAAACCTTCTTCAGAGCCGTAATGAATCTTTTCGCGGCCAAGATAGCCGTGCAGGTTCATCTGGCCTAGACCAATAGCGTGCGACCTTCTATTGCCCTCAGCTACTGACGGGACAGACTTGATGTCACTTAGGTCCGAAACAGAAGTTAAAGCCCGTATAGCGGCCTCTACGGTCTTGCCTAGATCTCCGCCATCCATAGCCTTAGCAATGTTAAGAGAGCCCAAGTTACAGTTAATGTCTCGACCAACGTGGTCATAGCTAGAGTCCTCGTTAAACGTTGATGGGGTATTGATCTGAAGAATCTCAGAGCAAAGGTTAGACATGTTGATGCGCCCCTCAATCGGGTTTGCATCATTCACATTGTCTTCGTACATAATGTACGGATAGCCAGACTCAAACTGAAGCTCCGCTATACGCTCAAACAAAACACGAGCCTTAATCTTGGTCTTCTTGATACGAGCGTCGTCAACCATCTCTTCATACTTTTCCGAGACGGAGATGTCTCCAAATGGAATGCCGTAAACCTTCTCGACGTCGTATGGGCTAAAGAGGTACATGTCGTCACCATTTTTGGCCAAATCTAGAGTTACGTTTGGAATTACTACACCAATAGAAAGTGTCTTGATACGAGTCTTTTCATCCGCATTTTCTTTTTTGGTGTCAAGGAATCTCAAGATGTCTGGGTGGTGAGCGTTTAGGTATACAGCTCCTGCACCCTGACGAGCACCTAGCTGGTTGGCGTAGCTGAATGCATCTTCAAGCATCTTCATAACTGGAATAACACCAGACGACTGATTCTCAATCTTCTTGATTGGCGCACCGAGCTCACGGATGTTGCTTAGGTTTAGGGCAACACCACCACCGCGCTTTGAAAGCTGCAGTGAAGAGTTGATTGCACGAGAGATTGATTCCATGTTGTCTTCGATGCGAAGTAGGAAACAGGAAACGAACTCGCCGCGCTGTTTCTTTCCGGCATTAAGGAAGGTGGGGGTAGCTGGCTGAAAACGACCAGAAATAATTTCTTCAATTAGAGACAAAACCATGTCTTTATTTCCAGCGCCTAAAGTTAGGGCGTTCATTACTACGCGGTCTTCAAAGCGCTCTAGGTAGCGGTCACCGTCAAAAGTCTTTAGGGCGTATGAAGTATAGAACTTGTAGGCACCCATGAAAGCTTCGAAGCGGTATCTAAAAGAGTAAGCGTACTTAAAAGCGTCTTTGACAAACTCAGAATCGTACTGGTCAAGGATTTCTTTTTCGTAGTACTCGTGCTCAACTAGGTAGTCAAGCTTTTCCTCAAGAGAATGAAAAAACACTGTGTTCTGATTTACGTGATCTAAAAAGTAAGCCCTAGCAGCTTCTCGGTCTTTGTGGATCTGTAGTTTGTTATCTGCATCCCACAGGTTGATCATTGCATTTAACTCATGGTAGCTGTATTTATTGTCCACAGTTGGTCTAGCCTCTCTTTAACTTCAATCACATCATCCGGTGTGCCAGTAACTTCTACTCGATACAGCAAAGGCACACCTGTCTTTGCTGCAATAACTTCAGCTGCCCCACAGTAGTGGTCGCCAAAGTTGGTATTTCCGGTTCCTACAATACCTCGTAAAAACTTTCTGTTTACCTCTAAGTTAAGAAACTTAACTACAGGCCTAGGAACAGTCTTGCCTTCAGCCCCGCCCCCGTAAGAGGGAGTGACTAAAACAAAGTCTTTGGTCACTATTAGGGGGTTATTGTCATCCCACTTGATTGGAACTCTTATGGAGTTTAGCTCAAGTTTTTCTACAAACCTTTTAGTGTTTTCAGACACGTTCGAAAAATAAACGATGTCAAACACGATGCCTCAGTTAGTTAGGGCGTCTAGCTTGTCTGGGCGGAACCCGCTCCAGTGGCTATCTCCAGAAACAATTACAGGAGCTGCTTGATATCCAAGACTTCTAACAAGATCCATAGCGACCTCGTCTTCTGCCAAATCTACTGTCTCAAATGGTATGTCCATCTTTGCTAAATATTTTTTTGTGCTTTCGCATTGAACGCACGACGGCAAAGTGTACACAGTTACCATTTTTTAGGTACCTTCCTAAGGGAGAGATGAGAAATCCTGACGTTTTTAATCTAAAGATCAACGTCAGGACTGGCTGGGTTACCAGTATAGAACAAAAAACAAAGGTTGATTTTTACTCTTCAGAAAAGAATAACGCCTCAGAAATTTTTTTGCAAATCGGGCAAAGAGGAAATTTTTTGGGGTCCCTAGAAGGAATAAAAAGTTTACCGCATACGGCAAGGACAGGTGTGCCTAAGACATAACCCTCAGTTACCGACACTTTTTCAGCGTAATGAGCAAACCTATTTACGTCTTCAGTCTCTAGTTCAGAGACTTCTATAGTTTCTAAGCTTGTACTCATATAGATAGTATACGGCCCTTATTGGCAAACTCTAAATGAGGTAAAATAATAGAGACTGTACCCTTGCCGAAAGAGTTAAATGAGTGCTCCTGCCGGTCTTTATAACATTGTAGCTGACCAAGGTTCCACCCTGGCACGCACAATTGTTTGGAGAGATCCGGCTAAAAAGCCCATTCTTCTGCGGGGATATACAGCCAGAATGAAAGTTAGGCTCGCTTCCAACAGCTCTGAAGTGATTTTAAATCTTACTACAGAAAATGACGGAATCACTCTAGGCGAGAGTAACGGCCATATCAATTTGTACGTTTCAGATGAGACTATGGCGACTATCTCAGAGGGTAAGTATTTATACGACCTAGAGATGGTAGCCCCTAGTAGCAACTTGTACGTATACAAAATATTACGCGGAAATTTTGTAGTTAGGCCGGAGGTAACCAGATAATGCCAAGCGATGTCCCAAGCACCGTTAGCTCTGGTAGGAACATAAGACAGATAGTAGTCACTGCGCCCGGACCCCAGGGTGAAGCAGGAGTTTCTGGTCTTCAGTCTGACGAAATAATAGATCTAGTTTCATACGTACACAACCAGGGGGCTGCATCAGCTGAGTGGACAGTAAACCACAACCTAAACTTCTACCCGAACGTTACCGTTTACGATAGCGCTAACTCAATGGTAGAGGGCACAGTCAATCACACCAATCAAGTAACACTAATCATTACTTTTTCAGCGGCAATCTCTGGAAAAGCTCATCTCTCATAAGAAAGAAGAACATTAACAATGGCTCGTCAATTTCTAACTGGGCTCAATCTTAATAAGAATGAGCTTTTAAATGCAAAGATTCAAAACTTATCCGTCGCTCCATCTAGCCCTGTTGAAGGTCAGATCTACTATGACACTGACACTAAGCAACTAACTATCTGGAACGGCACCGCCTGGGTATCCCTTGCTGCCGGTGGCAACGTTGAAGAAGCAATTAATGCTGCTATTGCTGCTGCTGACACAGACGACATCGACGAGGGCTCCAGTAATCTTTATTACACTACTGCACGCGCTAAGACCGATGCAGCTGCTCTTCTAACAGGTGCAACCCTAACTAACATCACCATTACTGGTAACGGTAGCGGTCTTACCATCACAGCTGAGAACGGCGTTGCTGACTCAGATACTGATGATCTAACAGAAGGAACCACTAACAGGTACTTCACCAACCAGCGTGCATTGGATGCAACCGCATCCGCATACGACGCAGCTGGTGCTGCAAGTGGTGTTCAGGACAACTTAGATGATCACACTGAAGCATCTTCTGGCGTTCACGGCGTAACTGGCTCTGTTGTAGGAACTACCGACACTCAAGACCTCTCAAACAAGAGAATTATTGACACACTGCACTTCACAGACGGTGTAACAATTGCTAATGAAGGCGAAATTGCGGTTAAGCCAACAACTCACGAGTTTGAAGTTAAGGCTAACTTTGGAAATCTTGACCTTAAGACAGTAGCTACAGGTGCCGATGTTAACATCACAGCAACTACTGGCGACATTATCCTTAGTGCAGACGGTGATTCCTACATTGGTTCAGCTGTTGCTGGCAATGAGATCGCCACTAAGGACTATGTAGATGGCGTCCAGGACAACCTAGATGACCACACCACAGCTCAGTCAGGCGTTCACGGAGTAACCGGAAACGTTGTCGGTGACACTGACTCTCAGACACTAACCAACAAGACCCTAGGTTCAGGAACTGTACTAAGTGCAAACGTAGATGCAGACCAGAACAAGATTGTTGATCTTGCTGACCCAACAAGCGCACAGGATGCAGCTACTAAGAACTACGTTGATCTCGAACTTGCAGATCACGCAGACGACACCAGTGGCGTTCACGGAGTTACTGGAAACGTAGTAGGAACCACTGACACTCAGACCCTAACTAACAAAACATTGGGCTCTGGTTCTGCTCTTAGCGCTGACCTAAGTGCTGGCACCTACAAAATCACCAATTTAGGTGCTCCTGTTGATGCTACCGATGCAGCAACCAAGGGCTACGTTGATTCAGTAGCTGAAGGGCTACACGTCCACGCTTCTGTAAAGGCAGCAACAACTGGAAACGTTAACCTAGGCTCTGGAGTTGCAGCTGTTGATGGCGTAACCATCAATAGCGGAGACCGAGTTCTTGTTAGAGCTCAGACAAACGCAGCTCAGAACGGTATCTACGTATCTAACGGAACTACTCTTTCTCGTGCACTTGACTATGACAGTGCTGGCGAAATTGATCCAGGTGACTTCGTATTCGTAGATCAGGGTGCCACATACGGCAACGCTGGTTTTGTACAGACAAATGTTATAGCAACTCTAGGCACTGACAACATTGCCTGGGTACAGTTCTCTGGTGCTGGAACATTCCTTGCAGGCGACGGTCTAACCCTAGACGGTAACATCTTCAACGCAGTAGGCACTGCTGACAGAATTACAGTAGCTGCTGATGCGATTGACATTGCGTCTACTTACGCTGGTCAGTCATCCATTACCACAGTAGGAACAATTGCTACTGGTACATGGAACGGTACAACCATTGCTATTGCAAACGGTGGTACTGGTGCAACTACTGCAGCCGATGCTCGCACAAACCTTGGTGCAACAACTAAGTACACTGCAGCAAACCCACTACTAACCGAAACAAGCGGATCCGTTACTTGGACAGTTACTCACAACCTAGGAACTAGGAACGTAGTAATCCAGGTTTACGACATCGCCAGCTTTGACGAAGTAATAGTTGACGTAGACAGAACTAACACCAACACCGCAACTTTGAGTTGGGTAGCAGCAGACGATGTTGATGCCGATTCTTACCAAGTTGTTATAGTAGGCTAATAACCTATATCTACATAAGGATAGGTAATGTCTAAAAAGTTTTTAACCCCTGTAGGCCTACCGTCGGGAAATACTCTCCCGTCGGTAGGTTCTGCTGGCGATCTCTTTTTTAAGGCAGACGAAGATGCCGTTTATGTTCACGATGGCTCCGCCTGGGTAAATACTAAAGGCAATACCTACTCGGTCTCTGAAACTCCCCCATCATCCCCAAGCAGTGGAGATATATGGTTTAACTCTGTTAGCGGTAAAACTTTTGTTTACTACGATTCTTTTTGGATAGAGCCAGGCCAGAACAATGTTGGCCCGCAAGGTCCGACAGGCCCAACTGGGCCTGCTGCAAATATTGAAGGATTGGCTACAGAAACATATGTAGATGAAGCAATTGCAAATATCTATGTTGAGGGTGGACTTGCGGGAGCTGATGGTGCAACTGGACCTACAGGACCGACTGGTGCGACTGGTGCAGCAGGAGATACTGGACCTACAGGAGCAACTGGACCTACGGGTGCTACAGGTGCAACGGGTGCCGCATCAACAGTAACTGGACCAACAGGTTCTACAGGTGCTACTGGTGCAACAGGCGATACCGGACCGACCGGCCCTTCAGGAGGTCCGACTGGTCCAACAGGTCCAACTGGCGCTACTGGTGCTACTGGATCGGCCGGAGAAAACGGTACCTTCATACAGGCTTCAACAACGGGCCCAACTGCTGGAGATGGCAACAATGGCGATCTTTGGATTGTTTATAGCTAATGGGGGCTCAAACTAAAGTTTCTGGGACATGGAGAAACATGTCAGCTCCTTATGTCAAAGTCTCTGGAAGCTGGAGAATAGCTAAGTCAGCATGGACCAAGATAGATGAAAAATGGAAAAATTGGTTTTTGCAGGGCGGTGTTTTAGATGCTCCACTGGGTAACGAAGAAAATTTTTTTCCAGCAAATTTCAATACTAACCTTGGGTCGTCAACGGGTCAAGTGGGATCAGTTAACTCAATAGCGATTCAATCAGACGGAAAGATAGTTTTAGGGGGGACTTTTACAACTTTTAACGGTACAACGGTAAACCGCATTGTAAGACTCAACTCGGATGGGACACGAGATACAGCATTTAGCACAAATACCGGCACGGGGGCAAATGATGTTATTTTTTCAAGGGACATTCAATCAGATGGAAAGATACTGCTTGGCGGGAATTTTACAACTTTTAACGGTACAACGGTAAACCGCATTGTAAGACTCAACTCGGATGGGACACGAGATACAGCATTTAGCACAAATACCGGCACCGGAGCTAGTGACACTATTTTTTCAATAGTTACTCAGTCAGACGGGAAGATATTGCTTGGCGGGAATTTTACAACTTTTAACGGTACAACGGTAAACCGCATTGTAAGACTCAACTCGGATGGGACACGAGATACAGCATTTAGCGCAAATACTGGCACTGGCATGGATAACATCGTCTACTCAATAGTTACTCAGTCAGATGGAAAGATATTGCTTGGCGGGAATTTTACAACTTTTAACGGTACAACGGTAAACCGCATTGTAAGACTCAACTCGGATGGAACACGGGACACCGACTTTATGACAAATATTGGGGTTGGGGCAAATAACACTATTTCTTTAATGGCTATTCAATCAGATGGAAAGATATTGCTCGGCGGGACTGTTAATAGTATTAATGGTATATCAGTAAACTCCATTGCAAGACTTAATGCAAACGGAACTTTAGATACAGCATTTACTACAAATACCGGCACTGGACCACTTACGTCACCAAGCAGGGTCGCTATTCAACCAGACGGAACTATTTTACTGGGTGGAGGTTTTTCAACATTTGATGAGATAGAAGTAAGGGGCTTTGTAAAACTCAGCTCAGATGGAGAATTAGGGGAGATACCTTCCGTTAGTGGCCTAGTGAGAGATATAGGTATTCAATCAAATAACAAAATTTTATTAGTTGGAGATTTTTATTTTTTTAATAGCGTGAGTGCCCGTCGTATTGTCAGACTTAACTCGGATCTAACATTAGATACCGACTTTATGACAAATATTGGAACAGCACTTAATTCCAACGCCGTCTCAATTGCTATTCAGTCAGATGACAAGATACTGATTGGCGGAGACTTTACAGATTTTAATGGTACATCGTCATTCCGGACTGTAAGACTTAATGCAAACGGGACAATGGATACAGCTTTTAGGGCAAATACCGGGGGTTGGACAGATAACAGAGTCAACTCAATAGCTGTTCAAACAGACGGAAAAATACTTTTTGGCGGGAGCTTTACAACCTTTAACGGTACAACGGTAAACCGTATTGCAAGACTTAATGCAGACGGAACAGTAGACACTGCTTTTATAACAAATATTGGAACAGGGTTCAATTCTTCAGTTAACTCAATAGCCATCCAATCAGATGGAAAAATATTAGTTGGCGGATCTTATTCAGGCTTTAAAGGGACAACAACAACTCGAATTGTAAGGCTAAATGCAGATGGAACACGAGACGCAACGTTTGTTATTGAGCCTGGGTTTAGTTTTGGAGCTAATAACACAGTCAACTCAGTAGCTGTTCAATCAGATGGGAAGATATTGTTAGGTGGAGACTTTACAAGTTTTAATGGTGTAAGTGCCCGCCGCATTGTAAGGCTTAATACAGATGCAACAGTAGATACAGCATTTAGCGCAAATACTGGCACGGGGGCAGACACCACAGTTAGCTCGGTAGCTGTTCAATCAGATGGAAAGATACTGCTTGGCGGGAATTTTACAACTTTTAACGGTACAACGGTAAACCGCATTGTAAGACTCAACTCGGATGGGACACGAGATACAGCATTTAGCACAAATACCGGCACCGGAGCTAGTGACACTATTTTTTCAATAGTTACTCAGTCAGACGGGAAGATATTGCTTGGCGGACTTTTTACAGTTTTCAACACCTTACTTCGTTTTAGAGTTGCTCGCATCGGAGGAGACTTTGCGGTTTAGAAATAGGGTAGAATAGATAAATGTCAGCTATTAATTTCCCAGATTCCCCGTCAGTCAATGACGTATTTACTGCTGGAACCAGCACTTGGAAGTGGACTGGCGTTGCCTGGGAGACCGTTGGTTACGACTATGCCATTGGTGCTACTGGCCCCACTGGCGCTACTGGACCAACTGGTGCAACAGGACCAACAGGTGCAACAGGCCCGGGAGTCCCAACAGGTGGAACTGCTGGACAGATTCTTGCAAAAATTAATGGCGACAACTACAACACCCAGTGGGTAGATGACACTGCTGGAGCAGTATCACTAACAGATTTAACAGACGTAACAACTCCGACTCCAGCTAATGGAGAAGTACTTTTTTATGACGGTTCAGTAAACGCGTGGGTAAACACTAGTTTCCTAGAACTTTTAGTTGCTTTTGGAGTGACATCTGGAGATGGAGGCTCATATAATACCACTGAATTCGCTGGTACAATAGATGGTGGTCTCTACAACACTACAGAGTTTATAAACGGCTAATGGTAGAAATTAAAGGTAGAATATAATGGCAGTTAAAATTCAAGCTCGGCGCGGCTTAGCGGCCCAATGGACGTCAACCAACCCTACGCTATCTGCGGGTGAGTTTGGGTTTGAGAGCGATACCCTTAAGCTTAAAATTGGTAATGGCTCTACAGCTTGGACTTCGCTGGCATACACCGGGCTAACCCCTACTGAAATCTCCTCTGCAATATCAGCAGCTGTTGCTGGCGTAATTGATCTTTCCCCTAGCACCCTAGACACTCTAAATGAGCTAGCTGCTGCAATTAATGATGACCCAAACTTTTTTAGCACAGTATCTACCGCACTGGGAACCAAGCAAGACAAGGTTACCGGAGTATCTGACACCGAAATCGGTTACCTAGATGGCGTTACCTCTTCTATTCAGACTCAGATAAACTCCAAGGCAAACTCTGCAGATATTGCTGAGCTTGCTCAGGATGCAGTTGGTAATTCTGTTGGGACTGGTTTGTCATACAATGACACGACTGGTGCAATCTCTGTAACTGCAAACACATATGATGCATATGGTTCAGCGTCAACTGCTTTAGACGACGCAGAAGGCTATGCAGACGAAGCAGTCACTACTCACAGTAGTCTAACACTGGGAGTTCACGGTATAAGTGACACCGCTGAGCTAGAAACTCAGACAGGCTCTCAAACCAAAGCAACAGCAGCGCAGACTGCTGCAGAGGATTATACAAATACCCAGATATCCGACCACGCGAGCTCTACATCTAGTCACGGCGTTGATGAAATTGTCGGAACTACAGAAGCTCAAACTTTAACTAATAAAACTATGGGCGACGACCTGTTAATGGACGGCAACCAGCTTACAGATTTAGGTGAACCTACGCAGTCGGACCATGCTGCAACTAAGGGTTACGTTGACGCTGTCGCCGAAGGTCTTCATGTAAGACCGGCTGTATTAGCGGCTACTACAGAAAATATAACTGCTACATACAACAATGGAACAAATGGAGTTGACGCAACTCTTACTATCCCTGCAACTGCAACTTTAACTATTGATGGATTGTCAGTCGGCTGGTCAGCTGGAGATGGAATTTTAGTTAAAGATCAGACTAACCCTATTCAAAATGGTCGCTACTACATAACTGTTGTTGGAAATGCAGGAACTGCTTGGGTGCTAAAGCGCTGCATTTTCTGTGACGAACCCGAAGAAATTCCATCGTCTTATGTCTTTGTTCAAGAAGGAGCTACTAACGGATCAACTGGATGGGTTGCATTAGTTGAAAATGCTGGAACTTTTGCAGTTGGAGTAGATGACATAACTTGGGTTCAGTTCTCTGGTGTTGGTACCTACATAGCTGGCTTGGGTATAGAGCTAGACGGAAATATAATTTCTACAGACTATGCAGTTACAGCTTCAAAAGACTATGTTGACACATCAACAGAGACGTCCTTAACTGTAGCCAAAGACTATACTGATGATCAAATAGCAATACACGCAGGAACTACAAGTAACGTTCACGGTATTGCAGATACCACGGAGCTAACAACTTTTGCAGATGTAACCTCTGCCATAGAGACACATACTGGGGAAACTTTAAATATTCATGGAGTTGCAGACTTTTCTCTTCTAGTAAATGGCGAACTTTTAGCTAGTGCTATTGCAGACTCTAAAGCAACTCACAATGAAGAAATTGGCCTACTACTAGCAGAGAAAGCTCCAATAGATAGCCCTATTTTTGAGGGAACTGTAGCCCTACCAGCCGATGTAACAGTCATTAAAAATGTAACCGAACTGTATGACCTAGCAGCAGAGCTAGAAAAAATAGACTTAAAGCTAGACTCTTCTGATGCAGAAACCACTTATGCTCCTCTAGAATCACCAACATTTAGCGGAAACGTAGTTCTACCTGAAAGCACAACTATAGGCACAATTACCTCAAACGAGCTTAATGTCTTAGACGGAATTACTGTATCCACTACAGAGCTTAACTATGTTGATGGTGTAACTAGCGCGATTCAAACTCAGCTAGACAGCAAAGCACCAACAAACAACCCAACATTTACTGGAACTGTAGCTGGTGTAACTAAGTCTATGGTGGGTCTTGGTGATGTTGATAACACTTCTGACATAGACAAGCCAGTCTCAACTGCTACCCAGGTTCTGATTAACCAGAAGGCAGCTCTAAATTCTCCAACCTTTACTGGAACTGTAGCTGGTATTACCAAGGCGATGGTAGGACTTGGCAACGTTGACAACACTACAGACGCTAATAAGCCGATCTCAAGTGCAACTCAGACTGCACTTGACCTAAAGGCAACTACAGCTGCACTTACCGCGCACGCTGACGACACCACAGGTATTCACGGTATTGCTGACACCTCGCTACTCGAGACTACTACTGGAGCTCAGAGCAAAGCTGATCAAGCAGAAACTGATGCCAACACCTTCACAACTGCTGCAATAGACGCACTTACTACTTCGGTAATTGAAGAAGGTACAAACCTCTACTTCACTAATGAGCGTGCGCAAGATGCAGTGGGCGATAACGTAGGAAATGGTCTTACTTATAACGACTCATCTTCAGCTATTTCCGTAAAACTAGGCACTGGCGTTGAGTTCGATGGCTCCGGTAACATCAAGATTACTGACTCTGTGATCACCAACAGTGGTACACAAACACTAACTAACAAAACTATTGATACTGCAGACAACATCATTACTGTTGAAGTTGCAGACGTCTCTGACCTAACTGCAACTGCCGCTGAGTTAAATACTCTAGACGGCATAACTGCATCAACTGAAGAGTTAAACTATGTTGACGGTGTAACTAGCTCAATTCAGACTCAGATCGATGGCAAGGCATCTCTAGCTGGCGCAACCTTTACAGGCACCGTGAGCGGTATCTCAAAGAGCATGGTTGGACTAGGAAACGTAGACAATACTTCTGACACCAATAAGCCAGTTTCAACTGCTCAGCAAACTGCAATTGACGGCAGACTAGCACTTTCTGGTGGAACCCTTACTGGTGCCCTAGTCCTTCCAGGTTCACCAACAACTGACCTACAGGCAGCAACCAAGGGTTACGTAGACAGCGTTGCAACCGGTCTAAGCGTTAGCGAGCCAGTAGTTGCGGCTACCGTCGGCAACTTGGCTGGAACCTATGACAACGGAACTGCTGGACTTGGTGCAACACTCACCAAGGCTTCAAACGGTGCAATTGGGACTATTGACGGTGCAACAGTCACTGTTGGTGCCCGCATTCTCCTACGTGCTCAAACTGACGCAAAACAAAATGGTATCTACACTATTACCGCTCTAGGTGACGGATCTAACCCATGGGTGATAACTCGTGCTACTGATGCTGACAACAGCCCGTCTGCGGAACTAACTGGTGGATCTTTCTGTCTAGTAACAGATGGTTCAACATACGCAAATGCTGGGTTCGTTGTGACAAACGTTGGTACCGTAGTTATTGGTACAGATGACATTAGCTACGAACAGTTTAGCGCAGCGCAGAACATTACTGCCGGCACTGGAATTACAAAAGTTGGATCAGAGATTGCTATCGATTCAGCTGTTGTTGCAACTCTAGACGCTTCGACCTTTACTGGAACTACCGTCCTACCGGTAACCACCTCTATTGGTGATGTAACTGGTACAGAAATTGCTTACCTAGAAGGCGTTACGTCTTCCATACAAGACCAGTTAAATGACAAGGCACCAAAAGCTAGCCCAACATTTACTGGAACCGTTATCATGCCTTTGGTTGCGGGTGTAGTAAAGTCGAGTGCTGGTGGTGTATTAAGCGTTGGAAACGTTAGCCCGTCAGAAGTTGCCGGTACTGCAGTTGTAAATGCTGATGCTCGACTAACTAACTCTCGTACCCCAACCGGACCTGCTGGTGGAGATCTAACTGGAACTTATCCAAACCCAACTTTAGCTACTTCTGGTGTGACAGCTGGCTCATACACCAACGCAAACATCACTGTAGACGCTAAGGGAAGAATTACTCTTGCAGCTAACGGTACTGGTGGCGGTGCAAGCCTCGCTGTTTCAGCAACTCCTCCAACTGGAGCTAGCGAGGGAGCTTTATGGTTTAACACTGAACAGGCTGGAATCTACGCGTTCTACGACGGTTACTGGGTTCTAACTTCTGGTGAGGCAGGTCCTCAGGGTCCCGCTGGCCCAACCGGTCCTTCTGGTGAATCACTACCTACCGGAGGAACTACCGGACAATTTTTAGTTAAACTTTCCAACACTAATGGAGATGCTGGCTGGACAACACTTCCCACTGATACCGATATAATGGTAATCATGGGTGCTTACTAAACGCACAAATAACAAAAGAAAAGAGAGTAGTAATTAATGGCTACCACAACTAAAGCTCTATCAAGAGCCGCATTCGCTACAACCGTTGGCGATCTATACACAGTTCCGACCACTGGAACTACAACTGTTGTCACTAACATTGTTGTAGTAAACACTGGTGCAGCGGGCGAAACATTCAACATTCTATTAGATGGCGTTGAAGTGTTTGATGAGACTCCTATTGCAGGGCATTCAACAATTTCAGTTGATATGAAACAGGTTTTAGACGCTAACGCAACCCCTAAAAAAATTCGCGGATTTGCGTCAGCCACCACAGTAAAAGTCCACATTAGCGGAGTAGAGATAGCGTAATGAGTATTCAACAGTTTCCGGCATCAGATGGCCGTTTTAACCCAACAGAAGTTCTTACCGATCCGGTAAATAAACTACGTACCTCAACCGCTCAAGCGCTTATTGATACCGACTTCGAGTATGGTACCCAGCAGTCGAAATGGGAAAACTTAGGTGTAACTAACAATAGGCCGTTTGCTTTCCAGGTTGCATCCCCAATGACAAACATAGCTTCAATGACAATGAATACAGATGCAAGAATTGTTACTGTAGCTCTAACTACAACTACTAAAACTGTAACTGGTGCAGACCCAAGCACTCCATCTACAGGATATGTAACCTACACAACCTCATCCTCTCATGGATTTAGATCTGGACAGTATGTAACTATATCTGGATCTTCTGTTTCAGGCTACAACGGAACATTTCAAATAGTTGGAACACTAACTTCAACTACATTTTCTGTAGTAAATGCAACAACTGGAACAGAGGTATGGACCTCAGGTTCAGCTATAGCTGGAGTAGCCCCTCCTACAGGAACAGCGATTACAGTTCAGGACACCTTCCTTGCTGCTGGCAATGGAAACTTTATTATTGAGTCCGGTGGTGGTACTGCATCATTTACCTACCTAGGTCGCGCCCAAAACAAGACCACCGTTACCTCAATTCTTGACCCAAACAAGACTGCCATCTATGAAGCGGTAATCTACACTGATGCAAGAATTGGTGGAGCACCTACTCTAGCCGTATCTGGCTTAAAAGTAACTGTAACTACTACAGTGCCCCACGGTCTTTCTATTGGTAACACCATAGCTACTGCTGGTATCACAGGTACTAACCCACCTAACGGAGCTTATCGAGTTGCAACTGTAGCAACTCCAACAACATTTGTATTCTACGCAGACCCAACCGAAGGCACTCCGTCTGGCTTGACTGCAACAAACGCGTCTATTTATGTACGTCCTCAGGCTCAGTTCCTACACAGATCTTTCGACGGTGGAGTTCTATTCTCAACTAACGCTAGCTCTAACTACGAACAGGCTATTAGACAAACCCGTCGTTATTTTAGATACCAGTCAGGTAAGGGTCTACAGGTTTCGTCTGGAACAATCCTTAAGCCATATGCAACTATTGATGGTATTACTTCATCTGGAACTACCGCGACAGTTACAACTAAAGAGCAGCACAACATTCTGCCTGGCACTTCAATTTTGGTTTCCGGTGCAAATGAGGCGGCATATAATGGCACTTTTTCAGTAGATCAGGTAACTAGCTTTAATACTTTTACTTACGAGCTACCAGAATCCACTACTAGTCCAGCTACTGGAATTGTAAACCTAAACGTAACATCATGGTACGGATCAAGCACTAGATTAGGAACTTTTGATGCTCAAAACGGACTTTTCTGGGAAATTGACGGACAAGACGCGTATGTAGTAAAGCGCTCATCTACCCAGCAGCTATCAGGACGCTCATCAGTAGTTCAGGGATCTAACGTAGTAACTAGAACAGACGAGTCATTCCCGACTTCTTACTCCAGTCAGCTAATCCCTGGAGATTACGTAATTATCCGGGGCCAGTCATACCGAGTAATTGCTATTGATGATCTGTCAGTTACACCAAACTTTACAATTTCGCCTTCCTACAGAGGAGCTAGCGCGGATCACGTAAATATCTCAAAAACCATAGACACTAGAATCCCTCAGTCTGAGTGGAACTTAGATAAAGCAGACGGTACCGGTCCTTCAGGATTTAACGTTGACTTTACTAAGATGCAAATGTTCTATGTAGACTACTCCTGGTACGGTGCCGGCTTTATCCGCTGGGGCCTACGTGGTATAGACGGTAACGTATTCTACGTCCACAAGATGAAGAATAACAACGTTAACAACGAAGCGTACATGCGCTCTGGTAACTTGCCAGCTCGCTACGAAACTTCAACACTGCCACCGACAACTAGACTAGATGCTAGCTTGTCGGACACAGGAGAAACATTAACTGTTCTATCTACCGCCGGATTCCCTCCTACAGGAACACTAATTATCAAGCCTAGTACTACAAACAACGAAGCTGGACTATTTAGCGAGTATGTAAACTACACAGGCAAGACAGCAACTACCTTCACTGGACTAGTCCGTGGTAAAGCTGGTGCTTCTGGTGTCTCTTCCACTTGGACTATTGGGTCAAACTCAGGAATTGTTGCTAGTGCCACTGGACTTCAAGTTGGCCAGCGCGTATTTTCTAGCGCATCCCCTAGCCCAGTGCCGGACGGTGCTTACATAACCAACATAGCTGGAACAGTTATCACGCTAAACACCGCTCTTACTGGATCTAACCCAACGTTGATATTTGCACCGATGGGTGCTGAAGCTAAGGCATACACTTACAGCGCCCCATCTCCTACCTCAGTAGAGTTGGCATACCCAACATTCGCACCTTCGATTTCCCACTGGGGTACCTCGGTGATTATGGATGGTCGTTTTGATGAGGATAACTCTCTTATCTTCACCTATGGTCAAACTAATCCTGTTTCAATTCTTCCTGGACAATCTAAAGCTCTATTTGCCGTGAGACTAGCTCCTTCAGCCGATAACGGTGTAGGTGCCCTATTCGGCCAAAGAGAGCTAATTAACAGAATGCAGCTAAAGCTTTCTGAGCTCGGCGTGAGTACGCAGGATGCTGGTACAAACTATCTAGTAAGAGCCTACCTAAACGCAACGCCGTCTGTATCTGCAACATGGACTATACCAAACTTTGCTGATGCAGGCACAGCTAACTCCTCGCTAGCTCAGATTGCTGACTACAGTGTAAACGGTAACGTCACTGTTTCTGGTGGAGAAATCACTGGTGGTTTCTTGTCTCAGGGTACAGACTCTATCTCGCTAAGAACTCTACGCGACCTTGGAAACTCAATTCTTGGTGGAGGAAGTTCTTCATCTAGAACAGGAATATACCCGGATGGGCCGGACGTTCTTACGATTGTTGTAACAAACACATCTTCCGGATCCAACACAGCTAGATTTACCGGTCGTCTATCATGGACAGAGGCACAGGCATAATGGCAATTAACTTTCCTGCAGAACCAGAAGTTGGTGACGCATATACCTACAATGGCAGAACTTGGCTTTGGTCGGGAGAAGTTTGGACCCCGGACCGCGCTAAGTACACTGTCGATCGCGACATTATTTCGGATGAAGATGGGTACTTAGTAGCATCACCAGTAACGTCTACAGAGGTCGGATACCTAGATGGCGTAACTTCTTCAATTCAAACTCAGCTAGACGCTAAGGCACCACTTGTCAGCCCAGTTTTTACAGGAGAACCAACAGCTCCAACAGCTACCGCTGACCAGAATGACACGCAGCTCGCAACTACTGCGTTTGTTGTGGGTCAAGCTGCTTCGGCCACTCCAGTGGCTAACGGGACGGCGGCTGCAGGTACATCTCTAAAGTATGCTAGAGCAGATCACGTACACCCAACTGACACAACTCTTGCACCTAAAGCATCTCCAACATTTACTGGAACAGTAACCGTTGGTGCTAGCGGCATCGCTTTCTCAGACGGAACTCAGACGTTGCAGGGCGTACCTTCTCTTACCCCGATTAAGGCAGCTATTACAGCTAACGCAACTACGTCAACCCTGCCTCAGCCTCTAACATACAGAGACGCACTGACTGCAATTGGCGGAGCTTATAGCGTTACAGTAGACGCAGATACTACCAACTCAATCACTTTCCCAATTGGGACTACCCTGAACTTCTACCAGAGCGTAGGAGCCGGAGGCGCGTCTATAGTAGCTGGAGCATCTGTAGACCTTCTGTATACACCTGGATTGATCTTTAGAGCATTAAATTCTTCAGTATCCCTAACTAAGGTAGCTGCAAACACTTGGCTGGTCTTTGGAGACCTAAAGGCTTAATTAAATCTAAGGTAGAATGACATATTATGAGCAAATCACCTGGTAAGCGTTCCCAACAGCAGAACGACTCTTTGGAGCCAAAAGCCCCAATTAATGTTGTTGCAACCAACGTAGGGACTGCTAGAGCTTTTGATAATGGTGCTGCATCAGTAGCTTTTGCTCTACCAGAAGGCTCTCCAGAAGCTACCGGATATACCATAGTTGCTTACAAAAATGGCACTACTGTTGACACAACAGCAACCAATCTTACTGGATCTGCTTCCCCTATCGTGGTCGGCGGGTTGGACTCTAATACCGGATACACCTTCGTATTAACAGCCACAAACTCAGCTGGAACATCTCTTGAGTCTTCCGCGTCTTCAAGCGTAACTATAACAACAGTGCCCCAGGCTCCAAACACTCCAACGGTAACAACAAGTAATGGCGAAGACATTGTTTCATGGTCAGCCCCTAGTACTGGCGGCTCTGTCATAACTGGATATGACTGGGAAAGTACCGATAGTAAGTCAAACTCCTCAAACGTAACTGGCACTTCAGCAACAGTGACTCAGGAAGCAAACACCGCTCAGCAGTATAGAGTTAGAGCTAAAAATGCAAATGGTGCCTCGGAGTGGTCTAGCTACTCTGCGTCGATTACTACTGCGCCATTCTTCCCTCCATTCTTCCCTCCATTCTTCCCACCATTCTTCCCACCATTCTTCCCTCCTTTCTTCCCTCCTTTCTTCCCACCGTTCTTCCCACCGATGTTCCCGTTCTTCCCACCGTTCTTCCCACCTTTCTTCCCACCGATGTTCCCGTTCTTCCCACCTTTCTTCCCACCTTTCTTCCCACCGATGTTCCCGTTCTTCCCACCGTTCTTCCCACCGATGTTCCCGTTCTTCCCAAGCTTCAAGGTAAGATTCTGTTTGGCACCAACAACAGACATCCTGACCCCAAACGGCTGGGAAAAAGCAGAGAATGTAAAAGTTGGAGACAAAGTGTTGACGGTTGACAGTCGACACATAGATCTGTCAGCGCTATTAGAGACTAAGCAGTCCAGCTTCTTAAGTGAAGAGGTAGCTCTCATCGAAGCAGAGATAGTCTCAGTAGAAGCTAGATCCGCCGTGCTAATCGGATTTAATGATCTAGGTAAGGACTACTCTGTAACTCAGCCAATTCTTGTAAAAGAATCTGAAGGAATAAGCTACAAAAACGCTGAAGACGTCGAAATAGGAGACGTTCTACTAGGAGTAGCAGCAGACGGAGTAGTGTCAGAAACAGTAGTTGTCTCTATAGAAAAAGACGAAGCTGAGTCTACAGTTTACGAAGTAAAGACTTCTCCTCAGCCTTGGTTCATCACAAGATCCTTTATAGTAATAGCATAGGACAGGCTAAGTCACTACCCCTGGCTTGGCCTGCCTAAAGCTTACAAAAAACTTGTAAAACACCAAGTTTAATTAGGCATTTTCCCTTTTTATTGATAGACTATCGCTACAACCTTTAAATATAAACTAGTTTAAAGAACAGAAGCGAGGCTAGACATGAACGACTGGTTCACAAAAGATAGATCTGAAACTTCAAATAATCGGATGCCAGACCGCCCTGCTCCCAGAAACCCAAATATTACTGTGTCTAATCCAGCACTAGGAGTGAACCTGTACCGCGGGGCCATCACAGAAGAGCAGGGTAGAGAATACATAAAAACTTTAGAGTCTAACTTGAGCGGCACAGGTAAATATACTTGGGGTGGAGCAAGAGTGACAACGTCAGCCGATGTGCTTCTAAGCGCTAGAAATGCACAAGATTTTAAAGTTAACTCTACATCGCTAGGCCCCCGCGACTCAGAAAATTCGGAGCTTTACGATCTTCATGAAAAAGTATTCCAAGCAGTGCGCCAATGCGTAGATGATTATTCTGATTCCTGGGGCGTAGGAATGAGATGGTACGAAGCATTTAATTTTGTAAAGTACGACGGGCCAGGAACTCACTTTAAAATACACGCAGATCACGGTCCAACATATGTTTGCACAATTTCTGTAGTTGTATACCTAAATGACGACTACGAAGGCGGAGAGATTTGGTTTCCTCGAATGGACAATTTAACAATAAAACCTAAAGCAGGAGATGTACTTGTATTTCCATCAACTTTCATATATGAGCACTCGTCACAGGACATAAAATCTGGTGTCAAATACTCAGTAGTAGTTATGACGGATTATAACGACAGAGACAATGTAAACAACAGAGTTGCTCCAGTAATTGAAGAATATAAACTAACGTATTAAGGATATGGTTATGGAAAACACACAAAACTTTTCAGATAAGCCCCAAGAAACCGAGGGAGCTGAAAAACAGAAATTAGTTGCAGAGAGGCTCTCTGCTTGGTACACCGTAGAAAAACAAACATGGAGTAGCTCAGAAGAAGTTGCGCCAGGTATTGTTGTGTACAGAGACGTTCTAACAGACGATTTAGATATAATCAACAGACTAGAGTCGGTAATAACTAATCCAGACAACCACTACGAATATCAAGAAGCAATGGTTGGGTATGCGATGAAGATGCCAGAGTATCGCGACTGCGTAGACTTTAAATACAAAAAATCTGACATTGCTCATGACACATCGCCAGCTGGACTTGCGCTGCAAGAGCTTGCTGATGACGTAACGTATAAAGAGCTTCAAGCGGTCAAAGACTATACAAGAAGATTTAACATAGGCGAGCTTCGCTACTGGGAAGCAACTAACTACGTTAAGTACGGCCCCGGACAACACTTCCAAGAGCACCACGATCACGGGTACTCATATAACTGCGTAGTGTCACTAGTCGGGTTTCCCAATGACGACTACGAAGGTGGAGAGTTGTATTTTAGACTTCAGAACATCACAATTAAGCCTAAGAAGGGCGATCTCTACGTATTTCCGTCAAACTTTATGTACCCACACAGAGCAATGCCAGTGAAGTCTGGGACTAAGTACTCTATGGTAACCATGCTTGACTATTCAGAAAAGTTTCACACTCCTCAGTTCTATGAAGAAACAGGAAATTAGTGAAAAGCATATATGTAAAAAAGTACGAGCAAGACTGCGCCAACATAGAGCAGCTTGAAGCTAGACGCGATTGGATGGATGAAACACCGGAAAAGCACGCGTATATGTGCTTTCCCCTAAGTGTAACTAATAGACTCGGCTGGGGGATATCTTTCCCCGAAGACATAGTTTTTATTTGGGACGGAGTTACAGACACCACACCAGACCACATAACTGTACTAAAGGGACATAAATACGTAGACACTAACAGGGGAAATGCAACTATAAGTTTTGTATCTGGTTTGATATTTAAAACCGACGATCAAACCACTATGCTAACAATGCCTACCCCTAATCTGTTTATTCGCGGTGCCCACTGCTATACAACCTTAATAAGCACGTCTTTTTATATTCACGGGCTTCCAATAGCCTGGAGAGTCACAGAACCAAACATAGAAATTACCATCCCAGCTGGCACTCCTGTAGCTTCGGTAATGCCAATATCTTTAACATCATTAGAAAACGACTATGAGTTACAAATATCTGATGAATATGTTGGCCAGGACCACTGGGACGAAGTAAAAAGGTATGGCGCTGCTTTAGAGCTCAGAAATAGAGTTGGCGACTGGTCAAAAATGTATAGAGACGGATTAGACTATCGGGGAGACGTAGTAGGTCACCACGAAACAAAAAAAATTAAGTTAAAAACTGTCACGTGCCCAGTAACTAAAAACACTTATGAAGTAGAGGCTACTCAGGAGGGGGACCTTGAACAAAATTAAATTTGTAGTTAATAGACCTTGGCTAACTAAAGACAGCCCCTCAGCCCCTAAACCTACAATAAAAACAATTCCAGAGTGGTACAGAAAAGCTGATCGTTTTGCAGTAAATCCCCACACAAATGAACACTGGGTGGATCCCCGAGACGGCGGCAAGATTCCTACTTGGAAAGCATGCCCTGCAGTTTTCGACATCATGGGCACCGGTTATGTGTATAGAACCCCCTGCGACATAGAAATTTTAGAGGTAGCCGGCAAACCTAAAATAAAAGTTCTAAATCCTCAAATGCAAGACTTTGTAGGGGAACGACCACCGATGTCTCAGTTTGTAGCACCGTCCGGATATCATGAAGAACACTTTGCTTGGTGGTCTGACTGGGCAGTAGAACTACCAGAAGGATACAGCGCACTTTATGCCCAGCCATTTAACAGATTTGAGCTACCTTTTCTGACAACTAGCGGAGTAATTGATAACGACAAGGTACATCTTCCAGGCACAATGCCATTTTTTATAGCTAAAGGTTTTTCGGGAGTCATACCAGCAGGAACTCCGTATGCGCAGATCCTTCCATTTAAAAGAGAAAACTGGATTTCTGAAGTAGAAACAAAAATTAGCTATGAAGAAATGGTCAAAAAGAATCAAGAAAATAGCAACAAATACCGAGTACCAAACGGAGGAGTCTACCAAAAGGAAGTCTGGACTCGTCGTACATACGAGTAGGGAGTAGGATATAACTATGGATGCAGCTAACAATAACTTACAGTTCAATGAGCGAGTTTCTATAACCCCCTCCGGGTTTTTTGGAGATTCTGCTAACAATATTGTGACTCTAGAAAATTTTATGACCGACGAAGAGCTGGAGTTTTTAGACAATTTTGCTAGAAATAATACCATCTGGGACTACACCGAGTCACACTATAACGAAGATGGCGTATGCATATATGACGCGTCTTACTGGGAGGATCGAGTAGCAACTACAAATAGCTTAAATAAGTCAGATCCTCGAGTACTAGAAGTTATTGAGGGCATGCAGCAAAGACTTAAGCTCGAAGTGGACAAATTCTTAAAAGTAGATGCCCTACCAACTCCACCAGCTTTAGTTAGATGGTTACCGGGACAGTATCAAAATCCTCACGCTGACAAAGAACTACATGAAGGCGAAAATAGAGGAAAACCAAACGACTTTCCGTACTATGACATTGCTGGACTATTCTACATAAATGATGACTATGAAGGTGGAGAACTGTATTTCCCTAATCAAGGAATCCAGTTTAAACCTAAACGAGGTGCAGCATACTTTTTCCCTGGAGACATGAACTATATTCATGGAGTCACCGAAGTTATATCTGGTATTAGATATGTTAGTCCATTTTTTTGGACCATTCTAAAACACACCGGAGATAAGCAGCCATAAATGACATCAAACTACGAACTTATAGCAGAAAAAATAGTACATTTTCCATATGCACTAAAAACTCCTGCTGATGTCGTGGAACTACTAGAGAATACAAATAGTATTGCTGCCGGTGAGTGGCTGCCTTGGCTCTCAGGTGGTTCCAATAATGTTCATCAATACGGTCTAATGAAAGAACTAACACCAAGCAAAAATAACCTTGAATCAGACGCTAAAGTTAAAGATCAAGTTTCTAACGTGATTTATAACATATATACAGCGTTAGACAACTCTTTTGCTGACTACTACCGAGCAATAGGGCTGCCAGAAAAAACTGCTACTACCTGGGCATCTAAATATCGAGACTCCGGACTCGATCATATAGCAATAAAAAAATATTTTGATAGCGAGCACCTAGGGCCTCACCCTGACTCAGAATCACTAGACCCAGTGGAGTACACAGCATCAATATACTTTAATGACGACTACGAAGGCGGAGAGCTAAGCTTCCCGGACAAGGGGGTCGCTATAAAACCGACCCCAGGAAGCATAGTTATATTTCCTGCTGCATTTTTACATGAGTCCAGGACCATAAACAGCGGGGTAAAGTACGTAACTAATGTTTTAGGCAATATACCCCAAAAAATAGTAGATGCCGCCAACAAAGAATAGCTACAAATTAATATAGAATGTACATAGGACAACTAAACCGTAGATAGGAAAGACATGTTTTTAGCTGAAAAACTACACGAAGAAGTTTTTTACTACCAAGACGTAATTGCTAATCCAGAAGAGCTAATTGCGCTAATAGAGGAGCTTGACTCAGACGAGTCAGTTTACCCAGCTATACCACCATGGGGGCCTTGGCTATCCAACAGTAAGTCCTACCATGAATTTGGGGGCAAAAAAGACTTTAATCCAGATGCAATTGAAAATTTAACATCTCCCAGAAAAGAAGATGTAAAAACTGCAATATTTGCTATAAAAAAGGCAGTGACTGATGTTGCTGAAGCATATTACAGAGATAGAAATCTAGAAGGATCCCCAAACATGTCTCCGTTTGTGGGAATTATGAAATACATAGAAGGCTGCTCTATGGGTGCTCACTTTGATGCTCAGGCTGGAGATAGAACTCTAAAGTACTCCATAGTTTTATATCTAAACGAGGACTACGAGGGCGGGGAAATCTCTTTTGCAATTAGAGACTATGACCTAAGAGACCCTAAGTACTCAGAGATGAAGCCACTAGAAGATGTGCACGATCCACGAAATAAAGACAGAATTGATTTTTGGCTAAAACCAAAACCAGGATCAGCTTTAATATTCCCGTCTACCCACCCATTTATGCACCGAGTACACGAAATGAAAAAGGGAGATAAGTACATTTTTCCTGGTTTTGTTTTTATTGATGATTTTGACATAAACAATGAAGAAGATCGTAAGAAATATAATGCTGGATCAGCGGAACTTGCTGATGATGCAGAGCAGCTCACGTCGGAGTAGCCGTGAACTACGAAATACCTTATGACAAAATTGTCTATTTCCCCGGGGTAATAGATAACATCGATAAATTAATAGCTGATATAGAGTCTACTAATAGTGTTGCAATTACAGAGTGGAATACTTGGTATGGGTATGGAACAGAGACAGATCCATACGGCGAGATTAAGTATATGCAGAAAAAACTACTAGACATCGAGTCCGATCTAGCAACTAAAACTACTGCAGATCGCGTCCTCAATACTCTTATATCTAGTATGTCATCTTGCGCAAGCAAGTACGCTGAACTGTACAACATTAGCGAAGAAATGCTGTCATTTGCGGACCATGCTTTACGTTTTCCAGAGACAAAGTACGGAATCAATAAATATTTTGAAGGTCAGTATATGGGCCCCCACGTTGACTGGAATGAGCACAACTCAGATATTACATACACAATAGTAGTGTACTTAAATGACGACTATGAGGGTGGAGAGCTTTACTTTGTTGATCCTCAAATTGACATAAAAATTAAGCCTAAAGCCGGAAGCGTTGTCATGTTCCCATCTACCTTGCCATATCTTCACCAGTCTTGCAAAATAGTAAAGGGCCGAAAAATGTTAATAACCCACCACTGGAAGAATAACAGTAAAACAGGAAGTGCAGACTAAAAGTGGATGATACAACCTTAGAAAGTTTAAATATAAAAAAACTAGACGATAAAATATGGATTTTTAATAAATGGGTAAAAAATCCTCAAGAATATATAGATTATTATCTTACAGACCCAGAGCAAAAAGCCCGCTGGGTGTCTTGGTTTATTTTTGGGGAAATGATAGCTGATTCAGGTCTCTCTTGGGGCACAACCACAGAATTCCCGACTAAAGAAGCCTGGACTAAGGAGTTTTCCGAAGAACCAGACCCCTATAAAAGAAAGATTGCTGATCTTTTTTATGATGCGTCAAGCATATACATAAACGAAACTAAAACTTATTTGCCGTCATGGAAGGCTCCAACTTGGGGGGTTGCTAGGTATTTTCCAGATGTACCAGAGTTTAACGAGGCGGACAACGATGGTAGAACCATGAGACATCATACAGACTACCAACAAGAAATAGCAGAGTACCCAGGAGAAAAGTTTGGGATAACTGCAGTTGTCTATCTAAATGACGACTATGAGGGCGGGGATATAAACTTTAGAATAACTGACCCGGAAGACAATAAAAAGGTAGTCAAAGAAATATTTTACAAACCAGAAGCAGGAGATATCTTAATGTTCCCATCTACCCCGCCGTACTACCACGGGGTAATGAATATTAAAAAAGCCTCAAAATATATGGTCCGACTGTATTGGATTTTTGAAGAGGAAGCATCTGAAGACTATAAAAGATTAAAAGAAAAATACGGTCCAGCTTTCGAAGAGCTTGAAAAAGTTAGAAGAAAAAGAAGAGATTTAACCATTCAAGATCCGGTACTCCACCAAAGAATGACTATTGGAGAATATTACAGACTCTTAGAGTCAGGCGAACTAAAAGATAGCTATTTAGAGTGAACGAACTAAACGCTATCAATGGCGTACTTGTTGAAGAATATAAAGCTAAAGTATCTAGAGGCGCTGGAGACTCTTACATGCTCACAGTTGCCCGCGACGGGGAGTCTCCAGCCAGATCTATATACTTTTATGACAATGCAATAGACGCCGCAACTGGCTACGCAGCCTACACAGACTGGGGTTTTGCTAAGGAATTTTTGACTGTAACGTTATATGAACCTACCGGTAGAGTTCATGAAAAGATATTAAAACGACCCCGGGGAGGAGAGTGCGTATTTGTTAGAGATGACTACAATAAAATGTCGGAGATACTTAATAGCATAAAAGACGGTATGGCTTCGGACAGTTACAATTATCTAATACTAGAGACTGTTAAGCTGTTCTCTAAAGACAACCAGCGTTTTGACCCAGAAAGATTTTTCCTAAATACTGGCTACACAGGAGATAGTAAAAATGACAGATAAAAATAAACAATTTTTTAAAGATGACATCATTTATTATGATGATTTTATCCCGCTAGAAGACCAACAAAAAATTATAAACTACTTTAATGACCCAGATCACCCATGGAGTATGTCAGCTTTTTATGAGTCATATGGCATGAGCATTCTTCCAGATGACCCAAACCTAGAAAAATACGGGCTACCCAGAGACTATTTGGGTAAACTTGCTGACAGGCTCCAAGAGTATGTAGAGGATGCCCATGAACGTCCAGTAAAGTCAGTCTCTAATCATGCCCAGAAGTGGGAAAAAGGTGCATATGCACCATTCCACTCTGACAACACAGATATGGAAGGCAACTGGTCAGCCTGGGAAAAGAGCAAATTGGTATGTCTTCTATATATAAATGATGATTATGAGGGTGGGGAGCTAGACTTCCGTGATCACGATCTGACAATTAAGCCTAAAGCCGGGCAGCTAATTACGTTCCCCGGAGGCATCCTAAACGTGCATCAGGTTAAAAAGGTAGAATCAGGGACCCGGCACACTATAGGGGCTTTTTGGGACTATGCCGAATCCGTGTATTCGGAGGAGCGCCTAGCAGAGTGGGAAGCAGAGATTGAAAAAGTCCGAGAAGAGCAGAGAATTCAACAGGAGGAGTGGAAGCAGGGTAATGCCCAAGGCTAGCCACTTCTAGTTAATCACTATGGCGCAACTCAGGTAAAATATAAGGGATACTCTATCCTGAGGGACAGTCGCGTGCGTAATTATAATTTAAATGTTTTTGACATCCTTGTAGATCAGGGTGCCACGCTAAATCGCGCACTATTTTTAAAAGATTCAGCAAAAAGACCTATAAATTTAAGCGAATATACAGCTCGAATGCACATAAGAGACTCTGTAGATTCGACAAATATCATTGAAGTTTTGACTACAGAAAACGATCAAATAGTTTTAGATGAGCTAGACGGCAGAGTTGACATACTTCTAACTCCAGCAGAGACAGCCGCTTTAGCTGCAAAATCGTACGTTTACGATCTAGAACTTGAATCTCCTGAAGGGGACGTTACAAAAATAATTTCAGGGAAATTAACAGTGAGATCGGAGATAACTTACTAATGCTCTCTGACGATTTTGCATATGTAGTAGTTACCGCCCCCGGTCCACAAGGGCCAGCAGGGACTGGCGGAACCCAGGAAGAGGGGGCCGGTGCAACCGGCCCTACTGGACCAACTGGTGCTACAGGTCCAACAGGCGCGACGGGCTCATCTGGTTTAACTGGACTTCAGGGTGCAACTGGTGCTACTGGTGCAACTGGTCCAACTGGTGCCACAGGAGCTACAGGTGCTACAGGTGCAACTGGACCTACAGGCGCTACTGGCGCAACTGGTGCCACAGGTGTTGCTGGTGCTACTGGCCCAACTGGACCAACTGGAGCAACAGGTGTTGCAGGACCAACAGGTCCAACCGGTGCAGCCGGTACTACAGGTTTAACAGGACTTCAAGGTGCAACTGGTGCTACTGGTGCAACTGGTGCGACTGGTGCAACTGGAGCAACTGGTGTTGGTGCTACAGGCCCTACGGGTGCAACTGGAGCAACTGGTGTTGGTGCTACGGGTGCGACTGGTGCAACTGGTGCAACTGGTGCAACAGGAGCCACTGGCGCTACGGGTGCAACAGGAGCGGCCTCAACGGTCACTGGTCCAACGGGTGCTACTGGTGCAACAGGACCGACTGGCCCCGCTGGTATAACAGGACTTCAAGGTGCAACTGGTGCTACTGGTGCAACAGGTGCAACAGGTGTCGGAGCAACAGGACCGACTGGCCCCGCTGGTATAACAGGACTTCAAGGTGCAACTGGTGCTACTGGTGCAACTGGTGCGACTGGTGCGGCCAGCACGGTTACTGGTCCTACTGGTGCTCAAGGTGCAACAGGTCCTCAAGGTGTAACAGGTCCAACAGGAGCTACAGGAGTGGCCGGTCCTACTGGACCAACTGGTGCTCAAGGTATTGCTGGTGTTGGCGTAACTATCTATGGATCATACGAAGACTATAGTGCCCTAGTTGCCGCACATCCAACAGGAGACCCCGGTGAGGGGTATTTTGTTGATAGCGGAGACCTATATGTGTGGAGCTCAGAATCTTCCGACTGGGAGAATGTAGGAAACTTAGAAGGTCCAACTGGTCCCACGGGCGCAGCTTCAACAGTAACTGGACCAACGGGTGCAACTGGTGCAACTGGAGCTACTGGTGCCCAGGGGCGATTTGCTATCTCGTTCCCATCTTCTCCTGAAAACGGTCAAGTTTGGTACGACATCGAGACCGGAAAAATGTATGTATACATTCCGGATGGCACTAGTTCACAATGGGTTCAAGTAGCTACAGCGCCGCAAGGACCTACTGGACCAGCGCTGGACCCAGGGCTTATAAATTTAGATGATTTTGATAGCGTCACATTTACAGACTTAGAAGATGGAGATGTCCTTTCATATAATGCAGCCACCTCTAGTTGGATAAATATTTCCGCTCTTGATGGAGGAACACCATAATGGCTATTAATTTCCCTAATTTCCCTACTCTAGGTCAAACCTACACCTATGGAGAAAATACTTACACTTGGAATGGTACCGTCTGGGATGTTGAGTATACAATTTTTACTGGTCCAACTGGTCCTACAGGCGCTACGGGTGCAACAGGAGCGGCCTCAACGGTCACTGGTCCAACGGGTGCCACAGGTGTTGCTGGTGCTACTGGCCCAACTGGACCAACTGGAGCAACAGGTGCTACTGGTGCTAGTTCTACAGTCCCCGGACCAACTGGTGCAACAGGACCTGCTGGTACAACAGGACTCCAAGGTGCTACTGGTGCTACAGGAGCAACCGGAGCAACCGGTGCAACTGGTGCAACAGGTGCAACTGGTCCAGCAGGTTTAACAGGACTTCAAGGTGCAACAGGCCCAACCGGTCCAACAGGAGCAACAGGTGCAGTTTCAACTACTCCTGGACCAACTGGTGCTACAGGTCCAACAGGACCTACTGGTCCAACAGGTGCTGATGGAACTTTCACTACTTCAGAGACCGCCCCTACAGTAGGTGTAACAGCGGGAGATGTTTGGTTTGATACTACAAATGCCAAAGTTTACACATACTACGATAACTTCTGGGTAGAGTGGGCTAGTTCTAGCGTTGGCGCAACTGGTGCTGCTTCTACAGTAACTGGACCAACAGGTGCAATAGGCCCAACTGGTCCTACTGGTCCAACTGGTGCAACTGGTGCAGCTTCTACAGTAACAGGACCGACGGGTGCAACAGGGCCTCAAGGAATATCAATAAATTTTGCTGGCACTGTTGCAGACATTACAGCTTTAAATGCAATTACTGGTCAGGCTGTAAACGATGCTTACATCTTAGAGTCAGATGGAAACCTCTGGGTTTGGGATGGCGCAACCTGGAATGATGTGGGTCAAATTGTTGGGCCGCAAGGACCGACCGGTGCCACGGGTGCAGCTAGCACGGTAACTGGACCTACGGGGTCTACAGGAGACACAGGTCCGACAGGACCAACTGGACCTCAAGGTGAAGTAGGAGTAACTGGCCCGACTGGCGCGACTGGAGATACCGGTCCTACGGGTGCAGACGCTCTTTGGAATTTTACTGGGGCTTACAGCGGGGGCGCATCCTACGCAGTTGGCGATGTCGCAACATACGAAGGCCAAACTTGGTATCGTGTAGGTGCTAATGGTGGCAATGTCGGAGACACTCCTTCACCTGGATTCTGGACGTTGCTTGCAGCTGAGGGGGCAGAAGGTGCTACTGGTCCAACAGGAGCCACTGGACCGACAGGTGCTGGATTTGGAGTTGTTTACTTAGGAAACTATGTTCCAACAAATGGCTACATAACAGACATAGCAGTAGTAAGAGGTTCAGACGGACAACTCTATCTTGCTAAGGCAAGCGGAGAACTTGGTAACCCAATTGATTACCTGACTAATGGCCAATGGGAGATTTGGATCCCTAAGGGTGCAGACGGTGCAACTGGACCAACTGGTGCAACTGGAGATACAGGACCTACGGGCGCGACTGGTGATACTGGGCCAACAGGTGCGACTGGCGCTACAGGCGAGACTGGACCAACTGGTGCAACTGGAGATACAGGACCGACTGGTGCAGGCGCATCTGACCTAACAGCGTGGACTGACTATACTCCAACAATTACAGCGGATGGTGGCGGATTCTCTCTAGGTAACGGAGTTGCCTCTGGTCGCTATAAGCAGATTGGGAAAACTGTTTTCTTCTACGCAAAGCTTGTATATGGATCAACAACAAGTCCAGGCTCTGGTCACTGGAACTTTAGTCTGCCAGTTACAGCATATAATTCAAACTTCCAGCTTTCTGCATCAATTCTTGATGACGGTGCTGCTTGGTATGGCGGTGTTGGTAATGGTAACTACACAGGATCAACCACATCTTTTGCTGTTATAACTCCATCCCCAACCTCTTCCGTAACTACATGGGTTCCAGTTGGCAATGGCGGACCATTTACTTGGACCAGCACAGATAATATTACAATTTCAGGAAGCTATGAGGCCGCATAATGACCGCTATTAATTTCCCAAACTCCCCGTCTATCAATGACGTATTTACCTCAGGTGACAGCACCTGGAAGTGGAACGGCTCCGTGTGGAGTATTGTCCGGACTGGAGTTATTGGCCCAACTGGTGCTACCGGAGCTGTTGGTGCAACAGGCCCGACAGGCGCAACTGGTGCGACAGGCGCAACTGGTTTAGTAGGACCTACTGGTTCAACTGGGCCGACTGGATCTACTGGACCAACGGGTGCAACAGGATCTACTGGCCCAATAGGAGAGCCTCTTGTTATTTTGGGGTACTACGAAACATATGCAGAATTTGAACTAGCACATCCAACAGGTGAAGAGGGAGATCTTTATGTAGTTGACGGAGCTCTCTTTGGTTGGTTTACCTCTGAATGGGCACAAATTGGAAGTTTGGTCGGAGAGCCCGGTGGCATAGGTGATACTGGTCCAACTGGTCCTACAGGCGCTACGGGTGCAACAGGAGCGGCCTCAACGGTCACTGGTCCAACGGGTGCTACAGGCCCTCAAGGAGCTATAGGTTTTAATGGAGTTCAAGGGCCTATAGGACCAACTGGTGCAGTTGGTTCAGTGGGACCAACCGGACCTCAGGGTGCTAGTATTACAGGACCAACTGGTGCAACCGGCCCGACTGGAGATACTGGAGCGGTTGGTGCTAAGGGAGACACTATAGTTGGCCCAATGGGACCTACGGGACCAACAGGTGCTCCTAGCAACGTAACCGGTCCAACCGGCCCGGATGCGGTTTACTACACTAGCGAACTTCCACCAGCAGATCCAGAGCAGGGAGATACTTGGTTTAACTCTCAGCTTGGAAGCACATACATATACTATGACAACGCTTGGGTAGGTGTAGGTGGAGGAACTGCTTATGGAAACTGGAGCTATATAAATGCAACTCCTGCAGCCCCGGCCTTAGCAAATCAAGGTTTCCTTGTTGATACAAGTAACGGAAGTTTTACTCTAATTCTGCCAGAAGATCCTCAGATTGGTGTTTCTATTGCTATAATTGACTTAGAGCAGTCTTTCAAAAGAAATGGTCTAATTTTAGGTAGGGGAGACGAACTTATCGAAGGAAGAGCTGAAAACATGATTCTAAACGTCGATAAGGCATCGATAGTAGTTAGATTTGTTGGATCTACATATGGATGGAGAATCGTATAATGACACAATTTTTATCAAACTTTGATCAAAAGTTTACCCCTTCTCAGGAGTTCACCGATCCAGTAGGTAAGTTTAGAGTATCCCAGCCTGTAGCTCTTATCGACACCGACTTTGAGTACGGAACCCAGGGCACCAAATGGGAGTCCTTATCTATGACCAACAATAGGCCTTTTGCATTTAGCTCTGCCATTCCGCTAAAAAATATAGCGGATATGACAATGCCTCTAGATTCTAATATTGTCACAGTAGATTTAACAACAAAAACAGCGACAGTTTCAGCTATAGCTACATCTCAGCCTGCTGCTGGATATGTCACATACACGACCTCTACAGACCACAATTTTGTTATTGGTGAGTATGTTAATATTTCAGATGTTACTGCTGCATATAATGGTTTATATCAAATTGTAGAAGTAGGATCTGCCACAACGTTTTCAGTAGCAAATGCAGCCACATCGCCTGCTGGAGATCAAAATGGTACAGCAATTTCTGGGTATGCACCACCAAATGGATCTATTATCACTGTAATTGACACCCTAGTTAAGCCAGCAGACGGTACATATTTAATCGAGTCTGGTGGCGGTACTGCTCAGTTTAGCTACTATGCTACTGCTCAAAACACTACTGAGATTACAGACATAGTTGACACAACTAAAACTTCAATTTTTTCAGCAACTTCATACGTTTCAGCTCCAATAGGTGGTGCTCCTACAGTAACTAACACCGGTAAAGCAGTTAGCGTAGTCACTACAGTGCCTCACGGTCTTTCTATTGGAAATGAAATTGCTCTGACCGGCACAACAGCTTCTACCAATCCACCAAATGGGTCCTGGACAGTTGCAACAGTACTGAGCCCAACACAAATAATTTTTTATGCAGATGACGCCCCGAGCGGTACTATAGGGGGTACTGCAAGATTATTTGTAAGACCTCAAGGCACATTTGCTCATAGGCCTTTTGATGGTGGAGTTATATTTTCCACTAACGGAAACTCTAATAATCAGCAAGCTATTAGACAGACACGTCGTTACTTCAGATACCAGTCTGGTAAGGGTCTACAGTACAGCTCTGGAAGCTTGATGAGACCGTCATTCCAACTTGACGAGTTATCATGCGACAACATTAATGCCATTATAACTATTCAAACAAAAGAACAGCACAACTTAATTCCTGGCGCTGAGATTAATATTATAAATGCCACTACTACCGGATATAACAGAGCTTACACAGTAAAATCTGTACTAACTTACAATAGATTTACTGTAGATGCTCCTATAGTTCTACCAGCAAAAGCTACAGGTAGATATTACATGACAGTTAGCGGTTGGACTGGGTCAGTAGTTAGAGCTGGGCTTTTTGATGAGCAAAACGGTATTTTCTTTGAGTTTGACGGAGACACTCTATATGCCGTACAAAGAAACTCAACCTATCAAGTATCTGGAAGAGTATCTGTAACTCAGGGCGGGAACACAGTAACGCAGACCGGTCCCGATTTCCCAACAAGCTTTACCAGTCAACTAGATCCTGGAGACTATGTAGTAATTCGCGGACAGTCCTATAAAATCCTAAGTATCGAGAGTGATACTAGCTTAACAATATCTCCGTCATATCGAGGAGCAACTACTACATACGTAACAATGTCTAAGACTTTTGACAAAAAGATCCCTCAGTCTAGCTGGAATCTAGATAAGGCAGATGGCACTGGATTCACTGGCTACGAGCTTGATCTCAACAGAATGCAAATGTTCTACATCGACTATTCCTGGTATGGTGCGGGAGCTATCCGTTGGGGCTTTAGGGCTACAGATGGAGAGATTACCTACGTACATAAAGAGGTAAACAACAACGTTAACCTAGAGGCTTATATGCGCTCTGGTAACTTGCCTGCTAGGTATGAAACTAATACTGTTCCGGTATACACAAAAACAACTAGTACTTTGTCCTCAAGTGCAACTTCTTTATCAGTAGCCTCTACTGCAAGTTTTAATGATTCAGGAACTATTACGGTAAGAACTGGAACTAAAGTAGAAACCATGAACTACTCCAGCAAAAACGCAACTACTTTTCAAGGACTTACACGTGCAAAAACTGGTAACTCTTCTGTAAACTTGACAATAGCTACTGGCTCTTCAAAGGGAACAGTTGTAACTGTCGGAGACCTAGCTAATGTTCAAATCGGGCAAAGAGTGATATCCCCTAGCTTCCCTACCGCAACTTTTGTGACAGACATTACTGGAAGTCAGATTACATTTAGTAAGGCAGCCACCACAGCTAACCCAACTGCAGTAATTTTTGCACCAATGAGTTCAGTAGAGCAGACCTTTACTTATTCAGACACTGCACCAGTAATTGTTGAGAATGCTTTTCCAGAATTTTCACCTACCGTTTCCCACTGGGGTACGTCGGTGATTATGGATGGTGGCTATGACGATGACAAATCCCTTGTCTTTACATATGGACAAAAAAGTTCAGTATCTATTGCTGCAGGAGAGACAAGGTCTTTGTTTGCAATTAGAATTGCCCCGTCAGTAGATAACGGTATAGTCTCTGAGTTTGGGGGTAGAGAAATTGTCAATAGGATGCAGCTTATTCTTAGAAGCCTAGACGTCTCTGCTAGAGCAACTGGAAACTTCCTAGTTAGAGCTGTACTAAATGGCATTCCAGCAGCTGGCACTCAAGAGTGGACAGACGCTATTGGTGGTGTTGGAGCTCAGGCCAACTCATCGTTAGCTCAGATTGCTGACTTTAGCGCTAGAGATATTCCAATTTTCGGTGGAGAAGTAGTTGCAGGATACTACGTTTCTGGAACTGGAAGCCTAGATTTGAGCCTAGTTCGAGAGCTTGGAAACTCGGTATTGGGCGGCGGTAGCAAGAGAATAAACGAACAAATTTATCCAGACGGACCGGATGTTTTGACCATTATTGTAACCAACGTTGCAACTAGCGGTACCGGAAACATACTTGGACGTATTTCTTGGACAGAAGCACAGGCATAAAACATGGCAGCTTTAGATTTTCCAGGCTCTCCCGAAGTAGGTCAAATTTTTATTGGGTCCGAAAGATCTTGGACCTGGAATGGTGATGTTTGGGAGATATTTGGTTCTGTATCGGTAGGTCCTCAGGGGCCTGCCGGAGCTGCTTCCGAGGTTCCTGGTCCAACAGGGCCAACTGGTTCAATTGGATTTCAAGGCCCAACCGGACCTACCGGAGCCCCCGGACGAGATGGCTCTGGCATACGAATACTGGGCTCAACTGGTTCTACAGGAGCACTCCCCACCCCTGGAGATGAAATAGGGGATACTTACGTAGTTAATGGTATTCTCTATGTTTGGAATGGTACGGGCTGGGAAAACATTGGTCAAGTTCAAGGTCCTACAGGCCCTACTGGCCCTACCGGAGAAAGAGGAGCAGACTCTACAATTGAAGGGCCAACCGGACCTACCGGACCTACTGGAGCTACCGGCAGTGCGGGAGTTGGCTACGATGGCGTAACTCTAGCTATCAGCAGTTATAGCGGAGGAACCCTAGTCGGTACTCTAAACAAAATCGGCGCATTCGTCGCTGGCTCAGTTATACGAGTAATAAACGCCGCTAACCCTGCATCATTCGCAGACGGTACTGTAATCTCTTTGGAGCCATCTGGGCTTATAAGCATATCTATATTCTTTGATCAAAGTGGTGGATTCTTAGCAAGCTTTACTAATCCTAAAGTGACTATTTCTGCAGTTCAAGGATCAACCGGTCCAACAGGCCCAACTGGTGCTACAGGACCTACTGGTGCTACTGGTGCTACGGGTGCAACTGGTCCTACAGGCGCTACTGGTTTGGTGGCCGCGAATCTTCCACTTTCATACGCAGATCAAACTGTTAGCATGTCTTCTGGTTTTGTTTTTTACAGAAGCTCCCTTGTAGCTGAGTATAGAAAACTTTATGTTGGTCTACAGCCAACTGGGCCAACAGGCACCATTCAAGTTGGAGATGTCTGGATAGAGTTCTAGATTATGCAAAGCTTAGGTTCGGTGGCGTAAGTGGCAATTGTTTGGGCATCAAATTTTAGCGGAAACTCATTAAGCCCTGTTCGAAGACAGTTTAGGCTCAGGCTTGACGTATCTGGAACAACCCCGGGAACACTTACTTATGCCCTTGAACTTAATCCTTTAAGTAATAACCTAGCAAGCTCGTATGGGTCCGGTAGATACAACCTATCTATTGGTGGAACTACTATAGCAACTAACGTACTTTTTAATTTTGATTTTAGAGGTAACACTCAGACAACTCTAACAATCAGGTCCGGCACATTAAGCACTTCAGCTAGCTCTGTTGCAACTAGTGGCAGTGTTACTAATGCCGGTACTATAGGAAGTGCCAGCGGGTCTGGAACCTATACTAACGCACCGCCGCCGCCTCCGGTTGTCACTCCGGTATGGCAGACTGGGACAACGCTATCAGCTGCTACAGTCGGAAATGAGTATTCAGCTACTGTAACTGCAGATCCAGTTACTAGCTATAGCCTCACAGGGGTTAGCGGCGCAACTGGCGGGTTTGATGTCACTAATAACACCATCTCGGGGACCCCTACAACAACTGGCACAGCTAGTTTTACCTTTAGGGCAAACAACAACGGTGCTATAGCTGATAGAACATTTAGCATTACCGTAAACCCGCCGCTAGCGGTTTGGTCAACTACCTCTTTTACAGAAGATGTAAGAGTTGGAACCGCCTACACTAAAACAATTACGGCAACTGGAATTAGGGCAACTAGCCCATATGCATTAGTTGGTGGGACCACAGTGCTACCAGCGGGACTAACCCTTAATACAAGCACTGGAGTTATTGCGGGAAATCCAACCGCTGGTGCATCACAGACATTTAATTTTACTGTAAATGCTTTTAACTCGGCTGGAGTAGCAAAAGCATCAGAAACTTTTACTTTAAATAGAAAACAACCGCTGCCTGTTTGGTCAGATGAAATACTTGAACGACCTAGGGTTGGTGTTGCGTATAGTGACCAGGTAACCGCAACAAATGCAGCTGCCACTAATGCTTATTCAGCGGTAGGTCTCGCAGGCACCGGACTATCACTTAATGCAAACACTGGAGCCATAACAGGTACTGTAACGTCTACTTCAAGTTTTTCTTTTACTATAACTGGAAAAAACGCAGACAACGAGACCATAGAAAAAAGTTTTACTCTAGCTCCATTAGCACGACTAGCAGTGTGGTCAGATGAAATACTAACCACTACAACAGTGAGAGTAGGTCAACCTTACACAGACGGGGTATCTGCATCTAACGCAGCTAGCTATGCGCTCGAGAATGTAGGAACGCTACCTCTAGGACTTGCACTCAATACAGGTACCGGAGCAATTACTGGAACTCCGACCGCTGCTGGGACATACAGCTTTAAAGTTGTAGCTAGTAATGCTTCAACGCCTACCGCGGAAACCATAACTACAGGGCTTTTAACTATACTAGTAGAGCCATCAGCTGGAGGATCTGTCTGGAACGGCACCGCTTGGGTTCCAAGTGTTTTTAAAGTTTGGAACGGTGCTACCTGGGAAGAGGCTCCTGTAAAGATTTGGAACGGCTCGCTTTGGGCTGATCCGACTGGTTAAAATTTAAAGCATTATTTGAGAAGCAGCAACCGAATCGGTCCAATTCGGTACAGCCCTAGGTAGTATGGCATAGCCATGTAGAACTGCTTTAGATCCTTGACCAACAATATTCATAGCCCTGTCGCTTAGTTTACGTTGGAATGCTATCTGAGTCATTGCACGCTCACCGCGAGTATCACTCCATTTTCTATATAGTCCATATAAAGAAGCTATAGTGACAGATATGTCTTTAGCCTGCTGAGTTTCTTCCTCAAAAAACAAGCCAATTCTGTCTTCATTCTTCCTATATACATCAGCTGCTTCGCGTACTATGGTGCACCAACCCAAGGCGTCTTTCGCGGAAGAGTTTAGGTATTTGATTGCTCCATCTACAGCCCAAGAAAGAACTGCTGGTAGGCCACCTTCAGGATCAGATAGATACGGGCGCAAGTCTTTATCAGGATTTTCAGGAATGTTTGTAAGTGGAATTGGCCTTAAACGACGCCACATTGCATCGTCCGTAATAATGGGCCTGTGGTTTGTGGTAACCCAAAGCTTTCCTTGGGACGTAAATGTGAATGGGCGCTCTCCAGGAGATCGACCCGAAAGTGTTCCAGAACCAGTCATCTTCTTGACTTGGTTTTCTTTGAGACGCTCTGATTCTGGAAGTTCATCGACCCATATCATACGGCGGCCTCTAAGCTCTGCCATGTGATACTCATCTGTCCTATTTGCCTGACCGTCTCCAGCAGCAAGTACCGAAGAATCTAGAGTCCAAGAATATTGTTTAGAGCCTAAAGCATTAAAAATAGTTTCAACAAACGTTGTTTTACCCGATCCAGGAGGGCCGTAAACCAAAAACATAACGTCCTGATTGTTATTTCCCGTGAGGGTATAGCCAACAGCTCTCTGTAACCACTCTTGGAACTCTTTATCGCCATTAGTTGCAAAATCTAAAAATTGCTCAAACTTAACGTTTTTTAATCCTGGAGTATATGCAACTGGAGCTCTTCTAGTGATATACAAATCAGGCCTACCGTATAGAAGTTCTCCTGTTTTTAAGTTAACTACACCATTCATTACACCAAGCAAATTAACATCGCCGTCCCAATGCTCAATAGGGACCCCGATTCGTTTATCAGATACAGCATTTTTTATCATGCTAGTCATACGGGTGCTTGACTTTGCTTGCTTTGCCCAGTTAATAATCTCGTTTGCTTTTGTGCTATTTAAATCCACATTGCTAATCTCACCGGCGATTACTGGTGCAACTTTTTTAGCTAGCTCTTGTAGCTCTAGGTTTTCTAAGTCTGGTTTCCAATAATTACCATCCCAAAAAAACCAACCTAAACCAGGAGTATATCTAATAGCAGAACCAAAAGTATCAATCAGTCTTCGACTGTTTCCAACATCAGTGAAGCTTCGGTCCCCGAGAACACCACCATCTTCAGCATCAACCGCGTCTTGGTCTTGAGGTAATCCGGAGTTTCCGCCACCAATAGCGTCTGTCACAGACATACCCTTTTTAACCAGACTAGCTACACGATCTCCAATAAACACGGACTCCTCTACAGGAGGAGCTTCCTCATAACTAGTAGATCCAACAAACGTCTCAATTGCTCTAGCTGATTCTTCAACTAGTTTTTCTTTTCTCTTATTCGTGGCAGCTTCCTGAGCTTTGCTCGCCCAGTCGGCTCCTTTAGTAGCTGCCCAATCAGAAATCCCTTCCCACTTAAGATTTACTTTAGGGTTTCCGGCAACAAAATCCATTGCTCTATTAACGTGCATAAGCAGCGAGTTAGGTCCCTCTAACTCCATAGGTGGCTTTACTTTTTCTGCATTGAATCGAATCATCATTGACTCGATAGCGCTCCTTGAGATCGAGTCAGTGCCCATTTTGTTTGCTAGCGCACAGGCTAGTTTGTAAATCTCAACAGCGCGTTCACCTTCGACAAGACCCTCACCAAGAATTTTTTCAATGTCGACCTTAGAGCCGTCATACTCTAGATCTTTAAAAGCCCCCCAGTTGCCATCTTTATATCTACTAGATCCACCCGTGTAGCTGCTACTTGGACTCGAAGCCCTAATAACGGCAAGTAGTTCTTCTGGTGCTTCAGCAGGTTCTCCAATTTGCCAAGGAGCGTGCCCCTCTTTCCAGTAGTAGTTGACACCAGAAAAATGTCTAGATGGGGCTATAAGAATGTATCCGTTGTACTTTACATCTATACCGTCAAGTCCAGCTTTTTTAAAGTTGCCGATAAACTTTTCACCTGGCTTGCACTTGTAGATTAAGTGCCTACCTCTTACTGATTTTCCGTTTACGTTGTATACACCGGTGACAGCTTCTACAGTTTTTGGTAGCGCACCAGATGCCAGTGCTTCAAGTTTTAAGAATGACTCGTCTCCACCGTTTCGTGGGTCGATGTCAATTACTAGGAAGCCAGACTCTCTGGCAAAAACTCCGATATTGTACTCAGGATTAGTTTCCCACCAAGAACTAATTTCATTTTGATCTGAGGTAGCTTTGGTGTCCCACGCATTTATAGCTGGGTGTTTACCAATATCTTTGGGTTCAGAATGAGGGCGTCCGCAAGTACATTTGCCATCTACAATTCCATGTACAGGAAGTATTTTCCAGCCATTATTGGCGTACCATAAGGCTCCATTTTTTAGCCTTCCAGTAGCGGAATCTACTTCTTCCATTTATTTAAACCTTTACGTCATTAAGAACACCAGTAAGAACATCATACACAGAATAGTCTTGAATGCAAACCAAGAAACGAATAATTTGCCACTAATTTATTGGTAGACACAGGTATTTAAATAGCATCAATCATATTAGGGTAAACTAGTTAATAATTAAGCTCAACTTTATAGGAATCTAGCATAGTCTATGGCTACAGACATCATTATAACAATTGCAAGCATTTTTGGTGCTTTAACCGTAATCTTTGGTGCAGTCTTTTCATCATATAAACTTGCTAAGCGAATAGACGCCGCTATCGGTGTAGACAAGAACGGTAGAACTATATCAGATAGACTAGATAAAGTTGAGCATCAGCTATGGGAAAACGGCGGCAGCTCCCTAGCAGATCGTGTTAATAATATTGAAAAGCACGTAATCAAGGTGTCTACAGAGATTGACTTCATTAAAAATTTAACTCTAGGGATCAGTAACTCTTCGGTCCCAAACTCTGTCCCAGAAAACCTACTCCCTGCAGCCGAAAAACCGCTTTTAAAAAAGCGCGTGTCTAAGTCTAAAAAGGCTAGCTAAACTACAAAACATGTAGTAGCATAAACCTAAGGTTTAACCCTAGGAGAAATTATGCCATTAGCAGACAAGCTAGCTACCGCCTCTCAGAAGTATATAAGCGACCTCACTACTTGTAAGTTCGCCTCTATTACCTCTGATCAGGGGCTATCTAAAAAAGATAGAGACGCCCTAGCTGAAGTAATTAATCTCACTAATCGCGAAGACCATAGATATATTCCCCATCAAACACTAGCTGACCTCCTGAGGAGTGAAGGCTATGACGTAAGTGCAAGTGCCATAAGTAGACATCGCGGGGGCAACTGCTCTTGCCGACGATTAGGAAAAATAAGTTGAGCTTAGCTGACAAATTAGAAGAGCTACGTAATCCTGGGACCTCAGGGTCTGACTATAAGAAGCTCGGAGTCCCCGAAGACTGGCGTCCAAGAATGGACATAGATAGCGGCAAGGGTGGCTATCTAATTTCATCGCCTCGTGCAGAAGGCTCTAACTTCGATGCAAATGAAGTTATAAAAGATTTTGGTTTAGATCCGGCAGAGTGGGCGGTATCTTCTCTTCGTAGAGGCAAGTGGCAAAAGTTTGACGGTGAATATTTAGAGTCAATACGAGTCAACCTAATACCATCATCCTCAGTTGGTTTAGACTCTTTAGATGTAGAGCAGCTTTTAGATGAAATGAAAAAGTGGCGTCCAGCAAAAGGTGTAAAAACATCAACTGGAAACGGCGCGTTCACAGTAGTCCCAAGCGATCAACAAATAGGTAAGAAAGCAAACGGCGAGGGTACGGCTCAATCGATAGGTCGAATTCTCCAACTAACAGAATCGGCGGTGCATAGATTTGAAGCTTATAAAAAGATGGGCCTTTCTCTTGGAACAATTTGTCTGGCGTTACCGGGTGATCACGTGGAGGGAATTACCAGCCAAAACGGAAGACTCCAAGGACAAGCAGCCTCCGACCTCGGAATAACCGAGCAGGTACGAGTTGCTAGGAGACTACTTCTAGCTCAGATTAAAGCTTTGGCACCTCTAGCAGAGCACATGATTGTTCCAGTCATAAATGGAAACCACGACGAGGCAACCAGACAAGTTGTGACAGATCCATCAGATGGATGGAACGTAGAGATTGCATCTGCAGTTCAAGACATTTGCGCAGAAAATCCTGCACTACAGCACATAGAGTTTAGATATCCATCAGTTGGGCATCAGACACTAACTGTAGATATTAAAGGAACTATGCTTGGACTGTTCCACGGACACCAGGCTGGACAGAACAACACACTACGCTACATCTCACAGCAGGCAGCAGGACAGACTGCTCTTGGTTTGGCAGACGTCTGGGTGTCAGGACACTTCCACAACTTCAGAACTATGGACATTGGTACTCGTCTTTGGGTTCAGGCTCCAACCACAGACCCCGGAAGCGAATGGTTCCGTGATCGTGCTGGAATGGAGTCAAAGCCAGGACTTCTCACTATGGTTCTTGGCGGAGACTTTGAGCCAAGAGAATTTATAAGTGTTTTGGCAGTGAGATAAATATGAAAGTTGCTGTCTATACTATTGCTCTAAACGAAGAGCAGTTTGTTGCTCCCTGGGCTGAGAGTGCCAAAGATGCAGACTATCTTTTGATTGCAGACACAGGATCAACCGACAAGACTGTAGCGCTAGCAAAATCTTTAGGGGTAAATGTAGTAAATGTGACAGTAAAGCCTTGGAGATTTGACGTGGCTAGAAATGCTTCACTAGCAGCCCTACCGGCAGATATAGATTATTGCATTGCTTTAGATATGGACGAGGTTCTACTCCCTGGGTGGAGAGACGAGCTACAAAAAGCTTTTGACGAAAAAGCCACCAGACCTAGATATCAATACACCTGGAACTGGAAAGATGCAGAAAGAACAATCCCCGGATTGCAATACGGTGGAGACAAAATTCACTCTAGATTTGGCTATATGTGGAAGCACCCAGTCCACGAAGTTTTGATTGCATACGGTGAAACTAAAGAAGTCCAAAAATGGGTGGGGCTAGAGATACACCACCATGCAGACGATTCTAAGCCTAGATCCCAATACCTCCCACTACTGGCTCAGGCGGTCCAGGAGGGCCCTGAAGACGACAGAAATGCCTTCTACTATGCCAGAGAGCTCTTTTTTTACGGACGCTTCAATGAGGCGCTGAGCGAGTTTAAGAGGCATTTAGAGCTGCCTAGGGCCACCTGGCCACCTGAAAGAGCGGCCTCCATGAGATATATCGCCAAGATAGACCGAAAGAATGCTGTCGAATGGTTAGATAAGGCAATAGCTCAGGCCCCAGGCAGGCGCGAAGCTCTAGTTGAGCTGGCTCAGGTATTCCATGACTCTGCCAATTGGGAGCAGTCCTTGCTGGCGGCAGAGCAAGCTCTAAGCATAAAAGAAAAGCCCTTGGACTATCTATGCGAGGAATTTGCATGGAACTCTAATCCATATGATTTAGCAGCACTAGCCGCATACAATCTTAAAAAATACGAACTGGCTCTGGAGTATGGAAAAATAGCTGTAAGTCTTTCACCGTCTGAGCAGCGCTTAGCTAATAATCTTACTTATTATCTCGCTGCTGTTGCTTCTTAGCTTCTAATGCAAAGTAGGCGTCAACCGCGTTGGCGCTTGTTCTACTCTGCCAAGTAAATTTGCATTGAGTACAGGTCACAATTCTCATTGTGGACCAGCGACCACCGTCTGGTCTATCAATAGTAGAGCTCTCTAAGTGCATAGTTTTTGCTTTACATCCTGGGCAGAGTGGGAAACGTTTGTGGCGCATCTCCTGACCCTCCCAGTTTACAGAAAGAGTTCGTCTAATTTGCTCGGGGCTTAGTCCACCCCAGATACCCCATAGCTGCTTTTCATTTAAAGCCCATTGGGCGCACTCTTTTTTAACTGGACAGATACTACAAAGTTTTTTTGCTTGGTGTTGTTGAGCAGGTTTATTTGCAAAAAAATTATTTATAAATTCAGCATTTTTTGGTTTAGCACATTCAGCATCTTCGTGCCACTCTTGAGAATCAAACAAAGTTTGGTACCTCGACAAAAGTTACAGGCACTAAATTATCAACCAAAGATCCGTAGGAAGTAAGGCCACCCTCATCGCAGACTTCTTGATACATTTCACCAGTAAAAGAGCCTGCCCACCCCTGGGAAGAGACGCCGCTATCTATAAGTGTATAAGCCTCAAATAGTGAGTAGACAATGCCGTCTCTTTGTATGACGGAGGCTAATGCTTTTCCGACAACTTCGTGATCAACATCTACATGACCTTCGGTATAGTACACAATGTGGCTACCAAGCTCACTAACGTAGCCTTCGCCCTCCCACAATGACCAAAGGGACTCACCGGCTCTAGAATCTTTCATATTAAGATTCTAAAGTCAAGTTTTATGTACTATACCGTAAATTACAAATTAAACTGGCCAGACATATTCATAGGTTTCTGGTCGAACTCCACGATCTTCCGGCCACTTAAACTGCGAATACCACTCATAGTCTTTACTGAGAAGGGCCAAGCGGTGGCTAGCAGCAATCTCAGAAAATGTCTCATTAGATGAAATCCAAAAAGGGTTGCAAGCCGTGTCTGGCAGTAAGCCCAGCTTTAAAGCAGTAGACATAGTGGCTTTTGCTTTATCACCAATAGTGGATTTGTAGCCACGCTTTTTCCACTCGGCTACCATAGCTTGTATATATAAGTAGAGCGCCGTCTCGTGACCCCTCCACATTTTTACAGCCGGATGGTTTGACCACCCTTTAGAGATTCTGTGTTGCCCCTGAGGATCGAGCTGTAGCAAGTTCATAAGAATTTGCCAGCCCTCTAAGGCTTGCTTATTAAGTCGCTTGTTGTCTAGCACTTTTGCGATATCTTCAAACGAGTCGGTAATTGGCACAAATGTCTGCATAAATAGTTCCTTTCAGAAAGCTACTTAGACTATACCTAGCATTAAGCAAAAAGTCAAATAAAGCTAAAAAGGCTTTACAACACTCTGTTTTACTGATGCAAAAACTGTCACAACGAAGTCCATCTTGTCCACTTCTTCAGCAATTTCTTCTCTAGTCTTTGCTTCAGCGTATGAGACTTTAAGCTCTATGCTTACTTGATCCAAGACTTCCTCTTGTTTTATGCGAAGAAAAGCAGCAATCTCCTCTATGGCAGTTTGCTTTGCTTCTTCTAGATTAGCTGCAATTATTTTTAGCTCAAAACTAGTTCTCACTAGTTGGCCTTTCTAAGTCGCTTTTCTAATTTGTACGGAGAGTAGTGAACGCCCTTAAGCGGCGGATTTTTTCCATCAGTGTCGTTGAAGATTACGTCACCATATCTTACGCCAACAACACTGCCACGCCTGCCATTGTGTATTGTTCCTAGCTTCTCCATAAACGCATCTTGCTTAACTCGAACTACATCGCCTACGGTAATATTTCCTGGCTGTAGATCGTCCCAGTAGTAGTCCTCTTCCGACTCTTCTTCAGTTAAAGGTGTTCCTCTGACTAGCTTTGGGAATATGTCTAAAACTTCTTTTAGTATTGCAGGGGATAGGGCTGGCAGCTCTTCCCAGGTGCTTAGCAATTTAAGGGTGGCCTTCGCTGACCCAACCTTAACCTTTGCAGCTTCCAGCTGCTGCTTTACCCACTCGTGGTTTAGTTCTGGCATTTAAATCCTCTCCGAATCTAATTCTAGTATACCTGCCATAAAGGCATCAATTGTCTGTTTTTTATCTTGTAAAGAAGCTTGGTACGATTCTAGCTGATTTTTTGCAACTAACAGCCTTTGGCTATAGTCCATGTCTTCGATCTGATAAGCCAGATGCGACCAGGATTCGCTGTAGCCGGCCGCGTCTATCCAGTTGGTGGCCACAGGTGTGTTTGAGTTTAGGGCTTGAATATATCTATAGGACCACCAAGACCCTACACCGCGGTCTTGGGGAGCAATAATTAGTCCCAGAGACTCTCGCATGGAGGTTATAGCTTCCTTATCAGTCAAAAGTCTGCCAGGCTTTAGTGGGTAGACTGGGCGTCTTATAGATGGCTCTAGCTTTTTTAGCCACACACTTTTGTGGTTGTCCACCGACCAAAAATCTCCTCTAGTAGACATACTGTAAGGTTCAGGATTTATCAATATAGAGTCAAGAGAGACTCCAACAAATCTTTCCTTAGTGCCGAAGCCCAAAGAAGCAACGGCCTTTTCGTGGGATGTCCAAGGCAGCTTTGGGTAGTAAGTTATTGGCCACACCTCAGAAGCAAAATATTTTGAAGCAAGATCTATATAGTCCCTGTTAGAGGGGTCTTTAGCAGAAGAGTATTCTGCCCTCTTTGAATAAAAACTACTAAACAGACTTGAAACGTCTCTTTTAACCATCTCAATACTGTTTTTATACTGCCAAACTTGATGTCCATCAACCACGAGTCTTAATTTAGGTGAGTCAAACATTAGACCAAGTACATGCATAGCGCCATATATCTTATTTGCGCTTAAAGCAGTGGGAGGTATAAAACCAAAAAATATTAGATCAAAACTATCTAACTCGTCTTTTGTCCATGAAATTTTAGGCGTATCCCAAACGACTTCCGAGGTTGTTTCTACAGCTTTAGCTACTGTACTAAAGAAACTTACGTTGTCTATGGGTGAGCAGTGGGACGACGCCATGCCTGTGAATAAAATTTTCATCTCTGCCTCTAACTAAAAAAGCGGGGCACCAATTAGATGCCCCGCTTAGTTATATGTTTAGAACGGTGTTTCGGAACTTACTGGAGATACTGGTGCTGCTGGTGGCGCTGGTGGTGGTGGTGGTACTGCAGCTCCGCCAGTAGACGGTGCAGTTGCAGCCGCCTGTCCAGGGAAGTACTTCTTGATCTCGTTACTGTCCTTACCCTCATAGGTTCTTAGTCCGATATTTGCACGGAAAGTCCTACCAGTTAGTGCCTGCTCAATCTGAGCATCGGTAGGGTTAGACTCGAAGAAGGGCTTGGTAAGGCCCATGGCAATAACCTTCATAAAGAACATGTCCATTGCCTTCGGGTTGTCGTGGGTAACAACTAGATTGTCCCAAACCTTGCGGTTAGCGTACGGACCACCTTGTACTTCATTAGTTACCTTAAACATAGGCTTACCAGTTGATGTTACAACTGCTTCAACCTTAACTATCTTTAACTCGTAGTCACCGTCTGGCAGTGGCTCGTAGTTTGTGTTTGACGCGACATCGCCTGATTTCTTGATCAGCTCTGCCCAGTTTGTTGTGCTCATATGGCTTTATATCTCCTTAACTTGATTTCTTGCTTGTTGTTGCAGTCTTTTCTCCAAAGACCTTATCGAGCATGCGTTCTACACCTAGGTCGCCTTGCTCTACTATTTTTCCTAGACGGCCCTGAACACGCTCTCCAGCTTCATATTCCGGAGTGCGCTCAACATACATGCGGCGTACTTGGAATGGTTGCTGTAGCGGATCTGGGTTCGGCATTGTCTCTACCGTGATAGCTCCCAGGATGTCGTAGAAATACGGTGCCTGAATTGCTAGCTGACCCTGTAGGTAAGGACGGTATACGCCATCCTGACCCTTACGTGCCATAGCAGTCAGTATTACAGCCTCGAGAGGCTGGGTCGGGTGCATTGTCAAGTCACGAAGGTCACGAAGTAGTGCACCCATGTGGCGAAGTAGTTCGCCCCACTGTTGCATCTTCATTTGTTCGGTTCCTGCAATGTTGTCCATGCACTTAACCTGCAACTCAGAGATTGAGTCGATAATTAAGGACTTGAACTGGTGCTTACCTGACTGAAGCCACTGAAAAGCCTTTATGACTACGTCATATTCACGGACTTGGACCACAACAGTGTCCCAAGTTCCATCAGCTTGAGGTGGCTCCTCAGTTAGCGGATCCCAATACTTTACGTTGATAGGTAGGAAACGATGTCCACCTTCAACGTCTAGCATGAGGCGTGGGTATGGGGCTGTTACAGCAAAGCTGGACTTGCCAACCTTTGATTCGCCATAAACCATAATTGTTAAACTGCGATCAACTGCATTTGCCATTACTCACTTCCTTTCTTCTCTTCGATTCCGTAATAACCGTATGGGTCGGCTGACTCAAACGAATCGCTCAGAGCGGCCTCTGCTGCCGAGCCGTCGTCAAACAGCGGGCAGATAGCGAAAAATTGGCACTTCCATTTGCAGTCTTTGGTTGGAGTCGGGTATGCATTTTTGTAGTGACTCCCTCCGGCATCCAACGCGTCACGAACGCGAAGCATGTCCTCAAATGTACCCTCCACTTGCTCTAGGAAAGCACGTAAAGTAAATCTGTTGTGACGAACCTCGATCTGGTCATAGAACGGTGGCTTTGCATAAGCACCACGCTTGACTTTCCGCAGCATTGTGAAGATGGCACCGTCGGTTCTAGCGCCGTCCTCATCTTGCTCCTGAGCTTCGTCCAGAAGCATGTAGGTTTTAACCTGCTCGTTCATGTGTGCCATTGCACCGAAGTCAGCAAAAGAACCACCGACAGTCTTAAAGTCTCGGATCATGCGAGCACCGTCAATCTTACGGCGGACACGCATATCAATCTTTCCCTGAAGAATAACCTTGCCGTCCATCATTGAACGCTCAAGAATTTCTTCTGTAGAAATCATTTCAAGTTCAGCATCAATGCCTTCAAGCTCAACCCACTCTAAGTAGCCCTCAAGCATGACTCGGCCAAGTTCGGCTTCTGTCTCCAGGCTCGAGGTATCGCGGTTAGCATCAGTCATCTTCTTGATGTCTTCCTTGATTAACTCGGCATGAGCATCTAATAGGTCAATACCAGTAGAGTAGTGACGGTCTAAGGCTTCGTGAATGCGGGAACCTAAAGCCAGTGCTCCAGTGTAATCCTTCATTTTTGGCTTTAAGCGACGGTAATAAGTCAGCCACCAACGGCGTCGGCAATCTTTAAATGTTTGAATCTCTGAGTTAGAGATTTTAATTGGCTCTGTAGTTGTCATTATGTCTTCGGTATTCCGTTCTTTAGCATTTCAAGTAGTTTTACTTTGTCTTTTACAATCTGCTCAAAGTTATCAGATTTTACGTCCAAAGCTTGAATAACTCTTTCTTCGATACTGCCTTCTGTTACATAGTCTGTGATAATGATTGAGTCATGAATCTCAGACCCAATGCGGTGGACACGGTCCAAAGCCTGCTTGTAATCAACAAGAGACCAAGGTCTTTGAAGCATAACAAGACGGCGAGCTTTTGTCAAGGTGACTCCAACTCCACCAGCCTGAGCAGTAAATAGGATCCACTTAGTTTTTCCGGCTTGAAAGTCGTCAATAGATTTTTGTCTTTCATCGCCGTCCTGGGCCCCTGTAATCAGCCCATGAGCTATGCCTTCTTTTGTGAGTCTGGCACTAAGAATGTCTATAAGTTGCCTAGACACTGCACAAACAGCTACGGAATCATCTCCAAAGTCACCATTTTTCATGTCATCCATTAGAGCATCAACCTTACAAGAAGGGTCTGACAAAATTACTTGCTCTTCGCCAGCCTCAGAGATTTCAATTTGAGCGTAAGCATTAGCAAACTGAAGCAGTCTGATTGTCTGCGTTAGGGGGTTTGGAGCAACTAGAGCATCACCAGTAACTCCCTCGTCATTTTCTAGCATGGCAATCATGTTCTGCAACATCTGCTTGTACGCCTTAGCCTGTTTAGCCCCCATCTCTACATCTCGGCGCTCGGTCATAACTTTAGGGAGCCAAGGAAGCACTTTAGCTTTGAGCATACGACGCATGCGTGGGTTAATGCCGGCATAGAACTCTTCCGTCATTGTCGGCTTGAGGCCAATAACCATCATGCCACCGAAGGCATTAATCATGGTATCTACGTACCTGTCAATCCACTTTGTCTTGCTAGGCCACTCCTTTGGGTCTAGCCAATGAAGTATAGGCCAAAGGTCAACAACATCGTTAGCAATAGGAGTACCAGTCAGGGCGTATCTAATGTCAGCTTCTCCAGTTGCTGCCCAAAGAGCACGAGTCTGCTTAGATTTAGGGTCTTTTGAGCGGTGAATTTCGTCAGCAATTACAGACTTGAAATCTGTAAGGTTTAGTTCGCGAGGATGTACCTCACACCTATTTACTGTGACTCTAGAGTCGTGCCCACCACAGTCTTCACAACGGGCCAGAGCTATAGATCCGTAAGACAAAAGCTTAGAGTGGGTGCGCAGAGACTCCCAGTTAATTACATAGACATCAGCTTTTTCTTCAAAAGCTTTTTTGCGCTGAATGGCGCTACCTTTAACAACAGAAACATTGACACCTGGCCACCATCTGTCAAACTCTCGTTCCCAGTTGCTTTTCAAGGTGTTGGGGCAAACAACTAGAGCCGGGAAAACTTCCTGACCTTCGTCAAACATTTTCTTTAGAGCTCGAATAGCCTGGGCGGTTTTACCTAGCCCGGGCTCATCAGCTAGGAGCGCTCTACGGGACTTTACAAGAAAATCAACGCCAGCTCTTTGATGAGGAAATAAGTCTTGGTCTCCGTCTTCCTGTACTTCTATGTCTCTGAGCAGGTTGCTAGGGTCAATCCGAGATTCTCGTTCATTCTTAGCCCATGCCCCTAGGCGCGGTCCAATAGTAAGCTCTTCTTTAAAAGTAGAACGCAAAGCTAGGCACCCAGTCCAAGAAACCGGAATGCGCCAAACCTGATCTTTAGCACTCCAAGTAGACCCCGGTAGTGCTCTACAGATCTCTTTCAATCTCCACTCAGCGGTTATCTGAATGTGAGTAGAAGAGTCATCAAGCTCAACATGTACAGGCACGTGGCCTCCATTTCGTCATTACGTATTTAGACAGTATCAGAAAAAAACTACTTGCGCAAGTGTTTTTTGATAATACCTATCTTTCAAGCAGTTTTACTGGCTTCCATCCAAGTTTTACAAGTCTCAGTAGGGCGTGTCGGATTGCATCTAGCGCGTGACCCTCGCCTCCTCGGTGCCAATACTCTAAGAATTTAAGCGCCTCGTTAGGAAACATAGCCTTAGCATCAGCAGGGGCTTGAAATACTATTTCTTCAGGATTTTTATCGGCATCTAATATGCACTGCTTGAGTATGCCTATCTGTTCTAAGCTAAATGGAGACTGAGAATTCCTTAGAGTTTGGGCATTTATAGTAAACCGCTCGCAGACTACTGTCAGATTGTCCGCTATATCAGGATTACTAAGAACGGCCCGTATAGGCTCTGCATATTCGTGCTGTTGGAACTCCCCAGACCACTCTAAAACGGGCTCCTGGCCCGTCTGGAGGCTAAATAGGGCCATTCCAGTGGCCTTTCCAGGGTCTACAGATAGAACGTATTTAGTCATCGTTTTGCCTGTCTTTCTAGGTAGCATTTGGGGCAGTAGCTGCCTGTAAACCTGATTCTATGGCGTCTGCAAGGATAGCCAAGTGTTCTTTTACGCATACTTGGAGCCCCAGTTCTCTAGAGGACCATCTACACCAGCAGTAAGAGGAACCGCCCAACCTTGAGTTGTAGTCATACATTCTTTTACTATTCTTTTTATCTCTTCGGCGTCTTCTCTAGGAGCATTTAGAACAATTTCATCGTGTACCGGAACAATTAAAAGCTCGGTCAAATCGGCTTGGTCTAGTTTTATTAGGTTCGATTTAAAGACTTCTGCAGCACCACCCTGTACCAAGTAATTGACAAGAGTGTATACCTTATCGTCATCGCACGGTAGCTGTCTACCAGTCCAAGTAGATACATAGCCTCGGCCTTCGATTTCTAGTCTTTTAGTTCCTATACTTTCAATTTTCCTTTGGAACTTCTGCATACCGGGGAACTTTCGATCAAACTCATTTGAAACCTGACGCATCTGTTCTTCAGGAACACCAGCGGTAATAGCTTGTTTAGCAACTCCGGCCCCATATAGACGACCGTAGATCACACCCTTAATTAGAGATCGTCTCTTGTCTGTTTTTTGCATGCTTGGGTCCTGGTAAATCTCCCTACCAATTTCTGTAAACGGGTCAGAGCCAGTTGCATCTGCAAGATTGAATAGTTGAATCAGGTTTGGGTCCTCAGAAAGAGATGCGAACATGCGGAACTCAACCTGGTCAAGGTCGGAGGTGACAATTACGTGGTCATCATCCTTAGGCAAGAATGCGCGACGAACTGTGTCATCGCCCTTTGGTAGAGTTTGCAGTGCGGGGTTCTGAATAGACATACGTCCAGTACGAGCGCCCATGGTTTTTACAGACGGATGTACAAAACCGTTTACGTTATCGTTTAAGAAGTTTAAGAAATAAGTAGAGGCAAGCTTTCCTGCTTTTCTATACTTTAAGGCTGTATCTGCTAGCTGCTTAACCTCAGGGGTACCACTAATTGAAAGAATCTGCAGCTGCTCCGCGGAAGCAGACTTTCTACCAGTTGCTGTTTTTTCTGTGATTTCAGCGCCAAGTTTTTCAAACTGAGCCACCAGCTGCTGATTACTTCCAATAGACATTCCGTTGTATGTAGACTCCCCCCAGATTCGAACCTGATCTGTATATTGAAGTAGTTCATCGTATTTCTTTTGTGAGTAGTCAACATCGACTCTTGCACCGTTTATTTCCATACGTGTAACAATTCTGCGGGTATTCATTTCTAGCTCGTAGGGGTAGCTATACATAGCTCCTGGCTGAAAAGTAGGCCAGAATTTTTCCCACAAACGCATAGTTAGGACAGGATCTAGTGCGCCATATGACCAGTAAGGCTCAAACTCAATTGGCACTGAGCCCCATGTCCAACCATTATCAGTTAGTCCATCATCTAAAACCGACTGCAATCTTGCAGCCTGAGGATCAATATATTTCTGAGTAAGAGTTTTTAGGGCTCCCGAACCTAGCGGGTCTACCAACTGAGCCATAATCATTGTGTCGTGGACACGGTGCCAAGGGATCGACCACTCGGACTGGACATCAAACCATCTGGCTTCGAAGGCAACATTGTGACAAACAATAGGGCCATCAAACTTTTCCATTGCTTCGTAGAAGACGCCCTTCCACTGATCCCATGGGATAGACCACCCGGTCATCCCATCGCCAACTTGAACTAGACGTAGCCGACCATGCCAAGGCGAAAGGGCATGGGCGCGAGGCTTGCCTGGAAGTTCACCGGTTTCGGTGTCAATAGCGATTGCATTGTGTGGTCGGCGCTCGCCAAGCCAAGAGATAAACTTCTGTGCCTCATCAACGGTGTTGACTAGGTTTAGTTGAACTCCCTCAAGTCCTGATGTCATTTTTGTCGTTTCGTTAGGTGTAGCTGCCCCTTACGGGATTATTTCGTAATTATACACATTCGCTATATCAGAGTCAAGTTTGGCTGCTTCTTGCAGTAAACGCTCTGCAACGGAGGTCAAATATTTGGTCCCATTATCGTCGTATTTATATAGGGATTCTAGGACCACCTCTGGCTTATCGGTTACTTGAGCCCAGTGGCGATACTTTTCAGGAAAAACTAATTCAATGCTTTCGTCTGGGTCACACTCTTCGCAGGGGCTAGCGTTTATGTGTAGTTCTGATGTGGGAGCCTCTTGTAGATTGTATCGTTTTACTAGTGAACAAGCTGCTCCATGAAAAACCATGGAAACTCCCACCCGGGAAAGTATGTAAGACCCGCTTTCTGTCTGATAAAGCTCAAACTCAATCCACCTAACAGAGCCATGTCTTTTAGAGGTGGATTTAGCAAGAACCCTTCCATTAAATTGTAGGGTCCTATTGCCATCTTGTACAGATATCATTATTAAGAATTTTCCAAATTAGCTAGTCTAGCTTCTAATTCTAGATTTTTTTGGGTGAGCTCTTGTATTGCACCAATTAGTGGAGCAATAAAGGCGTTGTACTCCACACTGAGATACTCTTCTTTATCTTCCTCATCTTCTCCAACTGGATATGAGTTTACGACGTTATCGTTGTCATCAAACAATGGCTGGACTTCTTGAGCAATTAGCCCATAATTAACTGGACCGTCTTCTTCGGCCTTAAATCTAAATTTAACTGGACGAAGATTATTAATTAAATCTAGGCTATTTTCTAGATCTACAATATCTTTTTTAAGTCTTACGTCAGAGCTTGAAGGACCAAATTGAAATGCATTAGCTCCTCCAGGAGCTCTAAATACGGCAGAACCAGACACACCTAGAGCACTAAAAGTTCCTTGACCGCAGCGCCCCGCAGCGATTATACTGGCGCTACCAGTAGTTGCTACACCACCGCTAAATGTCGTGGCAACTAGTCCAACAGTAAGTCCAGCCGTGCCAGGTCCAGATATTTCAAGGTTTGCACCAGCGCTACTTTGACCATCTATTTGTCCTGCAAAAGTATTATTATAGTAAAATTGTATAGCATTTGCAGAGTTATTTAAAACAACTCTTTTAGCGCCAGAAGACGTTTGCACCGTAGTACCAGTAATAGTACCTGCAGAAATTCTGTCACCAGACATACTTCCAGTGGTAATGTTGGTAGCATTTATTTTGGCAGCAGATAAGGACTCAGTCTTAATTCTATCTGCACTAATAGTTCCGGCTTTGAGGTTGGTCGCGTCTAAAGAAGTAGTAGTTAGCCTGTCTGCAGATATAGATCCGGCAGTGATCTTGTCGGCATTAATCTCTCCTGCGTATATAACGCCAGACCTAAGAGTACCAGCTTTAATCGTTTGCGCATCAATAGTGTTGGTCTTGATAAGACCGCCGTTTATAGTAGTAGTGTTACCTGGGTCTACGCCTTCGTTTAAAGCACCAACAGCTCCTGCTTTGGTTATTGTTATTTCTCCGGCTTCAATCCTGGTTAGGGCATCAACAGCTTTACCATCCGCGGTGGCGGCGCTTGTAGCAGCATTAGTGGCCTTTAGCTCGATAGCCTGTGCCTCTACCTTGGTCGAGTAAGTCGTTGCTGCATTTGATTGTCCTAGGTATAGGCCAGCAGCTTCCTGCTTACCTAGATACTCGCCAATGGATACCGCTCCTGTAGCAGCGTCAATTCTAAATGTCTGAGAAGCTGACCCGCCTACGCCACCCGGGGGAGCATAAGCAATCAGTTGCTGCTTAGTAAGAATAATTCCGCCGTTAACGCCAGGATTCTCATTAGTCTGGATTTGTAGACCAGTAATGGTCTGACCGTCTAGGCTTCCGACCTCTAGCATATTGAACGTAACAATGTCTTCAAGTTGCGCTTTAACAGATACCTGATCCGATGGTTGCGTTACGTTTCCATAAATATCGCGGACATTGATTTTAAAATAGTAGTCCGTATCATGAACTAGTTCCGTGCCGGGGATAATTATGAAACTCTTATTGCCTGCAGCAAATTTTCCATAATAAGCACCGGGCGATTCAATATCAAAGTCGTCTACGGTTGACATATAAACTTGTACTTCTTTAGCGGTACCTGACTGAACGTTACCTAATGCAGTCAGGTCATCGTAAGAAACTTTGATTGTTCCTAAATAGCTCTCAACTACCGGAGGCCCGGGTCTACCTATTACCGGATTGCTTCTTCCAGTGGTGTGGGTTATGTCCACTCCGATAGATCGGTTACCGCTAGCGTCCCTAGCAAAAACCCTAAAGTATGCTGCAGAACCCTGCTCGAAACCGCCTACGCTGAATGTCGTATCAGCACCAGTTATGTCTGCTTTTTGCCATTCCTGAGTAGCATACTGTCTCCACCAAATGGTATAGCCAATCAAATCATCTATAGGAGTATCGTCTGCACTATTTTCCGGAGCCGTCCAAGTTAGAGTAACCCTGCTTAAGCCAATAGCATTACCATCTGGCGTCTCGTTCGCGCTTGTGGCCTCCAGATTAGTTACTGGGCCTGGCGCGATCTCATCCTTGGTTACATCTCCGGTACTGTAGGTTATCCACCTAATACCCTTCCAGGCATAGATAGTGTCGGGGTCAGTGCTTGTATTAATCCAAGTAGCACCGTCTCTAGTCGCTGATCTGGCTACAGCATAGACAGATCTATTTCCAGCAACTCCTGCATAGTTGATTGGTTCGGCTAGTGGAGTAGAAAAGTCATAAGTTATGAAGTTAGACCCTGCTTCTTTTACTATAAAAAGACCGTCTATTTCGTAATATTGACTAGTGGAAGGAACGTCAACATAGACTACGTCTCCTGCCTGAAAGTAGTTTGTACTAGTAAAAGTTAGTTTTGCAGTAGTGGTTGTCGCCTCTGAGAAAGCTATTTCTCTACTAACTATTAGACTTTTTCTAGAGGAGTACTCGTTTCCAATATCTACATTGAATAGAGCAGTATTTGTGACATCGCTTCCAGGAGTGTGACGAGTACCGTTAAATGAGTCGCGCTCTTCCCAGGGTGGAGTATCAACTGAAAGAGTCTTATAGTCACTAGAAACTCTAAACTCTACGGGGGTGCCGTTGTCGTCTAACTGGTGAATGCCTTCGACTCTAATAGTTTTGTCTGTATCTAGACCAGTATCAGCGCTAAAATATAGCTCTACTCTGGGCTCTGCGCCCGTCAAAAGATTACTGTAGTAGTAGCCCTCGATAATTCTTTTATATTGGTTTGGAGCATTAACAGACACAATAGTGTCGGGACCCGTGTCAAGACTCCCCGCACCGGCTACGATTGCTGCAACTTGACCGCTGGTTAGTAGGCTTATAGGCCTAAGTTCGACCGTGTTCACACGGCGTTCCATACTGCTCAGAAAGTTAGTTAGTGTCTTTCTACGACGTCGGATTGCCAATTTTGTCCACCTCTGCTTCTGTAACTAGTTGAAGGTCTACTTTTTCCGGAAATGCAGGATTGTCTGGCACAGTTACACTATATGCGTCAATTTTTCTCAAAAGTACTTCTCGTCCAGTTCCGTCATTTAACTCTATGTAACTTGTTAGGCGCAATTTCACAAAGTCATCATTAATTATAACCGAACACCAATCACCTGGTTTATAGCTTGCAACAATAGGAGTCAAGGACCCGTTTACCGATATGGTGAAGTTGCTAATAGGGGGCTTAGACTCGGCTAAAAACCGTTTAGCGCGCTCATGCAAAGTGCTTTCTTCTGCTACGTTGTCGACTTTTTCTACTTCTTCAAGTAGGGGCCAACCCCTACTTAACAGGTCTACATCGGCAGCACCAGAGTATGGCTGACTTGCATCGGAACTTAGCGTGGAGTCGCTCCCCTGAACCCAAAATCTGGTTGCCGCTTCTTGAGCATTCTCTTCTAGGGTTGCGTTTAGTATATTTCCTGGATACTCAAAAACATACTTATCTGCTTCATAGGCAGAAACTGGAGCAAACTCTCCCGGTGGTAGGACCCCTCCAGGCAAAGAATCTATGTACTCTTTTAGGCTGTTTGGAAATAGCGGTAAAAACACAAAAGTTCTTTTAAAAGAGTTGGTAGTGGAGTCATAGAAACAATCAATTCTGTACTCAAAACCATTAGCAACATTAGAGTACTCTTCTAAAATTTCTCCTACCGATTTTAATTCAAAACCTCTAACGGGATCAGCTTTTTGTAGTTTTTGGCTAGGCAACTCGCTAGAGTACCCCATGTCAAGATCACCATTTCGAGTGAACTCGCCCCATGTAGAGTAGTTAACTGCGGGCGACACGATAGCTGTAGCCCCGCTGTTACCGGCAAAACTAATACCAAGATCACTTCCAGCACTAGCTATCTGAAAATATGTGCCTGAATCTTCTACATCACCTACAAGTACCCTATGATAGCCGTTTACAGAAGCGTTTAGGTTATCTATGTATACAATATCGTCTTTTTTAAAGCCGTGCGGGTTAAAAGTAGTTACCGTAACTATACCCTGATTTCTTTGCCAGAAATCTATAAGGCCACCAGTGTCTACAGCACTGGTCGTCGATACGTTTGGTCCAGTATTTGTATAAGACAGTGTTAACGGGGTCGGGGCAGTCAACACGGTGGCTTCTAGGTCATCAAAACCATTGTCAGCATCCGTAACCGATATTCTTTGGCCAGGAATTAGCTGATGCGGTTGATTTAGTGTTATAAAAGCAACATTTCCTGACCGAGAATATGTGTCTATAGTATTAAAAACATCTATTCCTGGTCTAATAGCATCATTAGGAAAGTCAAAATCAAAAAGATCTGTCTCAAGCTCAATAAATAGCTGTCTAGCATAGTCATATGTGTCTTGATTTACTTCTACTGTTATTATGCCTTTTAGGCTCATGTTAGGTATAGTTTTTGCGTCACCATTTGCCGCTACATAGCCATTTGCCACGCTAAAAGTTGTTCTACCGTCTTCAGTTAGACCGGGCGCTGGGGAAGAGAGTGGAGTGTAGTACCCGCTATAAGCAGAGTGATCCTCGCTCCAGTCAATATACACAGGGCGACCAACAGCAATGCTACTAGCCTCAGCAAAATCTAAAGTAACGTTCACTATAGAGCCTGAAACTACAATGCTAGCTTGGTAAGCATTTACCCAAGTCTTCCACATAACTCTTTTATAGAAATAGCTACTAAATTCGGAGGCATCAACACTTAAACTTTTTCCCACTATGTCATAAGATCTAGTCCAAATTATTCCGCCCCAAACACAGATATTATTTCTTACTACATATAGCGCGGTTTTACCCGGTAGGGTGTTTTCGTATAAGCTTAAGTTTGCAGTTGCCTCTGTTACTGCAATTGACCCGCTAAATGTTCCCGCTTCTCTCAGCGATCGGCTATAAGATACATCAGTAAATGGTATCTCCGCAAGCAGCTCATTGCTCATTAGATCAACTACAAAATACCTGTAGTCAACTGCTAATTCTCTGTCTTGAAATACTGTTGTCATTTATGCGTCTTTCGTTAGTTTAGTACTAACCTATCCAGCCTGAACGGTAGTAGATTGTACAGGAACTGCCCGTCGGGAATCTAGAAATGATTATTGTGTTTTCTCCAGGTTCTAGGTATATCCAGTCACTAAGGGTAGAAACTTTAGACCTACCACTTGCTACTTCTACTACCTCACCGGAGTCGTATCTAACATCTAATACTTCTCTGTTGTAGGTGTCAATTTCCAGCCTATTAGTGGAGACTGTACTACCAATAATTGACATTTCCTGATCAGTTTTATTGTTTCTTATCTTAGGTGGGAGAGATGGGTTTGAGACCGTGAATCCTTGGGACAGCTCGATAAGAATTGGAACCTCTATGTTTCCAAGGTTAGTAAGAGTAGCACTAGCAGTTCCAGATGATGGAGTAAGCACCTGCGTGTTGTAGCCGTCGCCGTTTATGCTGACTTCAACATATTCATATTTTATTGGGTCCGCGGCTCTAAGACCTATGGAAAACTCGGTCCTACCTCTAGCAGTTACTGTTTTAATATTTGGGGATCCGCTAAGTCTTACAAAAGCACTCTTAGCTGGATCTTCATTAACTACTAGCAATCCGCCTTTGTATACCAAGTTAGCTGCTTCTATAAGTTTTGCTCTAGCGGCAGGAACCTGACTCGGGTCCTGAGTTAAAAAAGTTCCGTTAAGTGTTATTATTCTTGAATTCCAACGTCCCTTAGCATCGTAAGATCCGTCGCCCCAACCACGGACAAGATCTGGCAGCTGCGGCTCCGGAAAGCCCCACCATCCGTCAATGTCTGTACAAATCCAAACTACACCGTCTTCATCTATTGTATTTAAAACTAGATTTTCAAGTCTTATATCAGCTTTTAGTTTTAGTCCAGACAAGTGTGGAACAGGATACTTAGTTAGCGCCTTATTTACTAGTCTATTTTCATCATCCTGAGATCTACTAGAGATTTCTGTGACTGGCTCATAGTAACCTTGGAGAGCCCAGGATGTCCCACCCCAAACATAAGAATATCCTTCGTATGTGTAGACCTCATCTAGCTCCGGAGCAGCAGGGAAGGTCGACACTAACTCCCAGGTCGGTTCCCAGTCTGTAGATTCTGCGCCAGAAGTCCATACGTATATTTTTTGATTTTCATCGTACTTATACGCTTCCCGAGGGCTTGGGGTAGCTGGAAAGGTTAATACAAGCTCCCAAACGGTACCGCTCCATACGTAGGTATCTTCTCCTTCATATGTGTATGCTTGATGTAAAATCGGACTGGTAGGGTATGGGATTGACATTAAAACGCACCTTTACGAATTTCAAAAGCTATTCTTCTAGAGACCATGCTGGCAAGCTCTCTCTCGTCCATACCTGCGGATGGGTAGACGTTTATTGTAGGACCGCCTCCAGATCCACCAGACAGCGCGGAAATTAAAGCCTTGTCTCTCTTAGATAGGCCGTTTTCATCTAATGGCTCGATTCTTTCGGCCCGTCCAGCTTCAGCAACATTTACTAAGGACCCTCCAGTGCTAGGCATAACTACTCCACCCTGAGCTAGTCGAGGTATTTTTAAGAGAGGTATAGTACCTATTTCGAATTTTATTGGGCCATATTTTCCAATAAAGTTAAGGCCTCTAATTAGTGCATTGATACCGTTAATAGCGCCATTCACAAATCCTTCAAATAGGCCAATCAAGAAGTTTACTACGTTTTTAAATATAGTTTTAGCGCCCTCCCAAACTTTTTCAAAGGCTGCACCCACGCCGTCTAGTAATGTCTTAAAACCTTTAACAAATCCGTTCCAGCCATCTGAAAGGCCTTTAACAACAACATTCCACACAATAGCAATATCATCACCTAGTTTTTTAAACCAGTCACCAATTCCAGTTAACAGGTCTCCTACGACTTTAGTGAAGTCTTGCCACATTTTCTTGCCGACTTCGGTCTGAGTGAAGAACCAGATTAACGCCGCTGTAATTGCAGCAATTATGCCGATAATAAATCCTATTGGGTTAGCCATAAACAGGGTTCTAATTCCCAGTGCAATCTTGCTTGCAACACCCATTATGGCACCACCGATTTTTGCAAAGAATCCCATAATGCTGGTACCAAAGCTCAGTAGTTTTGGTCCAAGACCAATAAAGAAGGTCATTACCTTGCCAAAAACTACTTTAACTCCATCAAAGAAATACATGATAGTTAGACGGACACCATCAAACCCGCCACCAGGCTTAAAGAAAGCAAACGCAGCTCCTATTCCTCCGGATATGTTCTTTAAGTTACCTAGAACAACATTGCCAAAGAAAGAAAAAGTATTTTTTAAGAATCCCAGTGCCAATGTAAAAGCAAAGATTCTTCCTATAACATCTAAGAAACCTTTTACTGCTTCATTTTGTAGAACATCAGCTAAAGTCTTTGCAGCTATGTTTATAGTGTCAAAGAATATTTTAGATGCTTCAGAGTCAGTAAATGCATTTACTATTTTTAATACGTTTGTAAATAGATCAGCTAGGTTTGGCCCAGCCTCTATCAGTTTGCCCATCATCTCGGAAAGCTCAGGGCCAGCTTCGCGTAGCTTTGTGAAGGTCTCACCTAATGCTGGATTTGCACCCATCTGCAGTAGGCCAACAGCCATATCTCCAAGTAGGCCCATTAGGGGCTTAACGTTATTTGCTACATCTATGAAGTATTGACGTAAGCTTCCCTTGCCTGTAGCTGAACCATCAAGAGCCGCGAAGCCAGCTGTAGCACTCTTTAGACCCTCCATAAGGATATCTGCACCGCTACCTGGGCCGGTGTTGGCTTTAATTATTTCACCTATTCCAGTGAAAATGTTTCCAAATATTGCTTCAAACTGAGTAGCTACGCGCTCTATCTCTGCAAAAAAGTCAGTTAAGCCTTTCTTACCTGCTTCAGTGTCTGGGTTAAAGAACTTTTGGAAATCGCCTGCTACCCCATCCAGATAGTCCATAAAGTTTATAACTAGAGGCTGAGCATACTCGAGCATACCTAGGAAGCCATCAAAAACTTTTCCTAAAATAGTTCCAAATTTTTCAATTACTGGCTTAGCGTTTGCAAAAAGTATTTCTATTTTTCGTACGCTATCAGCGCTAACTAAAAAGTCAGTAAAGTTCTGTGCAGCAATTCCTAAGGAGGTTCCTATGCCTTCTAATCCTGTTTTAATTACAGGAAATAGCGGCCCATTCATTATTCTTTCAAGCTGGGTCCTCAGTAAGGGTAAGAATCCTTTAGCAACTGCTTCTTTTAGCTCATCAAGTTTTGGCTTTAAGGTTACTAAATACTTTGCAAACTCTCTCTGACTCTTTGTCAGGCCAGCGTACGGATCTACTGCTCCAGCAGCAGCAATGCCTTCTTTACCTTTTAGTAGCTCTTCGTTTAAGTCTTTGCTACGATCTTTGGCTTGACGGTAATTTAGCTCTGCTTCGTCATAAGCTTGCTTTGCCTCGCGGCGCGCCATGTTATTAGGCGGCAAGTCCTGCACTCTTAGTAAATTATTGCGCGCCTTTTCTAGTTCAAGACCAGCGCGCTTCTCGCTCATAGCAGCGGATTCAGCGTTTCGCTGTAGCTCTCTAAACTGTTTATTTATTTCGGCTAGGGATTTTCCTAGTCCGCCTTGCGCGCTAGTGGCTCGGCCAAATGCCGCGCCAATACCGCCTAGAGCAAAGCTGGCTGCTGACGCACCTATCCTGAGGCTTACAAATGCCCCGACTAGTGAAAATAGCGATCCAGCACCAATTATTGCAGCACTGCCCAAAGATCCTAAGCTGCCAATTAATGCTCCAATAGAGCCGATAAGAACTGAAACGGAAGTTCCGGCAGTAATACCAGTTCTGGAAAGCTTAGCAAAACTTGCAGCTGCCGCATCAGCGTTTGGAGCCATAGTTCCTATGGCATTGGCAAGTTTAGAAAATACATTAGTGTTTGAGTTATTGTTAAATCCTCGAGAAAAAGCGGCTCCTAAGCTTTCTCCGCTTTTTCTAGCAGAGCCGCTTTCGCCCGATAAACCCCTAAACGCTCTTTGAATATCACCCTGGACGCCAGTGGTTATGGCTTTAACGAGTATATGCGCTTCGCCGACTACTGCCACTGTGTCACCTCTTTACCTTATCCGAGTGGTGCGTCTAGAACTGACCCAAATGGGTTAGCTGCTTCTGGGTTGAAATTTGTTGGAGCAACGTACGGTTTTCTAGCGCCCGATGGAGAGCTGTTAAACTCATCTGCGCTGTCAGAGATGTAGGCTCTACCTCCATAAGTTTCACCCGAGCCAGAAGAGCCATACTGGTACTCTTTTCCGTATAGCCTGTACAACTCTTTTCTAAGTGATCCTTGAGCTTTTGCTTCGTCGCCTGTAGTGAACCTCATGTCATCTTCAAAAAGATAGTGGAGCACATCTACCATTTCAGATGATTCCATTTCTTCTAACCTAATTCCACTAAACAGGGACTTACCATTGACGTACGGCCAGAGGTCTATAGCCCAGTTGATGAGTCCTCTGGCTGCGCTTCCGGGCGTCCAGAATACTCCTCAAGTAGCCATCCAACAATCTGTCCCAAAGTCTCCGTGGTAACAATCTTGTCTTTGTGTGTGGTTAGTGCATTAAAACGCTCTAAGCTCTCGTCAGTTAGGACTTGATCAAAAAAGGTTTCAATTGTTCCAGCAGCAACTGTAGGGTCTTCGCTAGATGAGTTTTTAACAAGGGACAACATAACTCTTCCCTGAAGCTGAGGAACACAGAAAAATTCCTCTTCGTGTAGCTTAAAGGAGATAACTTCTGCAGTTTCAGGAGCAGCTCCTACACCAAAATCTTTAAATTTTGCCATTATAAATGTCTTCTTTCTTTTTTTCTTTAGTCATTTGTAAGCAGTAACTTACTACTAGTATTTTACCCTATTGCCGACCGAGCTAGATGCGTCTAAAGTGTCTAAGCTGGTTAGATAGATATGGATTAGGCTTGGTGCCAGGATGCATTACAGGTCCAGGAGTCATGACCATTCTGCCTTTACTGGAGAATCTGAGCATTTTGCCTGCGACTCTAGGAACAATAAGATGCGGTCTAGTGCCTTCGTGGTGCATGTAGGCATAGTTGACCGTAGACCCGATCCAAAGATATTGACCAGTGAAATTGCCCATGTGTCTCTTGTGGATTGAAGATCTAAGCTTTCCTGTCTTTACCCCCACCTGGGCTTTAGCCTTTCCTACCGCAAATTCTCCTGCTACTTCTAAAGCTCTCCATAGGCCCCCGGCCCTAGTGTTTAGTTGTGCATGAAGCAGTGGTTCGTAGATTACTAAGTTTTGTGTAGTAAATGAAAATCTAGTGCTGCCACCACGATTAGGACCTAAGCCTCGGCCGCCACTTCTGCCCACTTTACCAAATTTTTTACCGTAGTAAAAAATCGGACTGTCTGGTATTAAACCGTATGCTGGCATTTTATGGAACCGCTAGAGTCAAATTCATAGTTACTGACTGGAATCCGCCTTCAGGAGGAGTTATTTCTACAGTAGCAATAACTCCCAAACCATATCCGCTCTGGTCCCACATATCAAAAAGCTTTACAGCATCCATAAGTACCCAAGCATCAATTGCAGATACACTGGAAGCTCTTTGTATGCTTTCCTGGCTTGGCGGACGACCATTTTGTCCCACAATCGGTACTGCTCTAGCTATAGATATAGCGACTACAGCACTTCTAGGTACGTGACATCTTTGAGGAGTAGTTGCCTCGTCACCTGGTGCACCTAAATACATCTGAATAAACGACACTACTACTTGTTCGCAATCTATTGCTGGCTGGCCGATAGACCAGTATCGACGGTTCGGCAGTCCAACGTTGTAAGACTGAAATGCAGACTCAACGCGCTCTAGAATACCGTCCATCATGTCTCGAAGGTGTGTTGCATCCTCCAAAACTCCGGATCCGTCAATTTCATACATAAATTACTCCGCTGCTGGAGATACTTCTTCGACTAGCTCTGGCTCTGCAACTTCTACAGGTGCAGCTTCAACTACAGGTACTTCAACCTTAGGGGCTTCAACTCTAGGAGCCTGTGCTCTAGGAGCTGGAGCTGCCTTCTTGACATTAGCGCCAGGCATATCTGCGGCAGTAAAGTTTGTCATCATCTGTGCCATTATTTTCTCTTTCTATTGGTTTGGATACATCTTGATCTGAAGGTTTCCAGACGCAAGTTCTATTATATTTGGGACATTAGCTATTGTTTTTGTTGCGTATAGAGTCCATGTTCCAGGATCTACCATCCCGAGAGCTCGTAGTGCCTTGTCATACGGAACTGTAAAGTTTAATGTTCCAGCTCCCGAGTTAAGCGTGTAATCTGAGGTCTCTAGGTTTACCGAATTAGCTCCTGAGTAGCTCCTTAAAGTGATGACTGGAGTCCAACCGCTATCTGGGAAAAAGTTAGTCAATACTGTTGGCCGGCCGGCTGAGGTCCAGGTAGCTGGCTCGCCTTTAACTAAAGTAAGATCAAATTGAGGGTTTGCAGTTAGAGTAATAGCTTTTGGATTGTAGCGTCTGGCTCTAGGAGTGTCCACAGAAAATACCTTAGACTTACGGCGAGCGTTGTCTGGGTTAGCTACTTTTAGAAATAGATCAATCTCGTATAGACCAGTGCGAAGCTCGTCGATAAATTCTTGATTGTCGAGGATAGTATAAGAAACGCCCTGTCGTGATACAGAGGTTACACGCTGAGGAAGCTCGCAAGACTCATCGCCTGACCAAAGTCTGGCAAACTCGATAGCAAGCTTACGGGCAGCCATCTTTCCTGCAATTGGCACGGGAGTTCCATAAGAGTATGTAACTTCAGTGTTACATGGAGTCCAAGGGGTTCCGGCCTTGATGTGAATGGTTGAGTGGTCTACAAGGTAGTAGCTTGACGGATCTAAAATGTCCCCGAGCCTGTTTCTTATAGCGTGAATTTTAGTTACTGGACGGCCACGAAGTTTGATTCGTGAGTCGGGGGACATACCGTCAGAAGTCAGCTCTGAGTACTCATCGTAGTCGCCAGAGGGGATGTTGTAGACGTCTCCACCGAAAAGAACTGGAGAGTTGGTCTTAGTTGAAGGACCCATACGGTTATTGCGTAGGGTACAGGTGTAACGCTCAGTTACTGTTGTTTCACCGGTGTATTTACGGCCAGACATTGACCAAAGTAGGTAAGTCGCAACTTTGGCAGCTTCTTCAGTATATTCGGTATACGAATAGTCACCCATCTCTTCGGGCTGAATCCATAAGTTATTGGTCATTTTTACCTCTTAGATAAGTTTAACGGGTGGTAGCTCAAGCTATTTTGCTCAAGCCACCACCCGTCTTTAAACTATTTAGTTCTCGTTAGAAGCGATGATGTTGTCGATCGCTACGTCAGCGTTGTAGTTGACGTTACCAGGAACGTTAAATGCGTCGTCTCCAACACCGATCTGGGCGCTAGTTGTAGGAGTTGGGGCTGGGTAGGTCTCGGTGACACTGTTAGATAGAGTTACACGAGCTCCAGAGCCAACAACACCAGTTACGTCCTCAGTGATAGCCGAGTTGACGTAACTTACTGTGCTTCCAGAGATGCTAGCAACTGTCCAAGTACCGTTGAATAGGGTGCCTAGGTTCTGAACGTAAATCTCATCTCCAACCGCGATACCAGGGGCAGCGCTGAAGGTTAGGGTGGACTTGTTATCAGTTACGGTTGCAGCGGCTGCAGTCAACCTAATAGTGGTCGGCTGCTTAGCAGTAGGTGAAGTAAATACAACAGGACCAGTTCCATCAGTCCAGGTGTAGAAACCACTTAGACCAGTTGGTGCCCAGTCTGCACGTGCATAAGCGTATGGACGCTCAGCTGCGATTGGGAATTCCCAACGACCATCTACACCAGCTTGGAATGAAGCGTTTCCTAGACCAAAGCCTTCGAAAGTGGTTGCAAGCATTCCGTTTTCGATGACTCGGTCGCCAGACTGACGCATCTTCACGTATGGGAAGATCCAGTGGAAGTAAGGAAGAACGCCTGCGCGCTTTCCGTCCTTAACTGCGTGTGACCAAGCTTCGATAGCAACACCGTTACCAGCAGGGTCATCGCCCACGCCAGGTGCTGCCCAACCGATTGACTTGTGGTCAGGCTGTCCAGAAGTTCCTAGGTTCTTGCGAAGAAGTAGACCACCAGAAATCAAAGCAGATAGCTCTGGGTCTGGCTCACAAATAGCAAGTTCCATGGTGATACGCTTTAGTGTGTCTGGGGCCTTGTAGGTTACACAAACAACTCCGTTAGCGCCCTTTTCGGTGATCTCGTCGCCCTCTTCGTACTCAGGGGTGAACGAAATACGCATGAAAGCGGAAGTCGTGTAACTGTCGGCTGGACCAGTTAGTAAGTTACCGACAGAATCTAGGCGGGTGACACGAATCGACACACCTTGGATGCTGGCAGCATATTCTTGAGTAGCCATATAGCTATTCTCCTTAGGTTGTTAAGCTGTTAGATCGACTCTAATAGCGAGGTGGATGGATGTGTCAAAGTAAACAGCCGCTGGGCGGATTGCTTTGAGACGCATGTCATTTTGATTTCCCGACACATCATATGCTTGCGCTAGATTGTCGTTTACTACATCGACATCGCCAACATAAGTCTTGACGGTGCCGGTGGCGTAAATCCATTTGTTGGTGGCTGACGCGGTTGCGCCAGTTGCACCGTCTGGGCCAGTACCTGAGTAGCCTGAACCAACGATAACTGGAGTTCCACCTAGTGTTTGTAGGTGCTCTTTACCAGCTTCGTGAAAAAGCATGTTTGAGTTGCTAGCAAGAAGTGCTGCAACATCGCGAGTTAGATGTATTACACCCTGCTCGCCACCGTCAGAAGCCTCGCCAATTGCAAACTCTAGGGCTGCAATTGCACGCCTTGGGGAAAGTGCAGTTCCGCCGTTAAGAATAGTTGCAGACGCATCCGAAAGAGCGACGTTTGCATGGCTCTCTCCTTTGCGGACAGCACCGTCCCAAAGCTCTACTTCCATAGCCTGCTGAGTAATGCCCTCGATCTGCCTCTTTAAACGCTCGATACGGTCAAGGCCGTTAAATCCTAGTGTTGAACGAAGCTCTTCTGCCTCAATGAAGAAGGGCTTAATTTCTGTGTAGTAAGTTGGTGTTCCAGCAGCCACTACTTCACCGTCGGTGGAGTCTGAGTCATCCCAGTTGGTTGCTGAATAGAGTGTTGTCTCCCACTCCTGAGAGAATCCCCGGATCCACTGATCTTCGTTAGGACCATTCTCTGGCTTGACTACGGCGAGTAGACCAAAAGCCGATGGCACAATCTTCGGTGCTGTTACGACACCAGTCTTTGTGAAAGCCATTTAAAATCCTTTAAGTTAAGTCTTAAGTTTTCTGTATTGGGGGAGGCCATTGCTGACCTCCCCCGCTACGAGATTTGCTATCGGGGTTTAGACCTCGATTGCAGCTGCAGTTGCGCCACCAGTGGTGTCGCGTAGAGCAGCAGCCACACCGTTAACGTTAACGGTCTGGGTGATTGCAAGTGCCTCAATACCAACCTTTGCAACACCTTCGAAGGTCTCAACGAACATCTTGTAGTCGTTGGTTCCAACAAGGGAGCTGTCGCGGATGATACCTAGATCTAGTGAACCACCGTCAAGGAACAAGAATGTTCCCTCAGCGAATAGGTACCACTTGAAGCTGTCCGGGAACTCTAGGATTGCTGCAGATCCACCCTGAGTACCGAAAACGGTCATGTCAGGTGATGCAACTAGAGCTACGTTTAGCTGGGATAGGTAACCCTCGATCTCGCCACGGCCAACAGACAGAGTACCGTCTCCTGGCATAGCTAGAGCTAGGTCAGCTGCCATTGCGTCATAGATCCAGTCAGGAACAATTGCCTTCAGAGTTGTGCTCTGAGAGATGCGGTGACGTGAACGGTAAGCAACAGCTGCTTTGCGGACTGATACTAGGAAGTCGCGACCAAAACCGATTAGGGTTCCAGAAGTAACAGCAGTAGAGCCAGCCTCGATCTTGCCGATTACATACTGCTCAGCCTCACGTGCGTGCTGTACTAGAGCTAGCTCGTTGTGGCGAGCAATCAACTCTGGGTAAGCGCGAGTCATAAGGTTACCGAACTGTAGCTGTAGGGTTACAGCGTCAGTGGTAGCAGTAGCCTCTGCAGCAGCAGCTACAGTTAGGCTAGTCTTAGTAGCACTCTCTGGGGCAGCATCTACAGCAGCAGTCCATACGCCGACTGCGTCAGCATAAGTACCAGCAGCAAAGCTTGGTGGGGTTACGAAACGGATACCACCGCGGTCTGCCTGGAAACGTGGCAATGAGTCACGAACTGGGCGGTTGGTGGTAGAACCGATTGCGTAAATGTCGTACTTGACCTCTAGAGGCGCTGCGTGTCCACCAGAAGCAACAAGTGCCTGGCTTGAAACAGCGTTGATCTTGATCGAGTTAGACTCTGCATCGGTTGAGAGGGTGCGATCCTCTGGGAACGAGGTGGTTACAGATGCAACAATGTGCTGCTCTCCGTCTCCTCCGTTAACACGACGAAGCGAGTGGATTCGCTTTTCCATAGCCTGAGCTACTTCGTACATGTCGTTGATTGTGCTACCAGCTGTGTAACCAGGAATGTCAGCACCAGCAGTAATTGCTACTGGAACTTCGGTAACCTGAACAACAGGCTGGCGGTCAGCTGGGGCCTCGAAAGGCTGTTCGGCTGAAGCGGTCACTGGGGCCTGCTCTTCCTGCTCTTCTACAAGAGCGATTGATGATTCAATGTTTTCGTTGGTTGTTTCTTCGGTTGATAGTTCAGAACCGTCTTCCTGATTTGTTGATGCTTGTGATGCCTCTGCTTCAACTTCTGAGTCAGCTGAGAATTCAGCTTCCTCGGAAACTTCTGCACTTGCTTCGGTTGCCTCTGCGGTGTCAACAGTAGTCTCTTCGACCACTGCCTCTACCTCGACTGGAGCCTCGGCTACAGTCTCTTCTGCAGAAAGCTCTGCTTCCGGAGCAGCGACCTCTTCGATAGCTGTCTCAGGTGCAACAGCCTCGGTAGTCGACTCTTCGGATGCGGATGCTGCGATAGTTTCATCTACAGACATTTCTTTCTCCTTCTTCTTGTCTTCTTCCTCGACCATTTCCTCTTCGACTTCCTCGGTTTCCTCTACTTCTTCAGAAACTTCTTCTACAGGTGCATCCTCAGATACATCTTCTGTAGCAGGCATTTCTTCAGCAATAGGCTCTTCCATGGACTCATCTTCGGTCATAGCCATATCTTCTTCTTGCATGTCTTTAGCTTCACCCTTAACACGAGCGGTAGCTTCCGCTGCCTTAGCAGCAAGTTCTGCTGCTAACTCTTCACGACGAGAAAGCTCGCCGCGAACCATGTCAATAGAGTCTGCTAGAGACTGCATAGCATCAACTGTTTCAGTAGTCGGGTCTTCGCCCTCAACCATTTCGAACTGGCTGACGATATCTGCCTGTAGTTCAGCGAGCTGTTCGTCGCTTAACTCAGACATTGCGTCTAGCTGAGTTTTAATTTGGTCGTACACTGTACCTCCTAGGCCAGTTGTTGTCGGACGCATTTTACGTCCTGTTTAATCAGTCAAGGTGGAGGGACCCAACACACGTCGGCGTGAGGCGCTCTACCTAGGTATAATTTTACCTTACTTTTTAGGTAAGGAGTCGGAGTAGCTTGCTCATCTCAGACTGAACTTCACCCTGAGAGTAGACGTCCGCTCCGGACATATAGGACCTCAGGCTTTGCGTGGCAATGTCCGCGTCCTCTTTACCAATCTTGGCTTCGACCCTCGTAATCATTTGTTCGATTAGGTCTTTAAGCCCAGTGGGCAAATCACTAAATTTTAGCTTGCTTGCCTCTTTACCAAAGGGTAGTGGCAGGTTTGCAATTGTCTTACCAAGCTCTGCAGCTGTCAATCTGACGTTTTCTAGGGCTCTAGCGTTTAGGGCACCTGAATCTAGTCGGTCTATCATTCCCAATAGTTCGGTGCTAGCTCCAACTGAATTTGCGTAATCTCCGGCAAAGTCTAGGTTTTCGGCTTGCTCTGCTTTTTTGAGGGCTCTAGATAGTCCAGCAACACCTAAGTCCTGCTTTAAGCGGGCCAACACTGTGCGGTACTTACCCTTAGCATCTCTAGGCTGATTTACCCCTGACACATACTTAGGACGACCATCTTCGTCCCTATCTACGGTAGGGGCTTCACCTTTTTTTACTTCTTCAGCTGCCTTAATCTCTTCTTCAGTCTGCTTGTCAGCTTCTGCCTTAACGTCTATCAGTTCTTCAAGATCTTCGTCAGTAATCTCTTCTTCTGGCAGGGCAAACTCTGAGATCTTCGATCTCATTGAAGCAACGATAGACATGGCTTCCGCTGATCCAGCGTTAGCCCAGTTGTCTGGGATCAATGATTGCTTTTTTAGAGCACGAGCACGCTTTACGATGTGCTTACGAACAGATGCTCTTTTTGACTTCTCTGCTCTACCATAAGCCCGTATTGCGTTCTTTAGATCTTCTTCGTTTCGAATAGGGTAAGAACCGTCAGGTAGAGCAAAACCTTTTTCAGACAGCTCTGCTCTTTCTTCTTCAGTAAATTTAGCAAGCTCAGTAATTGCAGAAGCAACTAGAGCTCTTTCTCGTAGCTCATCTGCTTTTCGTGTGGCCGAGTCAAGTGCAAATGCTCTAGCAGCTTTTTTAGCAGTACGAACTCTGCCTTTAAGGTCTGGAGAGGTTGATGCAAGCTGCGAAAGTAGAAGCGCCCTAGTCGCAAAGTGCTCTACGTGCTCACTCTTAAGAATTGCCATGTAGTTAGCACCAGCAGCAACCAAAGCCATAATCTTTCCAGAGGCAACTAGCGCACGAGCGATAGGGAATCCTGGAACGTTAACCTGACAAACTGCAACAAGCTCTAGAGCGCCGTTGATTGGTCTCCAGTCACCCGAAGGGGCAGAAGCACGTAGTGCACGGATCTGCATCTCGCTTGCATCTGGACGCAGTGAGCCGCATACGTAGATACCAAACTCATCTTCTCCGGCATGTACGTCTGCGATTGCAGAAGCTGTGTCGTCGTAGTGCTTAGCAGCCTGAGATGCGCTAGCGTGTAGGTCTGCGTGACCGCCAGCAAGAGTTAGCTGTCCAACTGGAACATCCTTGCCTGCATCAGTCTTAACTACTCCAGTGTGGAAGTATGCGTACTTGCTACGAGAGCGCGGTGGACGAGTTGAGCGAGGCATACCAATGTGGTTTACGTGCCATGCTGCAATGTGTCCGTAGATGCGACCGCTTGGGTCTACAGTTAGAGGGGTTGGCTTAGTTAGCTTAGGGTCTTCAAACCACTCTTGTGGTGGTAGTACAGGTATCTCTGAGTCTAGAAATCCTGAAGCTAGTAGCGGCTCAACGTCAGTAAAGTCTGTGACAGACTCTTCATATACGCCATCTTGTGGGGTCATGTTTTCCTCCTGATCCCCCTCGGCATTAAGTAAAATAGAGCATTCTTGGAATGCCGGCTTAGCTACAATTGTAGCAGCCATTACGCGTGCCTTATTTATAGTGAGTTTGTCTTTACCGATTTCTTGCTCGTCATCGCCATCTGCAAGTTCAGATTTAGGCTTTTTATCTTCTTTTGCCTCAAACTGATCTAGGTCAACGGATACACCGCGAAGGAACCCGTTTCTAACAAGACGCTCTGCTTCTTTTCCATACGGGCCGTCGTCAAATACTCCTGACGCATTTCCTAGCCCGCCTTCAATTCTTTCTATGGTGTTAATTCTTCCAACTACTACAGAGCCATCGTGCCCTGATCCAGTTTTTATCTGCCAAAGTAGAGGGACTGGCAGGTCTCGCAGCGAGATAGAGCCCTTACGGAACTTCCTACCGTCTCCAGACTCTACTTCTTCTGGAACTAGCATTGGAATTGTGAAGCTTGAGCCTTTACCAGTTTTAATGGATGCAACTAGTCCAATTTTCTCTCGAGCATCTTTAGCTGCTGCTGATTGACTAGATCTTTGAATCATAGTCTCATCAAACGCTTCTTCTGAAACGTACAAGTTAGTCAAAGTACTAAAAGACTTATCTTTCTTACCAGGGTTTAATTTGCTCCCGGTGTATACACCAGTTGCATCCTTGTGGCGAAGCTGGCAGTAGCCCTTCGCACGAGGGCCCATGTACTTAGAGAGGTTGCGGACGCAGCGGGTCCAGTCTCCGGGAGTACCCCAGCGGATCTTGGCAGCACCCTTACCGGATGTCCAGTAGCGTCGAAGTTCTTCGGCATTGCCTCGGTTACGGTCTAGTCCACCAGCAGCCAGAATTGGCTCTACAACTTTTTCCCAGAACAAGAAGAATGGCAACCCAGTTGCAACAACTGGAGCTTTGCCATCAACCTGCAAGAGAACATCGTTCAAGATATCTTTGTCAGTTAGAGCTGCAACCGGTGGTGGCGAAGCTGACTTTAGATCGCGCAGAATTTGAGGATTTGGTACCCACTTCTCGTCTTCTCTGACATAAGTAGTAGGCTCGGTAGATGATTTAGACGCAGGTACTATTGCTACTAAGTCCATAACCGCTTCAAGGTCGTCTGGAGATACTATGGCTAAGTATTTAGCAGGAACATCTGTAGTCTCTGGGGTTAGAGCTTCCTCTTTCTCAGCCGAAGCTAATATAGACGCCTCTTGAGCTACGTCTGAGCCCCATCTCTTTTGCACCCTATCTTTGTCCGCCTTATCGTAAGGTTTGTAGGACTGACGCATGCGTCTGACATAACTAGGAAAGTCGTCAAGCATAAGTTGAAGCTCGTCTGAAGTCATAGGGGGCAGCGAGCCCGGAAGGTGTGCCTTTGGCATATTAATTGGTGTTCTAGGTTCCCCAATTATGCCGGACAAATCTAAAGGTACATCTTGAAGTTTAGGTGTTGCTATAGGGCCAGGGATATTTTTTAGTGGCTGGCTGAATTTGCTATCAATAGTTACAGTTTTTCCACTGTCTAGTTTAACGTCGACTAACCCATTTTTTGCGTCTAGTTTGGTTATAGTTCCAGAGCCTCTTTGTATGTCTCCGCCCACGGCCACTCTCTGACCTACAGTAGCAAATCTTCCAGTAGCGTCTCTTACCTGCTTTGATGCATTCTCTGAACGCTCGTCTTCGGTGTAGACACCGTCGCCTTCCCCTGAAAGAGGGACACCGGCAGAAGTTATAACTCTGTCTATGAAGTCAAAATCTTCTTCAGCTAGAGCGTCGTACATCATCTGAGTTTCCTCAGGGTCAATCTCCTCTAGAAGTACTGGAGTGAAAGGGCGCTCTTGTAGGAATGCAGAGATAACTACAGCAGAAGAAGGGTCCACCAAAACATGGGTCTTCTTTACTAAATCGTCTGGATTATCTAGCTCTGAGTCATAGAGATAGACATCTCCATCGACGTCTCCCATGTTGTCCCAAACGGAACCATCCCAGACATAAATCTGACCATCAATGTCTATTTTGTATAGTCTGTCGATTCCAGAGTTGTCTAGACGAACTCGGCACATAAACTCTGGACCAACGTTCGGGTCTAATTCATGCGCCATTTTGAAAGCGTTTAATTCGCTCTCTGGCTGTAAATCTTCTACACCGTATATGCCAGCAGAAGCAGTGGTAGATTCTTTTTTATTTACACGTTCTACAATTGCAGATGCCCAACGCTGTCCAGCGTCTCCGCCCCAGAGTGCCCATGCAATACGACCGTTAGAAGGAAACTTGTCTTCGCCTGGTGCCCAGCCCTTACCCTTTTTATCAACTTCGTGACGAGGGAAGTATTTAGCAATGTGACGAATTTTCTCAATGCCAATCTGTCCGCCCTTAGCAAGAGTGCGTGCAGTATTCAATCCAACAGGTGTACCACCGCGCTTGTACTCTTTACGCCATGCAAGAGCTTTTTTTGCTTCGGCCTGAACTCCACCTGGGATTGTATACATACGAGCATCGGACATATTTATTCTCCTGGAATGCTTTCGGCTTCTTCGGCGCTCATGTACTCTCCAGAGTTGACCAGCTTGCAGGTTTCCTCTAGGTCAGCTCTGGTCAAGTCTTCGCCTCTAGCCCAGTCTTGGACTAAGTCTATTTCCCAGCTGTCTTCGTCGTCTGGGTCTGCAGATCCGCTGCCAGGAGTGTCGTCTTCGTTAGACCAGTCGTAAGACCAGATTTCGTAGTCAGGGGAGTAGTATTTTGCTAGCATGTCTCTGGTACCCATGGTCCATTTTTCGCCTTTAGCGCGGACAGTGTTACCAAAGATGGTATACATAGATACGTACTCGACCTCCCCGCTGTCTTTATTTACATAGAAGTAAATAGTGGGTTCGAGAGAGACGTTGAAAGTTTGCTCTTCAGCCATAATGTCCTGATCCTATTTCTCTACTAGCTAGTTGGATCTAGCTATAAGTTTATCATACTATTAATTATTGTATGTTTAGTGCTTTTTTAAAGTAGTAGTCGTTGTACTGGGGGAAAGTAGCGCACAGCGACGAGAGCTTTTCTAGCGGTAAGGTCCTGATGTCCAGCTTCTGATATATAGGACCGTCATCAGTCTCTAGGGTGATGTTTATCATGTAGAAGCCTTCAGGCTCTTGCTTATCTAGAGGACGTGCTAGACGCTCCTCTTCTGCCTTACGGTACTTAGCAGAGAGCTCATCTGACAGGGCATAAAACTCTTCTTGATCTGCCTCGGGCCACTCTTCAATATCGTCTGGTAGCTGCCTAGTCGATATAAAATTAAAGTATAAGTCTCTATATTCGCTTAATTCGTTCAATTCTTCAGCTCCATAACTGCACTCCAGCCTCTCGCAGTAGCCACCATAATGTGCCTACCAAGGGTAGAAAACTTCTTTCCCTTGTCTTTTTTATTGCCTCTGCCTATTTCTGCAATAAGTTTAGCTGTAACTTCTACTCCGTTTTTGTCCGCTATTGACTTTAGTTGGTTGAGAAGATCATTACTGATTACCCAACCGTTTCTTCTTAGTTCAGCGATTAGCTGTAGCAGCGAGGTTTGGTCAGAGTTTGTTTTTCGTGCAATTTCTCTGCTGACTTCCATAAAGTCCATAGAATTGTATCTTTCGCTATCTGCAGCATATTCGCTTAAAGCAGCATAAGCAAGCTTAACCCTCTTGTGATACATATCTCTTTCTGCTGAATCTGCAAAATCAAACCCTTGAAGAGCCCACATGTAAGCGCCGTTTGGGTAGCTATCGGTGGCAGCTGCAGATGTTTTTATTCTGTCTGCTCCTATAGATTTATAGTATTCTACCGCTGCTTTTGTGATCTTTTCCCCCAGGCCGAGACCTTGAACGCTGTCACCAAGCTTAAAAGATAGATGGCTGACTGTAATTTCGCCAGTATTTGGATCTACTTTTAGAGCTCTAGACATTCCAGATCCTCCAGTATCCCGACCCTGGGAATCTAGTACGCTTGCCTCCCACGATAGAGTTACGCCAAGATGCCTACTACTTCCTTTTCTATTTAATAGGGTCCTTAGATCTGCATTTTTTGTGTTATTACCCTTTGAAGTCATCTTTACGGTGTACCCGCCCAAATCCGCGTTTTCGTTTAAGTATTTTTCTAGTCCGTCTACAAAATTATCATTTTGGAAAATTTTTGGCAAAAGGGTCTCTAAGCTTAGTTCTTTTATTCCAACTTGGTTTTCTAAGAAATCTCTAAATTCTTTAGAAGCCTGCCCTGAGCCCAGGTACTTAGCAAAACTTTCGGCAAAGTGCTCACGAATGTTGTTTTCACCGTACTCTGAAACTTTTCTAGCCTTGACTTCAGCATAGGCTTCAGTGCTTGAGTTGTTGCTCCACCCCCAGGTGACGCCCAAAACATTGCTTTCAACTGTGTGGCCGTACTCATGTAGAACTGTCTCAACTATAGGATCTATCCTGAAAGCAGACGGTGTTTTAGAAGCGCTTTCGTGGTTGATAATAATCGTATTATTTGTGACTGTAGACGCTATAAGGTCTAGAGATTCATTTTCATTAGTCATAGGCACAACGTTGCCGTACGTGTTTGTAGCTATGTTGACTCCCTGAACCCCCGAGAAGCCGTCTTTTTTAACCAAAGTAGTTACTCTTGTGTACTCAGCTGAGGCCAATTCGTTAGTTGCGCTAATGACTAACGAAGTCTTTTCAGGCCTGAGGCCGGTTGGAGTTAAATTATTTGAATAAAAATTATTTAAAACTCCTACAGAAGCCCTATAAGGAGACATATCTACCGAAGGAGTTATGAACCCGTTTTTAGTTTGTTCAGTTCTTGTAACCTTGAAAGGCACTCGAATGGATCCAAAAGGCGAAACACTCTCCGAGCCCGAACTAGGTGTAAATTTTACCCCTCGCTCAAGGATACCGTCTACAGTTTCGTCAATCGTGAGATTCGGGTCGTCTGACCTAAGGAACTGGACAAAAAACGCTAAACTTTTTTCAAATTGCTCATTGTAAAAATTTGAACTGGGATTTTTTGCTCCAGCAATTTTTACCACAGCGCGAGCAAAACTTAAGTCTTGCGAGTCAAACGCCGCATTTCTTAGGATTGAAATGCTAGAGGCTGGAACTTCTTCGCCTAGGGAAATAGAGTTTTTATCTAGCTGATAACCGGTGCCAAGAAGGTCTCTAGCCGGGAAACTCGAGATTTGCATCGCTCTTCGGTGCATCTCATCGCGCAGTAGGTATGCTCTTTTTGCAGCTGCTTCTAGGTTAGCTTCATAAGTAGCTCCACCATATCTACTTAAGTTTGCAAACTCTGGTAGGGCCCTTACAGCTTTAGAATCTATAAACTCAGGGATGACTGCATTTGGTAGGGCTCTAACTTCAGAAGGGACGTCTTCCCAATCAGGTAAATCAAACTCGACGTCCGAGTCAGGATTTACTTGTACTTCTCTGAATGAGATGAGCCCCTGAGAGGGGCCTAAACTTTTTTTGGTGTTACTTCCGTACCTAAAGCGTAAGCAACCTGGTTTTCGGTACCGTCAGGCGATGTGTATAGGAACGCTAGCCCCTGAGTGCCATTACGAGAAGTAGTCGGTCTGATTGCTTTAATTATTCCAAGAGGAGCGCCATTTGACTTACTGTAGAGCATCTCACCTACAACAAAGTCATCGACAAGCATTGGAGGCGGTGCCGGATCTGATATTACAGTGCCAGCACCTGGAATTCTTCTAGGTCGAGAAGTGCTAGGTGCCTCTGCAAGTCCACTGTCAATTCTAGCCTGGCGCAGCTCTTCACCTAGAAGATTAGGTCTGTATGCGGTAAGAGGGGTGCCCTGAGACAGCATGATTTTTAGCTTGATAGCATTTATTCTTATCTTCCGGCCGTTAGCATCTGTAACAATAACATTGTCGCCGTAGTCGTACGAGTCCCTATCGTTGGGGTTAGAAGTAGTGTTCTCGACTAAATCAGTGACCTTGACTATAGAAGTTTGCCCAACGTTGTTGGTGTACTCTACAGTCATGCCTCGTTCAATAGTTCTTGTTCTATCTTTAGATGCATATCTAATAGATCTAACCTGAGGATCAGTTCCTCTGTAGATTCCGCGCATACGCTCAGACGCAGAAGTTACGTAGCCGTTAAAAGCGCGCTCCATTTTTTTGCTGGCAGTAGGAAACTTTCGTCTAAATTCTGAACGAATAGCTTTTCTAGCGTTTGCATGAGACTTTTCGCCAAGTGGAATTCTTCCAAAGACACCGTATAGGGTTTGGTAGAACATGTCTTTAAGCTCTACATCTCGCTCTTCGCTTGTTGGGCCCGACTTAAATAGTTCATCAAATGCCTCCCATAGCGACGGGATAGCGCTGTTTTTAATTCTCTTGGTTTCTTTTTCTAGAACTGCGGCTCTACCTTGAGCAAGACGAACGGCGTTGTCACCAATTTCTTCCATTTTTTTGCGGTCACCAGTACCAGACCTAAACCATCTGGATCTTTTAAATAAGCTGTCAGATTTTTGATACCTAGTGTTACCGAATTTAAAGTTTTCCGGTAGGCCCCAATTTTTTCCTTTTCGATCTACCCTACCGAGCAGTCTGTCCAATAGCCCTTCGGGACCGTTTGCCTCGCTAAATAGTGCAGTTACCGAGTGCCTATCGTCTTTGTGCTGATACTCTACATAGTCTTCAGGGTTTGCAGGATTGTAGAACCTGAAGGAGTATACGATAGCCCTCTTACCGGAGTTGCTGGCTCGGAGCTCAAAAATCTTTCCGCTCTTTGTATCTACTTGGCGGTGCAAAATTAGTGAGCCGTCAGGAGCAAATTTAGCGTTAGGGAACGCCTTAGCAAGAGCAGCTAACATCGCAAAAGGATCTTCTGCGTCTACAAGATTGCCATTTTCGTCAACGTATTTTGCAGGAGTGCCATCAGGATCTAGAAGAGGTGACAAGCTCATTCCTCGAGCTGCAGCCAACTCTTCGTCTGTTAGCGTAGGGAGATCAAAGTTAGAGCCGTCATCTAGTCGATCTTCAGGCGGGAAGTTGGCCGGGGCTAGACCATCTGGGGTCATGACAACAGTTAAACCGTCTTCAGGGGCCATCTCTCCAGGCTCTACAGTTTCAGGATCTACTCTCGGGGCCTCCGGGGCAGTTACTTCCGGAGTAGGTGCTTCGGGTCTAGAGGCCGGGGCTTGCGGACGCTTTATCTGTCCACGCCGTCCAGTTGCAATATTTAATTTGTCCCTCATGCTTACGGAAAGCTCTTCGATGCTTCCGTCAGAGTTCTGTACTCTAACCTTAGCTGGAACTCCGGTGGCAGCGTTTCCTAATTCAACATCTAGAATTGTTTTTTCTGATCCGTCTTCACCTAAAACAATATCTCCACGGTCAAGATCAAAAGGGACTTTTTGAGTCTTAGCGGTTTCTCTAAAAGATATTAAAGCTTCCTGCTTTTTAAGAACTGAATCTAGATCTGGAGTAGTGTCGCCGTCAAAAGCCACATCTGCCATTAAGTCTTTAACTACATCATCGGCCGGGTCGGAGTTAGCTATCTCTGAAGGAGTTAGCTGACCGACTTCGTCTGCCCAAGCGGCGACTTGATTTCCATTTTCATCGATCTTAGAGCCAGCACCGGTGTCAGCTAAAGTTCCGCTATTGAGTCTGGCAATTAAGTCTGCTCTTTTTAGTGCAGCACCTTTTGGTTTCCCATCTTTACCGCGTAAAAACCATTTACCATCTTTTTTAATTATTTGACGCCACACTGGGCCAAACGGTCCGGTGTAGCTGTCGAGGGATGGGTAGAACTGAGCTCTCTGATATTCATCTAAAACGGTGCCGTCTGGTAGCTCAGAGAAGTCTTTAGTGTTGCCGCGACCATAAGCTGTAGGCTTTTCTTTTCTTAGTAGTTGGCCTTTAGTAGCTTCCTGAGCCTTCTTTGCTAGCTCTGGATCTTGTTCAAAACTAGGGCTAGTATTTTTGTCAAACTCGTCTGGATCAACACCTGACTCACGGAGAAGTTTCTTTACTTCCTCTGGGTTTTCAGATTCGAAACCAGCTGGCAAATCTGCAACTGGAGACTTCTGTCTTCCATCCTGCTCGGCTTCGCGCTCTTCTGGAGTTAGATCACCCTGAGCTAGACGACGATCTTCTTCTGTAATTTCTTGAGAACCAGAAAGCAAATCTTGTAGCGCTGGTAGTTTGGAATCTTCTAGAGTTCTTACTGGCTTACCGAACTTGTCTTTTCTAGCCGCTGGCGCACCCGCTTTAGATTTAGCGTTTGGAATAATTGCCTTGAACTGCTGCAAGTTTCTTGACTCTACTTGATAGACGCCAGCCTTTAGTCCAGACTCGGTGTCTTTTGAAATTAAGACTCGGGCCATTCCAGGACGACCGCCAGGTCCTACATAAACTCCACGCTCAGTAGCAACAACTAAGTTACCGCTTCCGGTACGAAAGCGGAACAATACGTCCGCGCCCATCTCGATCCACTGACCTTCGTCGTCACGTGGCTGGATTCTCCAGAAGCCTTTGTTAGCTCCATCGTTAAATCCGATACTAGAAATAATCGGTTCGAATTCAGGGTTTTTGCCGTCGAGCATTAAGGGTCCTCTGCGAATAAAATTATAGAGCTAACTAAAATTTTACCCTAATAATATTTAGCTGACTTTAGGGTATTTTTCTGGTAAGGCTTTTATTTGAGCTAGAGTGCTATCAGATAGCGCTCCACTAGAAATAAGAGCACGGACTCTAGTTGCTGCATGCAAAGAATCTACTTGGTCTAGCTCGTCATTAAAGGCATTTGCTATTGCATCTCTAGAAGATTCGGACAGCTCGGAAGCACCGGCAATCCATGTTGCAGCTGCCACTATGGAAGACTGCCTGCCTGGGTGGCCTTCAGCTGTCAACCCTGCGTACTCGGAGAAGTCATCTGAGACGTCTTCCACAGAGCCTGAAGTAGCGTACTCAGCGAAAGCGTGTAGCTCCCACAGGATGGCAGAGTATATTTCCTCGTCAGACAAGTCGCTGTACCTTTCAAGGGCACTTCGGGCTACTGAATAGGCAGCTTCTTTAGTAATATGACGAGCGGACCCAAACTGAGAGTTAAAGTCATCTACAAGCATGTTAATTGTGGCAGCTGACGGTACGCAGTTAGGTACGCGCTTACCGTTCTTCTTTTTCATTCCAACCTGGACGTATCCGGACCAGCAAGGGTCATCTGCATCTTTTTTAAGGTTAGCTTCAGACTCGGCTGCCGCTATTAGCGATAGCTGTTTATATACTTTTGCCTTAATCCCACTGCCACCGTTTTTTACTTTAGTAGCGCACCTGTGGTGTCCATCAACAAGATACATTCCAGAGTCATCTCTGTAAACTACTACTGGCTTTTCATAGTCAGCAGCTTCTTTGAAGTTTGAAGAATCGACGGTCTCTTGTGTTGGAGTTAGGTCATAGATATCTAGATACTCGTCTGAGTACTCGTCCTCTGTTTCGCTAATTGCAGACTTTAGTAGGTCTTGAATTAGCTTTGGCTCCTTAGAGAAATATTTTTCTACAGGCTCTTTGGATTCATCTTCCTCGCTAGGAGTAGAGGAACCAGGAGTTACAGATCCGTCTGGGAGCACAGCAAAACGACATAGGCCGCCTTCCTCTACCTCAGCAACAATAATCTGACATCCGTTAGGTGCTTGCCAGAAAACACAGTTGCCGCACTTAACGCCAATCTCTGCGTTTTCTGCATTCTCTTTAGCAGAAGTATAGCCAGCCCAAACGCCAGTGTTGTCGTCGTTAAATTTTCCATGCTTCTCTACAATCTCTAGTAGCGCATCGGCAAGGTCTTGCTCTTCTGGTACAAGCATTCCGGCTGCCTCTAGGGAAGCACGAATGTCTTTTTCTTTTAGGTTTTCTACAGGAGCGGCATGGCCACCTGCAGCTTTAAGAACGCTTTGTAGATACTCAGACATTAGCGAACTCCTAGGAAGGCCTTAATTTGCCAGTTCCACTTTTTGTGGGTGTCAATACGTCCCGCTAAAAAGTCCATAAGACCTTGCTCGCTGCAGGACTCTGCACAAACAAAAGCCTCCATCAAAGAATCAAGTACGCACTGGTTTACTCTTAGAGCGGACTCTAGTAGGAATCTAGAAGATGAACCATCTTGTCTAGCTTCTTGAATCTTTGACAGTTCGCAAAAGTCGGACAGTAAGTACGGAGCTGGGTAACCAATCTTAAGAATATTCTCTGCGATTGGGTCAACAGATGACTCTAGGTCCTCGTAAAGTTCGCCAAAGAACTCGTGGTACTCACCGAAGTCTGGGCCAAGTACGTTCCAGTGGTAGCCCTGCATTATGAACTTTGCAGTAACTACTTCAGACAGTAGCTCTGCCAGTTTTTTAGCCATCTCTGTTTTGTCGTAATGCATTTTCTATACCTCTGGTTCTGCTAGTGGTGCCGCGGGCTCGGCTGGTGGAGCTTCGGCAGCATCTGCTTCCGGCGTTGGAGAGACTGTATCTCCGCTAAGAATTTGGTCAATTTCGGGCGGAATAGCTGCTCCGCTATTTTGCATAGCCTGATCTCTAATCTTTCCCATTATTTCTGGAGAAATACTAGCGAGCATAGACTCTGTAAGCTCAGGTGTGATCATTCCCTTTTGTAGTACAAGTCTTAGTGCAAACTCGGTTGGGTCTGGGGCATCGGACTCGGAGAATCCATGAGCTCTGCGCCATGTGTCATAGCTAACTGCCATCTTTTCAAAACCAGAGTCAGCATCAGCTGCGCGGTCATTGCGGGTAGCAACTAGAGACGGGTCATACCAAACGCAAATGTTTTTTACTTGTTCTTCTGGGTAGCCGTTAGCAATTAGATATGGGCGCAAGTACATAACAGTAAGAGCGTCAACAATCAAAAGCATTAGAGGCTCGATGTGTGCCTTGTAGAGTGCTTCGTCAATCTGTAGAGCGTTAGAGTACTTAACGTTTGCTAGGCCAGTTACAACGTCCTTAGGAACGTCTAGACCCTGCATGATTCGCTCTAGTACGCGGTCGCTTCTTTCAGAAAGCGCTGGATCGAATGAACGCTCGAACTTGAACTGCTTAATCTTGTCACCAAGTTCTGCAGGACCACGAATAATCAGTGGAACAACAGCAGACGCTGAGTCCTCATCCTTAATCGGAGTAGTCATCGCGTCGATTAGCTGATCTTCGAAGTCGTCAGCGGACTCTTCCGGGTTGTACTGCTCGTTGTAGTTACCGTCTTCGTCGTATGGGTAGTCTGGGTCTGGAGACGCAGCTACTGAAAGACCGTCTGGCAAGTAAAGAGCACCAGCGTTCAAGCGTGAACGTGCAGTTGCACGGAAGGTGCGGTTTAGAAGTAGTAGCTCAGCGCAAAGATCTAGTAGACCGCGTAGTGAAGAGTCCGACTCTTGCGTGTAGCGAGGGTGTGCTCGCCAAATTCTTCCGACAAACGCAGAATTTGGAAGTTTAATTATGTCTTTATTATTGCGAGAAGACATCATGCTATTTCCATTACCGACGTCTCTACTCTGATTAATTACGTAGTTGCCTTTAGAGTCAACCTGAAGCTCATCAACTGAACGAATGTCCCAGCTTTCTGGAAGACCCGATCCAAGTCTCTCTGGCATCTGAACTAAGTAGCACTCACCAGTCACTTGAAGATTTAGTGCAGCGTCTTTCAAAAGACCTGCCTGACCACCGAATGCGGAATCTAGTCTTTCTAGTGCGCGTTGTGCAGCGGCAGCTAGTCTCTCATCCACTTTGTCTACAGAAAGAATTGGAGCTGGGGCTTCAGCTGGATTTTGGACTGCAGCTGCGTACAGACGAATACGAGAAACAACAGACGCAACTAGGTTGAAAGCATATTTAACTTCTCCGATAGCATCGTAGTATTCCCAGGCCTCTGTCTGCCAAGATGAAGATGCTGATTGTCTACGAGATTTAAACTGCTCTGCTTCACCTTTGTCATTTAGATTTACCTGAGCCGCGGCAGCAGTAAGAGGTCTAGGTGTGTTGAAGTTTTGTGCTTCGGCGTAGACGACTCCAAAAGAGTCTATAGAAACTCCAGGGGCAACTCTGGTTGCATTCTTTGGAGCAGTCGCGCGAGGAGCACCACTAGATGTTCTAGTTTGCTTCTGAGGCTCTTTCTTAAAAATACCCAAAGGGGCTCCCTGCCTTAACGCTCAGTCCAAGCGGATATAAGTCCAATTATTGTAGATATAGACAAGACTAATGATACCACAATCGCGGCTTCAGGAGCGACTACCCAAAAAATAAAAACTAAAAGCGCTACCCAAAAACCTGTGCACCAGTTACATGTAAAAAGATATCCAATTTGAGTACTAGGTGGAAATTTTTTCCAGATTGCATTTCTAAATGGTTCGGTAATTGTGTCCTGAGTCACGAGTCGAGTAATTCTAAATCCCGCGAGAGACAAAATTACTAGTAAAAAGGGCTGATTTATTAAAATATCAATCATTTAGAACCGATCTTTGCTTGAATTTAGAGTTTTATAGGGGTTCCAGCCTCTAAGTCTAGATCCGCACCCGCAAGCCGTATCTTTCTTAAAAACCAGCATTTTTCCGCTTTCCGTGGTAATTCTAGTGTCTTTTGAGGGATCTTTTGACACATCTGCCTCTGAATAGCGCTCTTGGAAGACAATTTGCGGGCCTTCCTGGCTATCTTTCGCAACCATTATTGCTTTTTCGGTCAGAATAACTCTAGTTATTTCTAAATATGCGGCCCCTGGAGTCGGATCGTACGAATTTAAAGTAGAAATATCTTCTGTAAAGCCAGCGGGAACAGCTATTAAGTGGCAAGGAAACCTATCTAGGACTATTTTATCCATATTCTATCTGACCCTAAATATTTTTGAGCTTCTAGAGGGCGATACTCCCGGTATTTTACGGTCGCTGAGGGATTTTGCTCTAATTTTTCCTCCACTAAATCCTGGTGGTGGTTTAATTAGCAAAGCAGTAAGTGCGTGAACTAGTGCATCGATACGGTCAGGAGATTTTCCTTCTCCAGGAATCCAAGAATACATTTGAGACTCTAAATCTTGGAGATATCCAACGTGATGAACGCGCTTTTGCTCGTAAGCAAGGACGATTGGCTCAGCGCGGAGCTGCTTACCGTGCTTTGAGTGGACTTCTAGAACTTTAATAGTCGGGTCGATTGAAAGAATTGCGTTTCTAACTAGGGCTCCACCTTGGTTTACTTCGGCTACAACTGGGCAGCCCCACTTGCGTGCCATCTCAACGACTTTACGTGCCCAAGTATCTGGGGATCCAAGGACAGACGCGTCTTCTAGCACCCAAGCTTCGCGCTTATATAGATCGTAATCTGCAGTAGATGCAACAACTACAATTCCACACTCATCGCGAGGGTTTTCAGCAACAGAAGGGTCCACTCCAATCACTCTTAGAGGAGTGGAGAATGGGTACATAGCATGTCTAGCTTCTTCAACCATCTCTTCGTTCCACATAGATCCTTCGAGGTCCTCTAGCATCTCTCCATAAAGCTCCTGGCGTGCAAGAGTTGTACCTTCGTAAACGCCGGTAATAGTGTCAAGATATGAGGCCGAAAGGTTTCCAGCGTTGTCCATGGTAGAACCCTTGGTAATAATTACGTTACCTTTGTCAGTTCTGGACTCTTCAATAAGTTTGTATAGAAGCGGAACACGCTTGGGGGTGGTAGTCACGACCATCTGCGGGTTTGCACCAAGACGAGTACCAACTCGGAGGTTATCAAAGGCGGTCATACCTGCAGCGTCAGGGGTCTGCCTCCAAGCAGCAATCTCATCACCCCATGCGTGAGTGAACTGAGGACCACGCAAACCGTCAGGCTCATCCGCGGTAAATAGCGTGGCAGTGTTTCCGTTAGGCCAAGTTAGGCGACGCTTTGAAGGTTCGTAGAGAGGTCTCTCGGAGGGAGCGGATACGTTAATAATTCCCGACTCACCTTCAACAATAACGTCGCGTACGTCGGCTGCGGTACGGGCAACAAGTGCAAAACGTCGCTGTCCGGTGTTTGTGTACTTTGCCTGTTCGCGAACCCATTCTGCCGCTAGTCGGGTCTTACCAAAACCACGACCTGCCATAACAAGCCAGATGTTCCAATCAACTCCCGGCGGGGCTACCTGCTCCGGGCGAGCCCAGACAGTCCAATCCCATATAAGAGAATCTGGATCAATATCTGAGAGCGCCTCTAAACGCTCTTCTTCAGAAAGAAGAGCTAGCTGCTCCATAAGACTTTTACCCATGTAGGTAGTTTACCCTACTTTAGTTGTTAACCTTTAGCTTTGTAAGCTCACGTCTTCTATCTTCAACCCATGACCTAGACATAGAAGTCTTTTTAAAGTAAGTGTTGATCCACGAATGAATAGTATCCCTGTGACCTAGAGGGGTTGCATGTTTCCCGTAAACTAAAACTTCTTTTGTCTCGGGGTCTAGCAATAGCTCTCTAAAATAGAAAACTCGTGTCTGACCCTTAAGTACGTAAACCTCAACGTTAATGTCGGGAGCAACATCAAAAACTGAAAGATACGCTGGCAACTCTTGCCCTGGGTAGTCATGAAAGCCAGTGTGGAAAGGAAGATCGACTTCTTCCGTTCTAATTAGCGGCGCTTTTTTGTGTGTGTAGTATCCCATTTGTTGCTCCTTAAATTCTATTTTCTTTAAGAATCGGGTTGTAGACCTTTGATGTTGCTGTTACTGGCTTTTTGTAGCCGTAGCGTACAAGGCGGAAACGCAATGCACCATGAGTTACGCCAAGACGTTTTGCTAGACGATATAGGGTCACGCCTTCTACAGTGTGGGCATAGTTGAGCAGCTTGGTATACTCCTCGGCTTCCTCTCGGTAAGCTTTTCCATTTGATCGCACCAGCTGGGCATAGGGCTGAAGCTCTAGTAGACGCTTTAGCGTAGCTGGGGTTGGCTCGATGTATACCGGCTTAGAACGCTCCGGTCTTAGAGGTGGCTCTGGAATTTCGAATGGGATCGGCATATAGCCAGTCACTGGTTCAGAAGTATATATCTGGCGAACTCGCTCGCGGGTAATCCCGCAGGCAGTAGCTACTGCTTCATAGGTCCAATGCTTGTAACACAACTCTCGGATTAAGTAGTCTCGAGTAGGGGCGTCTGTCGTAGCCTTAAAAAAGTCAGCTATGTGCTTCGGGACTTGCTGGTTTTTCTTTACGTATTTTGTATTCGTCATTGTGGTCAATACCTTATCCTTTTTTTCTTCCTCTTGCAACCTCTAGGGGTACATTTTGGATTGTTATTTTGTAAGTCTGCTCATCCTCAAAGCGAGGGACTCCGGTAACCCTAACGTCTGTTACATTGATCATCGATTCTATAATATTTACCATTTTTTCGATTTCTGATGTTGGCGCTGTGGGCGGGCACAATAGCTCTACTTCGCAGTCGAGCATATCAAAAACGCCGCTCTGCGGTAAAGCGTCTCTCAAATCATCTGACCCGAACACAGTCAGAGTTTTAGTGTGGTTGGGGCTCACTTAGTCCTCGTATCTCTAAAGTTTTCTTCTCTTGGCGGATAGTCGTCGTGTAGATCTTTAATCGAAGCCGCACCCATAAATATTAGAAATCCTAGAAAAAACCAAAGGAATACCCCTAAGACCATAAGTCCTAAGACGATAAGTATGATTACAGTAAGGGCGTCCATTATTTTAATCTTTCTCGGACAGCTTAGCTAGGGCGATTGCAGCTAGTGCAAGCGTTGGACCTGTAAGCGGTGGGTTAGTTGTGTAGGTAATGATAACCGCAGCTATTGCTGCAAGCAGGGCAATTACCGCGAGCCAGTTGATTTCTCGTAGCGCTAGTAATAGACGCATTTAGTATTCATCTTTCTTATCTGATGGTGGAAATACAACACCTAAGAGTGGAGCCGGGTCTTGTTTTAGAAAACGCGCCCGTCTCCATCTTCTGTAGATTCTTTTAGCTACCGGGTAGTAGAGAATAGCAATTACTGCTAGAAGTACTACCCAAGCGAGAGTGTTGTCTAAGTTCATGGCTTTATACTATCACAATCTAGTCGTATGCGCAAGGCAGGACTATTTTGTAGTTTTCTGCTTAGGCGTACGAGGCTTTAACTTAAGTTTAAGAAAGTTTGGCTTCTCGCCGTACTTAACCCATTCGTAGACAAAAATACATGCCGCAATCAAAAAACCTAGCGACTCTGACTGAATAATGTAGTAGGGGGTTGGATCAATCAGGTATGTGTCCCACGGGAATGTGTAGGCAACTACCGGGAACGCAATAATGTTTCCAAAAACAACTGCGATAACAATGCTTTTGTATATGTTCTTCATTTTGTCTCTTTTCTCTATTTGGGTGATGCTTGACTAAACACTAATGTATATGATTTTGTTTGTCAAGTCAAATTTAAAGAGAAAAACCCCTCCCGAAGGAGGGGCCTCTCGTCCTAACTAGTTGTTAGTTTCAATTAGTCGGGTGTAGATGACTTCACTATTCGAATTGTCTTTTGCCCATTCGCTGATAGAGATTATTTCGGCCCTATCTCCTGGCTTACCGCCAGCGTGGATCATCTCATCAGGACCAACGTAGATCCCAATATGGTAGGCGCTTGAGTAGTTTTTGTAATTGAAAGACACTAGGTCTCCAATTTTAGGTTCGGCTACAATCTCGCCCCAGTATCTTTGCCATGTGGCACTGTGATACAGGTCTATCCCAAGCTGGGCGTAGGTCCATTTTACAAGACCCGAGCAGTCCCAGGCGCGGGGGCTTGACCCCTGAAAAACCCAAGGGGTGATGCCAATTTGTTTTTTAACCAAGACAAGAGCCTCGTTTAGGGCTTTGGTGTCAGAGGCGATTTTTTCTAGCCGAGCAATTTCTGCCTCTAGTTCTGCTTGCACTTTTTCAGCATCAGACATGAGAGCTTCTTTTGCAGCTTTTTCCTGGGCCATCCAGTCGTACGACCCAATGATCGGTGCGCTTGACTTTAGGACAGGGCCCGCAGCAATCTCGGGTGATACAGCAGGGCCGGAAACAATTTCTACCTTTTGTACAGGAGAATCAATTATTTCAGCCGGTTTTGTTACTTGTGTTACTAATGTTTGTTCTGACGCAGCGGTGGTGGACTCTAACATCTGTCCGAACGCTGCGGTGGAGCCAGTCATTACTAGTGCTATCGCACTTATTGAAATGAACCTCTTATGCATTTAGCGACCTACCTTTCAGAAGTGAATACTTTAGTACTCGGTCGTTTAGTGTTCTATTTGGTTTTCTTTCCATATTCAGTTGTGGGTTGCACTCTAACACAAAATGTCCAGAGATGCCAAAAAGCACATCCTTCCTTTTATTGAAAGAACGTGCTCTCCGGTTAATATTTTACCACGTCAAAAACCCTATTGTGTCGGATTTAGGATGTCAAATCGAGATTAAAGCTTAATTCTCTTGTACATAGCGCGGTATGTTACTCCTGCTGCCTCGGCTAATTCCCTTATTCCTACGCCATTTTCGTGCAATTTGGCGCAAATATCAGTCAATCTGCGGTTTGCTACGGCCGCAGAGCTAGTTTGGGCCATTTTGGCCCTGTAGGAGCGTGCTAGGGGCGCTAAGGACCTAATCTCGTCAAAAGTGTCCTCAGGGATACCTGGAGATGTAGGGCGGCGTTTCTGATACCCATCGGCTGCTGTTTTATGTACAGGAGATGGGAGGGTAGGGGCGTCTACTGCTTCTTGGGCCCCAAGCTCAGCAGACTTAACTACCCAGCTGCGAACCGTGGATCTAGGGCGTCTAGGGGATAGGCATTCCCCGATGGCTTGAAGCGCCCACCCTGCGTTATACAGTGCGTTGACTCTCGGGATAAGGGCGTTTATTGTAAGCGAGTTTAGGTACTCAACTTCGGCTGGGGGTAGCGGCTGACTTCGCGCTGTTCTACGGGGCATAAGGTACATTTTAGCACTATGTAGATATCGGGCTATTGGACGAATTTTTTTGAAAAATTTTTTCCGGATTTTTTGTCGTTTTGGGGCAGGGGGTAATTGCGTTTTTTAAAAAGAGGGGGGTGTCCGTAACGGAAGAATTAGTACCTTAGCGTCTACTGCTTTTGACGGGTGAGAGGGTAGCCGTATGAAATTGAAGGACTTCAAAATTGTTTCCTAAAAGTGAAGGGGTCTTCCAAAAACAATTCTTGTTGAATACGCCATACAAAATTGTTCTTTATAAAAATTAGTCCTTGCTTCAAGCTAGAAAAATAAAAATTACTATCTATTGTCAAGGATACTAGATTACTAAGAACTTTACAAGACAAGGTTGTCTTTCTTAGGGGGTCATGACTTTAGAATCTATGACTACTACTCTGAGGGGGCGTCTAGCATTAGCTGTCCAAGTTGGGTGTCTTTCTAGTGAGGCTTACAGGGGGGCGTCTATGAGGGCTAGCTGAAAGAACTAGAAAAGACCTAAGTAAGTTTATTACTAACTATAAGTTTCTGAGGGGGGTATGCCCGCCCGCCCGCTAATTATTTTTGGCTTATTTCATGGGGGGGTCAACCTGATCTATCAAAAAACTAATTCAATAATTGTTTTTGCTATCCGCATGATCAAGCATTCATGAATCCAAACTATTCAACCGCATACCGCATAGCAAAGACCCCCCAACCGTATAGCTAGGGGGTCATTACTTACTGAGGTATCTAGTTAGTAAGTTGAATACGGCTTTCTAGGGAAGATTCGATTCGGTGTTTTGCCAGTCCTATTCTCATCTTTCCATTCCGTGTATAGCTCTGCCCAAGACTCTAATCCGCTTCTATTAGCTAGGTCTTGAATCTTGTTCAATAGGGCTTTCCTGCCCATAGGGTGATAATAGGCGTGTTCTACAAATTGCTGATTACCGTTGTCATTACCAACTCTGCCATTAGTGATTACAAACTTAGCCACGGTGAACTCCCCCTAGTAGCTTCTCAATTTCCTTAGCAACATTAGCCATCTGTTCTGAGCGTTGCTTCAAGAACTCAATAGCTGTTGCACAGTCCTGAGATACCCCGTATCCAGTTGGAATAAGGGTTGTAGTGTTTAGTGCCATAAGCGCAACAGTCAACTCTTGCGTTGACCTTGTATCTGAACTAATGTTCATGATTCTCCAAACTAATAATTGTTGCCCAACTACTAACCAATTGGCTAGTAATCATTAGCATACTATTTGCCACAGACAAAAAGCCTAAGCCCGTGATACACCTGGAAGACTAATCAAAAAGTGGATACAGCCCGCGAGTCGCCGTAAAACTTTTTGGCAAAAGAAAAGCCCCCAACCTTTCGGCGGGGGCTTCTCTCTCCCTTTTACTTGAACAAGGAAACTATTACTGAGTAAACAGTTGGCTTCTGGCAAGCCTCAAACGCTTCAGGAAACTCTAGGGCTAACTTCTCTGAGTCAATACCCTTACGGCTTCTCCAGTCAATTCTTGCGAACTCTATGGCATTGTGAGTAAGGGTTGAAAAGCGTGAGGTCTTTGCTTCTTTGTCAACCTCAAAAGCCTTTTCAATTTCAGCGGTGAGAGCCAACTTTAGTTTTTCCAGTCTGGCAATTTCTGCCCTAACCTCAGTCAATTCCCGAACTTGTCCTAGAACAACTTTTGTTGCCTTGGTTGCGGTTGTTGTTGCGGTTGTTGTTGATGTTGTCAACTTATTCCCCTTTGTTAGGTGTTGCTTTTGTTGCTTGGATTATCATCTTTTGATGATGTAATCATCATAGCATACTAATCCGATAAAACAAGCAATTCCGCAAAAGTTTTTTCAACAGGTCAAAAAGTGGATACACGCCTTCAGCTAGCAAAAAACCCCCCGCCAATTACGGCAGGGGGTCTTTGCTTATTGCTTACTTGTTTAGAAAGGCGGTGTTGAGTAGAACATTGCCTCTAACGCTCTTAGCGTCAGCAACAGCTCCACTCAAACCATTTCTTGTAATCTCCCAAACAGTCGCGGGGGCGTCTGCCTTAGGGTTGCTTGAAAGATACAAGGCTATTGCTCCAGCAACATGAGGCGCGGAAAAAGATGTTCCGCTTCTTGTTGAGGGCAAACCATTTGTTCCCTCGGTAGTAATCAAACCACCAGGGGCGTACATAGAAACACACTCGCCAAAGTTAGAAGTATTTGTTCTTTGGTCGTTCATGTTTATAGACCCAACGGTAAGGGCGTATGTTGCTCCCGCGGGGCTTAGACGACAAGCGTCTATGTTTTGATTACCAGCGGAAACTACTGAAACTATACCAATCCCGTAGAGTTTTGTAATCGCGTCATCAACCAACTTAGTCTTACCAACCGCGATACTTAGATTCACAACGGCAGGGGTACCGCGCGGGTGATTCTTGATTATCCAGTCAATTCCCTTGACAATGTTGGCAGGAACTATTCCACCTTTACAGTCCGCAACGCGAACTGGCACAATGGTTGCGCTCTTAGCTACTCCATAAGTCGCGCTAGCAATGATTCCAGCTACGGCTGTTCCATGACCATTACAGTCAAGATTAGCCTGATGTGGCGTTCTAAGTCCCGCGAGAGTGTCAAACCCTGTAAGAACTCTCCCGCCGAAACCAGGTAGCGTTCCAAGAACTCCCGTGTCTAAAACATACACGCGAACTCCAGCGCCAGCGCTGTCGGGGTATTTGTAGCTTCTATCTAGTGTTGCTGTTCCCGCTGTTTGGTCTACTCTATCTAGACCCCAAGAACTAACTTCACCTTGAACTCCAGCGCTAGCGGGGGTAGTCCCAACGGCAAGCAATGCCACCGCGAGCGCGATACTAATTTGTCTTTTCATTTTTCTCTTTCTACTAAGTGTTGCTATAAGCCAAATCAAGATAACACAAACGCAAGAAAAAAGCAACCGCAACTAAGAGAGGCATCAAAAAGTGGATACCAGTTGACGGCAGACTTTTTACGGAAGATAAAAAGAAACCCCGCGCAAAGGCGGGGTTGCTTTAGTTTTTTATTTAGACTTGTTCAACAGAACTTAGGAACTTTTCACAAATCCTTTTTAGAACATCTAACTCTGTCGCGCTGTCTAGGCTTGTTGTTTCGCCATCTTCATCTGGCGCGCCAGTTATGATAATGTTTCCCATTATCGGTGAAGAGTAAAACAGAAAGGCGACAGGATTCATTTCCAAATCGTTTCTAAGTAGTCCTTCTTCATTCACCCACATTGTCAAATACCTAGAGCCGAACTCAAAATCAACGGGTTGAATTAGACCATCAACCGCGTCTTGTAGTTTCTTCAATTCGTCCGTGGCTATGTCAATTTCAGTTGCTACGCCATCTGGCGTTATCTTTAGAGCTAATTTCATTTTCTACCTTCCTAGTAGTTTTCTTCTACCCAATCTAGAACCTGCTCTAGACTGTCGGCACTCTTTAGGACAGCAAGAAACTCTTCACTCTCCGTGAGTAAGTAAGCCGAAACTGTTGTTTCGCCTTCAACTAGAGATAAGACTTTTTTTGTTCCTAGCTCTGCAACTAACTTTCCCATTTGATAACCTTTCTAATTGGTAGCTCTAACACTAGCATAAATGCCCGACAAAACGGAAGCCGAAAAAACTTCCATCAAAAAGTGGATACCAGCTCTCGTCAGAAAAAAAAACAGAAAAAAGAAAACCCCCGCACAAAGGCGAGGGCTTTCCGATAGTTGGGGGAACTATCTTTTCCTGTTGGGCAGGTATGTTGAGCGTGTATGCTTCGGTCGGTAGTTATCTCTTTT